TTATCTTTCACTCCTTTATATATTACGCTACTGTAACTTCTTCATTTTCCATTACAATTGAAATATCAAAATCTTCAACTGCATAAATAGGAATAATCTTAATTGTTACAGATAACTTCGTTTTATCAGAAGTCTTATTAAATTTGAAACTATAATTCTTAATTCCATTACCAGACTTCATTGCCTTTAATGTAGGTTCTACTGCGTTTTGGAAGTTAACTTGCAATACGTCAGTGTTCTGTTCAAATGTGTATCTCTTTGCTGTCGTATAAACAACTTTCTTAATATCAGAAACAAGGTTTCTTAAATTAAGGAAAGAGAACGCTGTCTTATCACCAGCAATGGCATTGTTTAACAGAGTTCTATTACCCCAGAAACAGTAACCATAAGGCTTAATGTTAGTAACAGCATTGATACTAATTCCAGTATCTGTTTCATATCCATTTGCAATGGCATTTGTAAGAACTTTATTTGTATGTAATGAAATAAAGTTAGGGATAAATCCACGACTTACACCAGCAATGGATAAGAAGTTAGGGTTACCATCTTGAATAGATTTAGCAAGAGCTGTTAAGTAACAATATGAAGGTGGCATTGATTCTGATGTACCATTTATATCACAAGTAACGTTTACCCATGTAGGGTTAGCAATTACACCATAGCTACCATTCGTACCAATCTTATATGATGAGTTTGTATTTGTTGCTGAGTAGTAAACAGAAGTTGTGTTACTTGGGATTAACACTCTGTCTGGATTATCAGTAGGGTCAATAAGAGCAACACAGTCACCTCTATCGCTTGCACAAGATAACATCTTATTAACAATTATGTTACCACCCTCAGATACACCATAATACTCAAATGATGGATAACCACCAGTAGTTAAATACTTAACAGTATATTCACCTTTATCTTTTAAGTTCTCGAATACATCAACAGGTCCTGTTCCAGCAAGAGCATCATACATATCAGATACCGATGGGTAAGCATCGAGAGCATTAATTCTCTCATATACTACTGAGATACCACGAGCGATTAACTCCTTAGCATAAATGTATGAAAGGTCTTCATCGCCTTGTTCGAACATAGGAACACCTACAGGAACTGCGTTTTGTGCAAATCCTTGGTAATTCTGAATAGTGTGGAATTTTGCTGGCTCTGTACCAAAGAATGCTTCAAATTCCTCAATAGTCTTACAAAGAGTTGGTGTATATGGATTTACAATAGTAGATGCATCATACTTACCATCTTCTATTGTAACAAAGCCAGCTACATATACAACGTCTGTATCTGATAAAGCAGAAACTGATAATGTATTGTCTACCTCTCCAATTCTAATGCTTGGCATTTTATACTCCTTCTACAATCTCTATATCCGTATCAGATATAGACTTATTTTGTTTCTTAGAAACATCCCATAAATATGCGTCATCTATATTCAGACTGAGGGATAATCTTGTAAACTGCCCCTTAATCAATCTTTCAGGAATATCAGAATTATCTTCTACATTATCGGAAATTCTAATATTCGCCTTATGAATATAATTAGCATCGTTATACGGAATTTTTATTTTAAGCGTTGGATAGTTAATAAAGTTGAAAATAAACTCCCTTAAATAACTATCTGCTTCTTTATACAATTTACAATAAACATCTAATTGATACTCAATGTTTATTGGAATAGCCTTTAATTTTGTTGACTTCTCTGTATCGGACTCAAGTGTAACACCAATATATTCCATAGGAACTTTACCAGTTCTTAATATCTCAAATCCGCTATTTCTTCTCAAACAAACCATAGGAAGTCTTATGGGTTCATCATCAGTGGATTGTGCAACAACCTCATACAATCTACGAGTTTCCTCTGTGCCATATATGTGCATGTCAGAAAGTCCAGAAGTCCAGTTATTTAATTTTTCTAACAATGCCTCATCGTACAGATAGGTTGACATTCTGCTTACTCCACTTATAATAAAAGTAATCTATATTATCTGATATAAAATTTATACAATTATTAAATATTGGAAATCCTTTTAATTCCACATTGCCATCATTGATTAGCTTACAAGCATCTAATAACTTGATGTCTGTCTGAGGAAGTAACATATTACCATTTATCCCAATAAGATAATATTGTGGGAAAATGGTAATAGTTAAATTGTTCGCCCCCATCTCAATGATTTGTCTGGTCGTATAATATGCATTATAACCATTAAGCAATTCGTTGAAATATATATCTAACTGTTTAATCTTACTATCATCTATGTTGACTTTAATAATCTTAGATAACTCTGATTTTAAATATTGAACAAATGAATATGGTATTTTTTGATTATTATCTATTCTTAATTTATTCATTGTGCTAATGTAAAGTTCACGTCTTTAATCAATGCGTCAAGAGCGTCTTCCAATTTACTAATGTGTTTAATCTCAGCATACTTCTTAAGATTGATTGTCATAAGCTGAAGAACTCTATCATGCTTATTATTCTTGTAAGAGTTAAATACTGCCTTTACATTCCTATCACTGAATGGTTCACCTATCTCAGCATTCCATAAAGCAATAAAGTATTGAACACAATCTTCAACAGTCTCATTGTACTGAGGCTCACCTAAATCAGAAAGATTACTTGTTCTACCTTTACTTTGTGAAATCTCTTCTACTTTTTGATAAATGGAGTCAGGGTCTTCTGATTTAATTCCTGCTTTCCTTAAATTAGCTCCATCATAAAACACGTCTTTAATTTCTGATTGAGTAGGGTTACCGCTTACATATTCCTTAACCTTATTCCTATCATATAATACAGAAATAAGATTTGTTATGTATTTAAAATCTCTATCGTTATTATCAAATAACTGTTCGTCTTGTGCTGGCTTAGCAGAAAAGAACGATGGCAAATATTTACTTGCTAATACATTCTGCATTATCCAATTGACATAAGGAAGTTTACCTTTTAAGGAGAATTGTAAACTCTGTAGATATTTAATAAAAGGGTCAGTATATTTTCCACCATACTTATGTATATAAGGTGTTATAATTCCATCTCTTAATACATCATAATTATTAGGAAATGCAAAACCACCTTTTAACTCTTTTATCTTTGGGTCTACTGTGATAGGATGTTTTTCTGCCTCATGTAATACTCTCATTCATCATCCCCCTCACCCCTTAATAGGTTGAAACTTGTTTCTCTGTAGTCATCCACTTGTGTTACATCCATTGTATCAATATATTCTGGAACTAACTCTATAAGTATGGATGCTGGATATAACATAATGTTACTTATGGTAACTACTTTGAATAATCTTCCCTTGGCTGTATCTATACCACTTGGAAGAACAAACAATGCACCAGCCTGCAAATCATGTAAATCATAAGGAACATGTATCAATACAGAGTTAGGTTGTAATTCACTTACCCAGCCTATCTTCTTTAATGTATTCTGAGAAGGATGTTCTTCATAAATAACACCTAAGAGTTCTGGGGCTTGGTAATTACTTTCTATTTCTGCATAAGTTGTCCAATGACAATTTGCTTTTGGGGCACGATATATAACTTGTACCCCAATAAGCCTTGTCATTTCTTGGAAGTACATTCTATTAAGTTTTATATTATGTTGATTTAATAAAATGCCGTACTGTTCCATTATTATTTATTACTTTCTTTTGATGGGTTTTCTACGCATTTTAGCGCTCTCTGTAATAAGAGGTTTCTTACTGTGCTTAGGTGCTACTGCTTCAGTAAGATGTTTTGTTGCTCTCTTTTCTTTAAGAGACTCAATAACTCTCTTTCTTCTTGCAATAGATTCATGAAGAGCTTGCGCCCTTTTTACACTCTCATTTTTATACGCTTCAAATACAGAGGGTCTATTCTCATCTACCTTCTTAGATTCAGTTACCCCTCTTTTAGCATTGAGTTTTGCTTTCTTATTACCAAGAATATCCCTTATGTCTTGATTGTCAGCCTCAATGTCTTTGCTGTAACGAGTCTTAGCCCTATCTCTACGCTCTACTGCGTTCTTAACTTCACGCTCAAAATCAGTATCTACATCATTGAGACGTTCAGTATCTCTCTTTCTATCATGTAATGCCCATTCAAGGTTTGCTCTATCTTCAGATTTCTGGTTCTGCACTCTACGCTCTCTTGCTTGGAAGTTGTCAAGTGCATCACGGTTATACTTTCTTGTATATGAGTTACTGTTTTTATCACCCATAAGATGTCTTGCATAATCTCTTTCAGCACTTTTGGCAGTCCTTACTTTGTCAACAAGATTTACCTTGTCATCATACATGTCTGTACCACCAACGCTTCTTTCTCTACCACCCTTATAATAGGAAAGAGAACCAGTTCTGCGGTCAGTTGAAAGTCCGTTTCTATCTAAAGCATCTTTCTCTTCTTTAGATTGTTCAGCCTTACGTTTTCTCATAGCAGAACGAATTAAGGCATTATCACGCTTTTCATCATCAGTTATCCTGTGGTGTCTATCTTCAGTAAGCTCTCCACGTTCTGCACGTTTCTTATCTAATCTTTCACGTCTTCTGTTTAAGATACCACGTAATTCTCTGGTAGCTTTATCCTCGGTTGTTTTTGCTTGATTAACAGAAAAGTCACGATTAGATACAGCCCTACGTACAGCATTATCAAACTCTGCCTCAGCTTTAGCTTTATTGTCACGTGCACCTTTTCTAATACCAGTATAATACTTAGCCCTTTCTACTGGGTATTTATTAAACTCATTTTCCAGCTCTCTTTCAGCATCTTGGAAAGTTTGTTTAGTATAACGTCTGTTATCATTGATGGATTTAGCATACCCACGCTCCCCACTCTTATCTGTGGCAATCTTGTGTGCATAGTTAATCTTATCATGGTTACCCTTGACATGCGGAAGGTATTTGACATTATCCTTAGCCACATATGAACCATAACCATGACCAGAATCTATAACTCCATGTTTGTCCATTGCGGTTTCTTCTTCATCAGTGAGTTTTGCATTAACACGCTTATGACGCTTTGCAAGAGCTGAACGAATATTATCGTTATCTTTCTTCTCTTCTTCGGTCTCTTTATGATGTTGCTCTTCAGTGAGCTTATCATCTTTCTGTGCTTGGGATTCAGAATCTGTATCTGCCACCTTAGTATCAGCTTCATCAGCGTTAATAGCTTCTAATGCTTCAAAAATGTTTTCTGTGAGGTTATCCTCTGCTTTATACATAGATGTAAAAGCCTCATTTAATTTCTTAATCTGCATCTATATTATCCTCTCACATAGTGATATTTATTGTCAGTACCCTTAATTGCATAATTATAATTTAAAGATTCTGCAATAAATTTACCTTTATTTAACTTACCAGTTAAGGTAAATGGTTTAGTCTTTCTTGTTCTTGTATCAACAATAGAAAGGTTTTCACCTAAGAATCTCACAGCACCTTTAGAAGTTATTGTGTCTGGTGTAAATACAAAGCGTGTTGGCTTTGAACTTCCAGACTTAAATTTAATCATACCTTCAACAATGAGGTTATTATGATTTTCTTTTACACTTGTTGTTTTAAATGAGTTTACGTTTTCGTAAACTTTCTTAAGATAGGATTCTCCAAGTCTATCAAATTCTTCCTCATCGAAATCTTCAATAGGCTCTTCTACTTCCTCAGTATCTTCCTCATCTTCTTCTGTATTGTTTGAAATCTCAGCCTCTAACTCATCGGATATTGGTTTAATAACTTCATCCTTGGGTTCACCACCAAAATCATTTACTGGTGTTTTAGACTTAATAGAAATCTCAGCATCATCTAAATCAATAGATACATTATCAAATGATTCAGTAACTGTCTTGCTATCTGCTACCTTGAAAATATCAGCAAGTAACTGAGCAGAATCTTTTACCTTATCCCACTTAGCAATAAGTTTCTGTACCTTTTCATTGTCCTTGAAACTATCATCCTTTAATGCCTTGTGCACGATATTTAATATACCGCTTGCAGAATTCTTTACAGCATTAAGTTGATTTTTATGTGCCCCTAACCAATTAACAAATGAAGCAAAATCCTCTGTTAAGATTTCTTCATCTTCATCATCAGTCTGTAATTCATCAGTAAGACCGAGGTTGCTTGCAACAGATTTAATTCCCTTAGAAATCTTTTCTACTGGGCTGTCAAGTAATCCTTCCTCAACCTTTTCCTTGTCCTCTTCTTCTACTTCTACTTCGTCACCATCAACAGTAACATCTGTATCTTCTTCAGTAGATTTAGCGTCAACCTCAGAGTAAGGGGCTACTTGTCCAATTACTTTATATCCAGATGTGTTAAAGCAATAAGGACACTCTTCGTCCATATTAGCAAGACCCTCTTCTTCATCAACAACCACATCTTTAGGGTCTTTGTAAATCTTTGTCTTGCATACAGCACATTCCAGAATTACATTTCCAATATAAGAATCTTTGAGTTCATCTTCTGTTTCAGCCTCTATGTCAATAATGGTGATAGGAGATTCCTCTTCCTCATCATTAAAATCTTGTAACTGTTGTAATCCATCAGATGATGTATCAAAAACGTCTTCAGTCAGAAAATCCAATTCTCTGAATGCATCTTTTAATAAATCTGACATTGTTATCTCCTTTAGTTAATCAATGATATAATTTACATCATTGTTCTCTTGTAATGTTGTTCTTAAATCATTTAATTCTTGAGTTCCTTCATTTATCATCAATTCACCATCCTGTGTCCATAAAGCATTTGATTGAGTAAATCTTGTTCTTATTCTACCCAAAGTAATCTTTGTGGTCGCAACACATAATCGTACAAGTACATCAATCCAGTAATCAGATGTAATATCTTCTGGATTAACTAACTTAGGAATATACGATATGGTGATTGTTGTAGGCTCTCCACCACTTATATTGATATACAACTTATTTGACTGCTTATCATATCTAAAAGCCAAATCAGTGGATAATGTATTTCTTATTTGCATCATAGTATTCCATGAAGCATAAGCATACATAGCATCATTATAACGAGCCATATTACCAACGTTACCAAGAAGTTGGTATTGTGCCATTAGTGTAGGGTCTACAACACCACCTTGTTTTTCATTTGTGCTTACAAAGCCCTCTGCTCGATATACACCCTTAACCGATGACACATTATATTCAGTTAAATCTATGCATCTTGTAAATGGAATAGTCATTAAGATAACATTATCATAATATCTATTTAATTCCCTTATGCAACTAAAGATAATAGCGTCAATAGTTTCATCAGTTATTTCTGATTCAAGAACATAGCCAAATAATTTAAGTTTAATTTCTTCTCTTATATCGGCAAGTTGCATTGTTAACCACCTTAATAATTTCTAAATAAATTACTCTTCTGATGCCATTACACCAGCGTCAACTAAAGCGTCAATGAGGGCATTGATTGCAGTAATAGCATCACTTGCTGTTGTACCAGTAACCTTTGGAACATTTACAGCCTGTGTTGCAGTAGCAACTTCTTTACCATCAATTTTAATTACGATAGAGTTTTCACCCTCAGTACGAGCAATATCAAGTACATTAGCGATTTCTGTAATTCTCATTATTTTTATTTCCTTTCACAAAATTAGTTCTACAACTACTTTATACAATAATAAAAAGAGTAGTCTACGAGTATAGAATAAATTATATCAGCCATAGACTACTCTTTCAACGGAGGAATTATATGTAACAATTTAATACTTATATGTGATAATAAACATATCTTTGTTGTCCCGCATCATACACTTCAACAAAGCCATGCTGTATCATTAAATCACGATTAGAAGTTCCTTTACCATAGTTGGTATCAAACAATTGGTCAAACCCTCTTTGTCTTAAAAGATTATCTGTGATATGCTTTTTAGTGTTTATATTATACCAATGCTTTCCCACAGAAATCTTCTCGGCAGTAAATCCTAATTCAATATACACATTACCATTAAATTTACTTCTATCACAATATGATATAACAGAAGTTGGTTTGTATCTATCAAGGAAGTGTTTGAATAATTTATTTGCCCCACCTATGATTGATTTACTTGAACAATATCTAACAAGTTCATAATCGTATTTATGATTATAGCGAGGCTTATCAAAAGTCATAATAGATACTAACTCATTATTATAATACAATCCAAGTCTAATACTATCTTTAGCATATCCTTGTAAATGATTGTTATTTATAAATGTAACAGCATCTGTTTGTGTGACTTCCTTAATATCACACTTCCGAGCATAAATCCTTTCTTTAGGAATACAAAAGGTTTTAATCAGAAGTTCTGCATCATCCCAATCCCAAACATTGACACAATGATAACCACTATCAAAAGCAAGTTTGGTTTTGTTGTAATGATACTTTTTATCTAATCCATCCCTATAATAAATTCCATAAGTAGAATTATGTGTAGCCGTGGGGTTTATTTCAAATAAGATATTACCAACTTTAAAATCATATTTATATTTACTTAAAGGGAACTCACGCTCATACTCAAGATTATATTTATCTAATAAACGAGCAAATGTTTCATTTGGTTTGGTATGTGTACCACTATTAGATAATCCACATTGAGGAAGTTGACAAGGAAACTCTACTCCATATTTCTCTATGCAAGTCTCTTTTGTCTTTATTCTTCTATTCTCTCTATCAATAGAGGTTTTTGTTGCCCAAGTTCTTTTAAGTGATTCGCTTTTCTTTTCAGAAATAGCAGACAATTCTTCTTCACTCTTTAATGACATCGTATGTCTACATGATTCAGCACGTTTAGCATTTACTTCATCAGTAAACATTCTATCATGTAAAGAGGAAAGTCTTATGTCTTTTTCTTCCTGTGATAAGTTATTCCAAGCATCTTTTTGTGTCTGCGAGGATTTCCTACCCGCCTGTTTATATCTTTCAGCAGACATACGAGGTAATCCTCCACGAACAAATCCCTTTGGAATATCTTCGCCTTCAGTCAAAAATATTATTCTATTGCCATTATTGTATGCAATTTGTCCTTTGACCATAAACAATCCTTTTATATAAAAATATGTGTAGAATGTGTGGGTGTAGCCCCACAATCCCACACATATTTAATATACAATAAATTGTCTAATTTGTCAACAATTATTCAGCAACGATTTGTCCCTTGATAAGTAACAGAGGGTTAAGTATCTTAAGGTCGTACATAGTAGCCCAACCCTTAGATGTAAGACCATCTGCGTAAGTTACTTCACCACTTGGGATGATAGGCATGTAAGGTGCATAGACGGCAGCCGCTGTCATATAGTCGTTACCATTTACACCAATTACGAACTTGCCAGCGAAATCTGTACGAGGTACAATAAATACCTTCAGACTTCCAAGAGTACCTGCGAAATATGGCCCGTTTATCTGACCAGTAGACGCCTGTTTGAACTCTGGAATGAAAGCAAGTATAGGAAGAATATCACTTGCACAAATCATGTAGTTAGGAACGAATCTACGTGTTACATCATAGATTTCTTTCTTAGCTAACTCAAGGATTTCAGTGAAGTCAGCATAGTGCTCGTGCTTTGTGATACCAATAGGAACAGTCTTATTGAAAGTAAGTGAAGGCTTAAGTGTAGCGTTATCAATAAGTAAGTCTGTGATTTCAGTATCAATTTCAGCAGAGAGTGTACCAACTGCCTGTTCTGCTAACTGAGTAGCAAGGTCGAAACCATAATCCGTTTTAGCCTGAAATTGTGCTAACTGATTGTAGTAGATGGCAATACGTCTTGGCTTAGCGACAAGAGCGATACCATCCATCTTACCAACAATAGTAGGAAGGTCGTTCTGAGGAACAACTTCGTTATCATATACATAGTTACACATAACTGCTGTAGCTTCTGTTAATGTAACATCTGTAAATGTATAAGCACCTGTCTGATAGTTGATAGAAGAACCAGTAACTTCTGTACCAGCATTAACAACTGTACCAGCAGGAGTTACATTACCCCAACTATCAGTTGTGTCTTTTGTAGTAACAGTTCTGCCCTTGTAAATCTTACCATCGCCACCATCACGATATACGTCAGTACCAATTACGAATTCTACGAAATTAGGTACAACTGGTGTCCATGTAAGAGTACCAGCAACAACACCACCACTTGCTACAGCGGGCTTAGCCTCTGGAACAAACCTTGAAGTATAGTTCTTATCAACTAAACCAAGTTTGAATGGGCTGTTTAACTCTGTACCAGCTTCAGTGCCACCCTTTGTGCTACCATAAGAATACTTCATGTAGCTGATGTAGCCTGTCATACTTGGAAGAGGTTTTACAAGTACGATTTCGTTAGCAATAAGGTTAGGTCATTATCATTACGAATAATTCGTGTCCAATTATTCTCTATATATCACTATATAGATTAGACTATATCACAATCCAACATCCTATTAACGTTTGTTGGACTCGATGCACTTCGATTTAATGGGCTTACTCTATGTTAATATCGCATAGATACCAACCACTTGGCTCTACTCTACTTGCTTCTTCACCACCATATTTCTTGATGGCTATGCTTTCGATAGTCGTTACACCTTATATGATTTCTCATATCTTGGTACGGGATTGTCTTACTATGTATTGCTAAACCATAATAAGGTTTTCCCCGATTTCACATCGTTTTCTTTAACAGTTTTCAGCAACAAACTCTTTAACCTTTTGACCTTTAGAAAAATGATTCCCTTTAGCATTACAAAAACCAACTCGATTACCACTTGCTATTAGCTTTTGTCTTGCCTTTGAGTATTTGTTTACACTCTCATTTGTGTCTTTAGTCAACCCTTTATTCCACGCTGGTTTATTACTGGGTAATTTACCAACTACCCAACCATTTGATAAGTAAGTTTCAAGTTCTTGTGGATAAACCATTTTATTTGTTTCTCCATTATTTATTACTTTCTTACCATTGGTAGTTGGAAGATGAGGTCTTGCCTTTGCTTTAGCACTCATCTTAGCACGAATCTCATCAGTAAAGTTGACTTTGTGTTGTCCTTCAGCATAAGACCTTTTCAACGATTTACTTCGTTTCATTCTGGTCTGCTCTGAACAAATCAACCTTTCATCTTGTTCTTTGGTAAGACCTTTATTCCAAGATGTACCAGATGTATTACCATCACCACCAAGAGAGATGTTATATCCGACTTGAGGATTTCGTGCGTCTAATTTATCTATCCAATAAATTTCTTTTTCATTTAATTCAGTAGCGGTTTCTGCACTATCTATAAACTCAACAGTAAAATTCTCTTTGCCGTGATGTTTTACAGATTCTTTTAAATGCGTTCCACTACCTAAATATTTTGTTCCAAGAAACTTATTTGATTTCTTTTGTCCAACATAGATTTTATTGGTTATTAAATTTGTTGTTTTATAAATATAACCATACATTGAATAAACTCCCTTAAAATTTATTTAATATCATAAATGTGGTAATTTGATTATTAAGGGTAATCAAAAAGGCTTGCAACTCCCTGTCCCACATTATAACCTTATGATTATAATGTAACTAATATGTAACTGTTAAATTTCCATGAGTATTACTACTCACAGCCTCTGATTAGTTAAAGGCTACGTTTGTAAGAGTCATACAGAATTTCTTATCAAAGTGTGTTATGAATAATCCGTTTCCGATTATTCTCACTATATCACTATAGTGTTCAGACTATATCACCATCTTTATTACTGCTACCGCAATAAAGATGCAAGGCACTTCGGAGATACTATCTCCTACTCTACTCACTTCTTCGTATGTGTATTTCTCACATACTATGCTTTCGATAGTCGTTAAACCTTTTCATATAAAATATATGAACTTGGCTATTGATTGTCTCTTAACACTCTGTACTATGTTAAGAGAGTTTCCAATAATTCACCTTGTTTATTGTTTATTAAGTTTCTTATATCTCTGTAAGGACATCTTGTAATATCCTTTATGTATGTAATCATCCACTTCATCAGAAGAAACAAAGTAAGTTTTATTGCCATCAGTTACTGCAACCTTGCCTTTCTTTCCAGCAGAGATTGCTTTACCACGTGCAAGCTTTTCTTCATCGGTCATTGCCTCATATTTATCTTTAAGGCTTTTAGATACTGACTTGGAAATCTTTTCTTTAGTCTCTTCATCTATGGTCATCCCTTTGTTCCAAGGAATTTTACCTTTGCGTTTCTTGGACATTAACTCTCTGTACTTATCATCTTCCCACAAGGCTGTGGTCTGCTGTGCCATCCTTTCACAAAATTTCTTATCCCTTTTGTAAGAGCAAGCTTTTGAAGCACAAGCCTTTTGCTTATCTGTTTGAGTTTTTCCAAGCATTCCTAAATGATAACCAGAATCACCAAATGCACCACCCGTTGCAATGTTATATCCGATTTCTGGATTTCTTGCATCATACTGTGCAATGAATTCTATTTCTTTATCGTTTAGTTCTTCCGCAGAAGCACATTCACACAAAATCTCATTCTTAAAATTCTGTGTACCATATTTCTTTATCAAAGAAGTAATTATGATTCCCGACCCATAATATTTATCATCATATTGTTCACTTTTATGTTGACCAATATAGATTTTATTATTTCTTAGGTCAGTCGTTTTATAAACATAACCATACATATTCATATCTCCTACATAGATATAATATCTTATGCTTTATAGTAAGTTAGTAATTGTAGGTACTAACGAGGTAGCTACTCCTTTGTCCTATAAAGCACGTATCTTAATAAACACTACTGTGTCACCACAGTATTGCGCATAAGTTTACGCTCCCATATCTGTTCTCTGTGTACCCTCGCTTGAGTTAAATGCTTCTGTTAAATAACGAGAAACGTTATCAAGGCAAGTAGCAACACAAAGCTTCTGGTTGGTGTCCATAGGAGCACCACTGTGTGTCTTTGAATATAAAGACTCAGCAACTTTAAGTCTGTTGCTATATTTCTCTAAAAGATTCATGTGTTATTTACTCCTTAATTTATTATAACAATATATACAACTTATTAGCGTAAAAATGATAACAAAGATTCATCAACTATATCATCTTCATTTGTTGGAAGAATTGGCTCTTTTGGTTGATTAGCAACAATTTTTGCATTTGCCATTCTTCTTGTATCAAATGGTAATTTATTTAATGCTATCTTTGTATCTCTTAAACTTTCACAAACAGCAGTTATATCATTTAATGAATAATTAGCAGGAAGTTTATTGGTTATTTCAGCAGTGCCTACTCCAATCATTTTCGCTTGAGAACTAATATACTCATTTACAACTGTCTTTGCGATTGATTTATATTTCTCAACAAGTCCATTGGACTGTTTTAACTTATCTGAGTATTCCTTTTTCTTAATAGCGGAATCCTTCTTTAAGTCTTCTAACTTTTCAGTAAGAGTTTCAACATCTTGTTTTGCCTTTACTCTGGTTTCCTTTAAGGATTCAGATAAGGTATGTACTCTATTAGTTAATTCTTTTACATCATTCTCTTGTTTAGCAAGAGATTCATTTAATCCCTTTTTATTCTTTGCACTTACTCTTAACTTTTCAGTTAATTCTGCAACCTTTGCATCCTTAGTATTAATATCTTCCTTAAGACCAGAAATTACAGTCTGTAACTTTGGAATTTTTAGGGATTCTACTTTAGCAATTTTTAGTGACTCGGTTAACTTCTGAATTGAAGTCTTATACTTTTCAATTACTTCTTCGTTACGACTTTCCTTTGTATAACAAACTGATAATTTTTCTTGAAGATTAGTAATCTCTTTTTCTAACTTTTGGTTATTCAATAATGCTTCTTGGAGTTGCTTAATTAAATCTGACTTGTCATTGACAACTTCTTCTTTAGTAGGCTCATCCTCTATATTAACAACCTTATCGGTTGATTGATAGCGTATTCCTAAATGGTCAAGGGTTTCTGTTATTAACTTTTTACCCTCATCATCAGCAGAATTGATTTGCTCTGTAAGTTCTTCTTTATAATTAAATTTCTTTTTGGTATCTAATGACTCAGTAACAAGACTTAACCTTGCAGACTTAACTGCTGGTAACAATACTAAGTCAAATGCTTTAAAATCATAAGTAAGTGGGTCGACATATTCATTACCATTATCATCTGTAAGAACATCTCCAGACCCTCTTGAACTTACACCAAATTTAAATCCAGCCTTTGCTAATGTATACGCAATCTTACCTAATGGTGTATTGAGAATTAAAAACTTTGCCCAATATTTACCATCTTTTTTTACTGGCTTTTCCTTTAACAGAATTGCCGTTCTGGAAGTGTCGCTTTCATCTCTGTCTTCGACACCCTCTGAATTATAATTTGCTGGGTGGTCTAATTCACCAACGATACCACCATTTTCAAATAACTCATTCACTATAGGGTTCTTTTCAAAAACTTCCCCCCACAGTTCATCATTATATAATCTGCCATTACGAGTGGGAGCAATGAAGTCTGCACAAGCACCTTCTAATGTACCTAATATGGCTTTCTCTATTCCATTCTCGTCAGTAAAATGTAATAAACCATCATTTACTGTATCTTGAGGCATCTTCTACTCCTTCCAAAAAGAGAAATCATCTTTCTCTCACAATATTTTAATACAATTATTATAATTTATTTTTACGAATATTCAAACTTTTTGTATTATTTCTTACATTCCTCAAACACTTTTAAATCTGCTCTGATATATGTAAGAAGTTTCTGACAAGGAATTAAGTCATAAGTTTTACTATACTGACCTAATACAGCAGATATATCTCCAAATCTTGCATGTCTTAAAAAGATTTGTCTATCCTCTACTGTCTTTGCAAATAATAATATCTGTAACTGCAAGGACGCTAATGTGGTTAATATATCATCAGCGTCTTGCAGATTTCCTTTTACTATATTTATATACAATTTAGATTTCTTATTATTATAAGAATTCCTTATCTTTTCATAGAAAGCAGATACGGACAGCTCTCTGTTTTTATTGATACATTTTAATGTATCAATTGTCAGTCCATTTTTAACAAGGTTAGTTAATTCTGCCTTTGCTTCATCTGTTCCAATAGTAGACAAAAGTAATATACAATCGTTTTTTGTTACCATTTGTAGTTATCCTTTCCAGTTATTACTGTTCATTATCATTAGTAAAGTCAACACCTAAATCACTTGGTGATGGTAATACAGTTTCTTCAGCACCCTTTTCTGGCTCTTCTGTATCAGAGGTTTCATTGTCCTCTATGTCTCCACCAAAATCAGTTGCTTCATCATTTAAATCCATTGGTGTGCTTCTATCAAATCCACCACCACCTAAGCCAGTAGATTCTCCACCAAAGTCATTATTACCCTCTTCGGATTCACCTTCGGTTGCACCCTCTTGTTCAAGTCTATCAATCTCTTCTTGAATAAGACTAATTACTTCTGGCTCATTTACAACATCTGCAAGTAAAGTTTTAAGAATTGTTAATTTAACAACTGGGCTTTCTATATCAGATAACATATTCATAATATCTGATACAAGCTGTACCTTTCCAGATGTGTTATCACGTCTATCAATCTCTTCTTGTGTTGTAGGTGCTTGCATCTTTAATGTGTATTTATTAATATATGCGTCTAACCCTACGTCAATTAACATGAGGTTGACTGCATCTGTTACCATTTGTATAAGTGCATTCTGAATACGCTTTACTAACTTAGCATAACGAGATGAAATAATAGAGAGTGATTGACCACCACTAAATCCACCATTATCATCTACATATCCAAAATACTGTTTAGGTACACGTAATGTTCCAAACAAAGCATTTAAGAAATACTCAATGTCCGCTATGGATTTTATATCAACATCTCCACCAATCTGTGATGCAGTTAATGCACCTACACCATTTCTTGTTGATACATAAATGGTATTCTCCATTGGTGCTGGATTTGTATATTCAGACATAGATTGATTTGTATTAAGAGCTGTCTTTTGCTCTACCATGTTCTTAATGGACTGAAGGTGAGGAATGACATTCTCTTTTGGCATATCCTTAACTTCTGAACTGATTACTCTTAACACTGAAGATTTGGTAACACGATTAAGCATAAGAGAGTTCTCAAGTAGTGTTAGCTCTCTCCAAATCTTAAATGCGTGATACAGTAAAGATTGACCTCTCTTAACTTTATAGGTATACTTCTTCTCGTCTTCCAGATTGTCAGATAAAAAGATTGTAACTTCTTCTGGGTTACGAGAAGAATTATCTTCCAACATACCATGCACCCATTCAGTTGCCTCAAAGATGTTTATATCTTTTTGGTTAAACTTATATCTATAATATTCTTGGTACATAATCGGTGAGTTGTCGTCTGTAACACGCTCTACATCTGCTTGGATAAATCCATAAGTCTTACCGAACTTACTCAGCTCAAACATTTCTGCTGGGTTTTCTTTCATCTCAACATAATGAGTATAGTTATCCGTTTTCTTATAGGCTCTTATCTTAATTGCCTCTGTAAGAGTTGACTTCCTATTCTCGTTTACTGACTCTCTTGCGTCAATATCCTCTTTGTTAAATAAATGGTCATCTTCATCTGACTCTCTATAAAGTCTTAAATAAACATCACCATATTTACAGAGTGCGTGTGCCCACTTAAAACAGTTCTTATCTACGTTCATGCTATCAAGATAGAACGTAATGAGTTTTGCCACATCAGCATCATCTGATTCACACCACATGATTCTACCAGTATCACTTGGCTCAGTAGCATCCTCAGCATATGTGTCTAATACAGCAGACACTCTTGAATCTTCTCCCATAGCATCAAACATTTTATAGATTTGATTTCTACGTTCTGATAATGTGGAGAATCTATCAATCTCACTTGTATCAAGTTGGTTTGTTAAGCCAGCCGATATAATATTATCATAGAATGCTCCATCAGTGTCCATACCAGTTTTAGGTTGTGGCTTTGGAACTGAAACTGTTTCTCTATTATATGTGCCCTTTTCTATTTCAAATACATTATTATCTTCCAAGTTATTACTCTCCTTAATGTATTACCATAATACTTCTTTACCATTAGATTTAATATAGGTCTTTAACCACTTATGCAGTTCTGGTACACCACCAAAGATTTCAAAATCTCTTCGTACTGGAAATCCATTCGACAACTTCTCATACCATTCATCGTCTGGCAAGGTATATATCCAAACTCGATAGTAACCACCTCTACCATTTCCATCTATTCTCGAAATTAAACGCTTCTCATCTTCAGTAAGTGATTTAACCTTTCCATAGGTATAATCATCGTGCTCTGGAATTACATCCACATTTGAATTGTGATTTGACCCTACAGAGGACTTTCTGTTATATTCATACAATTTACGTTTAAGACTTTTTAGCACTTCTTGCAGTCCATTATCAAGTGCTGTATCAACATCTGTTTCCCTTAAAGATATTTTTATAGGATATTTAAAAAGTAATGTTGGCTTCTGCTGTGTAGATGTAGCAAGAAAATCATACAATCCTATACTAACCTCAATTGTATATGGGTCAGTACATCTTGCACCACTCCACCAAGCTTTTATGTTTGGTGCTGTATGCACAACATCCCTTATCTGCTTTGAATAAGTCTTACTGAATGTTTGGACAAAATTATCAATCTTATCCTCACGTTCATCTGTGTAAACATCTACTACATCTCTTTCAGAAGGAACTTCATAGAAATCTTGCACAATCCAATGTGAAGAATTCCAAGTATCATATAAGTCCCCATTGATTACAGCACACAAATGTCCAGTGGTAAATCCATCACTCTTACAATGGAGTATGTATGTCCCATTCGGATTATCCTCACAGAACTGCCCCACTGTTATTGGGGTATACAGAACAACATTTTCAATTGGTTGTCCAGCTAATTGATTTATAACCTTGTCATATACTGAGGCTATTTTATAAGATGATTTATTTTCAGCTTTACGCATTGCTAACAATGCCTTATGCACATCATTATAATTTTTATCAAGAGCTGTAGAGATTGCTCTTGCCACACAATCTGTAGTCCTTTTATCCTTTGAGTTAATGTTGTACTTTATATATTTTTCAGTTATCATTTTAACCTCTATATCGCAACAATACCTTGACTTGTTAAGTATAAGTCATTGGCAAGATTGCGGCTATTTATGCCTACTGTTGTTTCTACTTGTTTATTTACTGCGTCTTGTCTTTGTCTTATTGATTTAAGAATATCATCCAAATTCATTTGTATCTGTTGTTGAGTTATCATTGGATTAGCTGTATTAGTTTGAATAGCTAAATCCAAATCTTCTCCGAAATTATATGCGTACTCTTCTGCATGAGATGATGCAGTAAACACTGAACCACACACAGCATCAAGTAAGTCCTTTCTACCGCCAGTAGGGTGGTCAATTTTACCTGTGCTGTTATTTCTTTCAACTTCTACAAACTCATCAAATAATCTATCACATTTAAACATCTGTAACCTATGTTCATACACTGTTGAGCGTAAGAATTGATATGGTTTACAGATGTGACTTTCTGGGTCAACTCTATCCACTGAAAGAATGGTGGTATTAAATCCCTCACTCTGTAATATCTGTAATAAATCATAGGACTGGAATGTATCGGCTGATATTTCTCCAATATTAAAACCTTGCTCCCTTAACCATCTGATAAAGTTTCTGTTCTTCTCAAATGAGATTTGCTGTCCTTTTGGTGCTCTTACCGCAAATCCAAAAGCAAGTCTGAATAATAAATCTTTTCCAGCATCACCTTCAGTAGTTGGTTTCTTACCTATAATCCAAGTACCACAGATACCAGTAGTATCTCCAGATACAGACATATCCAAATGTATATACAAAGGTTTATATTTATATTCACTTGGTATTTTGGTCATATCAAAGTAATCTTTATATTGTACTTTATCCATATTGCCTACTGTAATAAGTTCTGGCATTGCATTATGGATAAAATCTAATATATTCTCAGCAACAACTTCGCCAGAGAAATATTTATTGGCTGAGAAAGAAGATATACCAGCATAGTCACATAAAGCTCTATTTATATTTTCTATAAACGTTGCTTTAAAATCAATGGGAACATCTATAATGGTGTATCCCTTGGATTTATATTCCCAAACATCTGCTCCATCTGGAATAACAACACTCTCAAGGAACTTATTACCTAATCCGACTTTAAAGGTAATTGGCTTATATGTACCTTGTGGTTTTACTTCCCAAACTGGCTTATCTACGACAAGAGTAGAGTTACCTTCAGTCTCTGATTTAGTCTTAATATATGATTCCATGAAAGACTGTTCGCTTCTCTTTGATGATGCAACAATCAAAAGGGTAGGATTTTTACCTTCGTGAATAAATCTTGTTCGCATACCACCAAGAGCAGTGTCAATCATATCAAGTGCTTTCTTTTTCTGCTTATCTATATCTTGATTGCGCACAAAGGATATTTCATCGAAAAACGCACAGAATATTGGCTGACCAATAACGTCATCTGACTGTGAACCAATAACAATACTAATGTCACTTGGAGGATTCCAATAGGGTGCATTTTCAAATTGTGTCATAGTGCCCCTTGCCATAAACCAAGGAGATAACTGAATTGTTTTCTGAAATTTACTTATGGCAATTTCTTTTGACAACTCTTTCTTAATATTCATAAATGCGAACACAATTTTTTCTGTTGGTTTTAGATGATAAAACTCAAGAGGATTTTTAAGGCACATTACTCTATACATAAGATATGCCATTGCACAGCCACAGGCGACCTCAGAGTTATGAGTCACTATAAGATTATCAGTTAGATACAAGTGCTTATCACTATCTATCAATATGCACTGACACTCTTCTTTTCCTACATAGGTAATTTCATGTATAGTTCTAAATGGTTCTTTTTTATTATTATTTAATCTAATAAGTTTTCTGGTTAATGAACAAGGTGAGATTGATGAAGGTAAATTTACAGTTATTTCATAACAGTCCCTACACTCAACAACTTCTCCATTAGTATTTTTATATTTACCCTTTTTAATTCTGCAAGGAGCAGTACCACCTAACGATTGAACTAAGAAAATAAAGTCATCTCTTAGTCTCTCACTTGTAGTATAATAAACTAAATAGCCACCCTTTGTCACATAGCCATCAGTGTCCATTAACCCCTGTAATAATTGAATACGACTGTTTACATCAGTTAATAAATAATCTTCTGGTATAAACTTCTCATAAGACTTCACATCAAGTTTTAAATCATGAATAGCTTGTTTATATTTATTGTCATTATTTATCTTCCCTTTATGGGATTTATCAGCATTTACAATACTATAAGAGTCTTCATACCTTGATAAAACATATCCATTAGGAAGTATTTCAGAGGTCACCCTATCAACAATCTCTGAGTCGATTGAAGTAAAGCAAGTGTTTCCACCACAAATATGACCATCACCAATAAGTACTCCAAGGGTATAAGGAGATATAAACACATCCCTATGCTCAAACTCAACTGGGGCAGTTATAGGAATTCCAAATCTACAAGCAGTCCATCCATGCTTAGTTGGATTAGTCCTAAGCCCTCTATTCATAATATCTTCAAGGGTAATTGTGGTTTCTCTATTATGGTTATATTTTTGAATAACTGTCCATAAATGCTCTTTACAGCAACGTGTTGTAGAGTTATCACTAAACCTAACCTCATACACATCTTTCTCCCCTTGTGGAAAGATATGAGTAACCTTATGGGGCTTACCATCTTCCCCATAAACCAAACTGCCAACAGTGACATCTTTCATTGTAATGAAGCCATTTGGAGTGAGTAATTTAGAATATAAAGGTTGTGCTTTACCAATTCCCCTTGCTCCGCTTTCAAGCAGAGTGTTGTATGCGGTATCAAGATTAGTTGGAAATAACTTTTTAAGTTGTTCAAGCCAGAATGGGTACAACTTTATATGGTTCTCAGTATCTTTCCAAGCCTTACCTAAATATCTATCATCTGTAATAAAGGTTTCTATATCTACTGGTATTTCTTTATAATCCTCATATAAAAGATTATCGAATGTTACTGAAGCACCTTTTTCTGCATACTCGTTTAATATCTTAACGACTTCTTTTTGTTCTTCTGCCGATAAATTATTAAATTGTTCAGTATTTATATTTATCATTCACTTGTTCCTTAGTAATATCTGTTTAAATAGTCTCCAAAATGGTTAAAGTTGTCACTCTCATACATCTTTGAACAACTATAGAACTTTTTTACTTTCTTAACAATATCTTTAGCGTCTATTGATTTTATAGGGTAATCATCTGGGAAACAATCTATCCCACCCAATTGCAACATCTTATATGTATTATGGAATTTATCATAAAGATAATTAACATAATCTTCTAAAGCATAATACTGTGCATTTGTCAATTCATATTGTGGCAATTCAATGTATGGGCTACCCTCTGGGTAGTCTACGTTGTCGTTAATCCTTACAGCGTTTAACTCCCTCATAGTTAAGCTGGCATTCCCACATATGTCAATAAATTCTGGTGGGATAAGACCTACCCTACTTAATACCACGTCCACTGCACTATGTGAAGGTGGAATTGTTACATCTGTCAATTCTTTTGTGTTTGCTATATCTAAAAACTTCCCATTAGACAAAATAAAACTTGCGTGTGACACTGGTTTATCAGAAGTCACAAAGTTCTCCATAATATAATTTATCACTTTAGTCTTCTCTCTTGTTGTTAATTTTAATCTTCTATACAACATTATAGAACCCCTCACACAACAATATACAATAACTAAAAAAAAATACTTGGGAGTATGTTCCCAAGTATTTATATCAATATCTATTCATCAGAATCTTCAGTTAAAACTCTTGTAAATTTCATAAGTTAATCTTCCAGTTCTAAATCGTCTATATCAATTAAATCTTCTACATTACTATCTGTTAATACATCTTCATCTGGTAAATCATCATTGTCTTCTAACTTTAACCATGACCTATCATAAGGATATTCCTCACCATCAACAGTAACAATTACTTTATCATTAGTTATTTCTACTTTAAGAGTATCAACAGCCCTTTTTAAATCTTCATCTGTCATATAACTTTGCTTTCTTGGTAACTCCCACTGAATTTGCTCTTTGAGATATTCCTCACAATTGTTATATGGGTAATAATAATTAAACGCTTCTTTTATTGCCTCTTCAATTTCCCATTGACAGTGCATTTCATATCGCTGTCTTACTTGCTCATTATGTAAATCTTCATCTGCCCAATTTATAATAAGCACTGGGAACTCTTCTTCTGTCCAGCCAAATATATTTGCAACAGCAAGCATCCTATGTAAACCTTCTTGCTGTTTTTCTGCATAATTAAGATAAGGCATGAACAGTCTTGTTTTATATTTAGTAACTATATCTGTTAATTCATTTATAATTCTTGAATCATGACTACGTTGATTCTTTAAGTCATCAATAGATACGAAATGTTTATCATTACTAAATATCTTTGAACACTCTTTATAATATTCCAGAGGTGTCATATACTTGATTTCGCCAACAAGATTTTTATGGTCTCTCATATAATCTGGTTTATCAAATAAATTATCATAGAAAGAGACACCAGTACGTTCTGTGAACACATTTGTGCCCTCAGCCCTACCAGTACCATAATCCATTATATCTCTATCTTTATCAAGATATTCTCTTTCTTTTAATATCATAGACTCACCTAAAGGGTTTATATTATTCTTAGGTCTACAAGAGATTATATCATCTGCTGAAAATAATAAGTAACAAAGAGAACCCTTTTCATCCTCTACATAATTAGTATATGAGATACATTTATACCCAAGTTTATTTAAAAGGTCTTTTAAATATCCCCAACCTCTTGCAGTATTTACATCAGCTTTTCTCGTGCCATCATCTTGCTTTATTGTCTTACCTTTATAGCTCTTAATGACATTGGCACGATTTACCTCTCTATCACCAAGCGCCCTTTTAAGGTGTATTCTTTGTGTTGGTATAGTATCACCAGAATGAGAATCATCTGTGTAGAGGTTAGGGTCAGTACCACTTGTGTACTTCTCTTTGTTTGTTTTCTTTATGATTTCTTCTGCAATATTCCCAGCAGACCATACACCTAAATCATAATCAAGAAATAAAGCGTTTGCTAATACATCTGGTCTTACTTTAACTTCATAATAATGAGGGTCAGTAAAACCTTTAGCATCTGCTAACTCTCTACACACATTGATGTCGGTGGCAATGTGTATTCCCTCTGACATAACCCAAGGCTTGCCACCGACTAATTCAACGTCTGATACGTAATATAAGTTTTGTGAAATTCTTTCTTGTAATTTAAATTTCATCTTAGTTCCACTTAATAGGAGTTAAGTAACCTTTTTCTATCCAACCATGAACAGTTTCTGGGTCTTCACTGTCATAGTAAACAGCACCATCCTCATCCTCTTCATCTGCTTTGTCAAATGAGTCCCTATCCTTAAATGAATAAAGTGTCATTGCTGTACCACCCACAGGTGCATCATGTGAATACTCTGTGAAGCAAACATTGCCATTTTTATCCTCATATAACACTGTACGTGCATCATAATTTGGATAGCAAACGCTCTCCACACCCTTTTCTACATCATCAAAATATCCAACAACACTATGACCACCATCCCATCTCTGGTAGTTACCTACAAACCAAATCATGTTATCATAGCACTGCTTTTCAATTTCTGGGATAACACCCTCAACTAAATCCTCATGGTCAACGTCTAAGTCATAGTCATAATCATGAACTTTTTCTTTAAGTTCATCATCCGAATACTCATTTATATCTTTATCATCTGGAAGGTCTTCAAACACAAAATCAAACTCATTTAAAAGTGTGTCTCTATCAAGAGATTCAACATAATCGTATTCTGCATCAGAAGCCCAAATCTGAGTATTTTCATCAGCTACAGCTTCTCTGAGTTTAAGTTCTTCAGTCACTGTCTCATCTCCATCTGCATTCTCTTTAATCCACTTGATAGCATCTTCTCTGTCTATCTCATAACATGTACCGATGTTATCTTGTGTTACAGTATCATATACTTCATAATACTCAGAAAATGCATTTAAGTCGGCAATATATCTGTCCGTAATTTCTTTTGGCTGAAAAGTGCTGTCAAGACCAAAAATATCATCCATAGATTCTACTGCAAAGTAATCAGTGTAATTGCCACGCACATCACCACCAAGATGCACTTTAACAATACAGCCAACACCTTTCTTTTCTCTCCAATCCAACTCATTAGAGATATTACATCCATAATTATAAGTGTTGTCTGCTGTGTCATAATCTTCTTCAATATCTCTGAAGTCTTCTTCAGATAATTCGATTTCAAACTGTTTAGCATCTTCGAGAATGGGGAAAATATTACAAACTAAAGCATCTTTACTAATCTCTCCATTTTCCCAAATCCAACTTGAAGTCCCATACTGTCTAACAGTTTTAATAACCTCATCAATTGAGGTTAAATTAAAATCATTCATTCCACTCATTTTTTAAATCCTCTATTTACTCTTTTCATCTTCCTTATTAGCAACAACTGATGTAGGTTTCATTTCTATCACTGGTAAATGCTTTAAACAATAATCAACTTTTGTTTGCAGTCCATGATTTCCACCGCACTTTGTATAAGCATCAGTCAATCTGATAAATGATTCAAGTTCATCACTTGGAATTCCTTTTAACTGATACATATAATATTTACATTTTCTATTTACACAGTCATATAAATTTTCTATTGTAGCATTATTTTGATTTTCCATAACAGAATCAATCTTTGTTAACACTGTATCTAATCTTGATACTGTATCGTTCATGCTTGATAAGGTTATTTCAAATTCACTATCTCGTTGCTGTAATTGAGCAATTTGCTGTTCTGAAGATTCTTTTAATTTTTGCAATAACTGGTGGTCGTTTTCTTTATTTTGTCTGCTCTTAGTTGTTATTCCAAATTTATCTATAAAATAAGATATAATTTTTATCCCCTCATAAGCAACTGATACACAGGCAACAATAAAAACGATTCCCATTCGTATGTCCATTGAGAACAACTGTTGTAATGCAGAATTCATTTATTATTATCTCCTTTTAGAATCGGTTATAAAAATCTCCATATTTCTATACAATATTTTAATTAGAAACTGAAAATTTTCTTTTAAAGGGTATAAAATAAAGTGGACATGCAAAAACATACCCACTTAAATATTTACAATTATTCTGCATGAAGCTTAAATAGCACTTCTTTTTTACGTGATTTCTTAGAGTTATCATACACATAATGTTCAGCAATAAAGGTAAACCCCTGCCCCTCATTATGTTTGCTTTTAAGCCTTGAGCCAAAGGCATATACATCGTCTTTATTGAAACTCATATTCTTATTGTCTCTCGAAAACGTCATATCTGGATGACCATCTGAGCAATAAATATATCCAAAGAAGTCATCGTCTTTCCATAAGATACTTTCTTGATTTACTGCCCTTCCTAACTCTAATGCCTCGTCTTTAGTTATATTGTTAACCAAGAAAGAATTTTCAGTCCCCTGCGTTCCATCGTCATAAATATAATGCCCCTCTAACTTTTTGTAGGTAATCATTGGTTTGCCTACAGTCTTCTTCATTCTTACTTGATTATCCATCATATCACGAAGCAAGGACGTTAGCTCGTTAGTCCTATCCTTTTTGGTGTCTTTGTCTTGTGTGCCGATTATAGCAAAATTTTGATTGTTATGAGTATATTGCCAGATACGGGATAACCCACTGCCCTCAGTTAATGTAAAATTTTCTACTAATTTAAATCTCATATTCATTCACCTCACTATGAATATTCTTATTCCAATTTTATTATACACTAATTATTACAAAATGTCAATAGATAATAAAAAGGGCTACATTGCATAGCCCTTTTGTGTTAGTATTTATGGTCTCTAACTTAGACCTCTCGAATGGGTTTATAACGTCTCCAGTCCGACAGTAAGATTAGTTATTCTCGTCTTCTTTATCTTCAACAAGGACATCTACAGCCTCTTGTGCCTTGAGGATTTCCCTCATCTCAACAAGGGCTTGGTCAATAATAGTATCTAACCATTCAAGTAATTCATCTTGATTTGTTACTTGTCTGAGAATGGGGTATCTATCAAATACTGCGTCAATTACTTGGCTTCTCTTTATCTTTCCAGTATCACTGCCCCATTCCATCTCTGCATCAGAAACAAGTCTGAGCATAATGTTCTTAACCTGTTTCTTTGCAAGTTCAATAGTTGCTTCTTTAAGATTTCCTTTATTGGTTGTTACAAATCCGTAAACCCAATAAGCACAACCACCTACTACTGCTACAAGCATAAGAATTTCTGTCCAGTGGTCTCTAATCAAATCAATAAAATTCATTAATCCACTCATTCTCTACTCCTTAATTCGTTCTGTAAGCATACAGTCCATCACCTAAATCAATTTCTTTACCATCATAGCTCGCAAGTGAGTTTCCTACCCCATCAAGGTCAATCAACTTTTCAGCAATGGCATCTGTATTAACATTAAGATATTCATTTACAGCTCTCCTAAATTCATCGTCACCAAAATTGTCTCTAAACCATGTAATACCATCTTCATAGTCGTCATTAAGAGATGCTACAAAATCTTCAATATAATCTTCGTTAGATTTTCCTTCTGGATAATCAAGTCCATCCTCAGTTTCAACTAAATCCTCATCGGATAAGATATTACGCTCTACACACTCTTGAATAAATCTGCTGGCATATTTATTGTCAGATTCACCCATAATGTCTTCTGCATAAAATCTATTGGACTCATCCATTGCCTCATCAAACCAATCGTTATTTGATACTGCATAGTCAAAAATCCAAGACTGAAAATCTGACGTAAATGCACTAAGCCCTATATCGTCAATGAGATTTTCTACATCAGTTTTAACGTATTCAAAAATCTCATCTTCATCTAATACAAGATACTCTCCCTCTGGAGTTTCAAAGGCATTATCATCATATTTCTCTGGTGCTACATCCTCTACACCAATACCAAGATAATTTGCCAATGCTACCGCTTTCTCTTCACTATTCATCATCGTCACTCTTTCTTATTACTTTAAACGTTTTAATACAAGCAAGTGCAAACACTTCTGTTGTCCAGAAATTATACCAATTTTCAGTAAGGGATTCAACCCCCTCTAAACTTCCACCAGTAAGCAGTATTGCTAAACACACAGCAGTATATGCTATAATAGAAACTATTGCAAGTATTACTATGAAATTACTGAACTTCTTCTTTTTGCTTATCTTCACCATTTAAGTCTTTGTCCCTCAATTCTTGCCATGTTGTTTGACAAAGCTCTATGTTCGGTAATGATTTTATCATATCTAATTCATCTTTGTCAATAACTTGTAATGCCCACTCGTCTGGTATATAAAACTTAAATTTGCTCTGAGGTTCGTTCTTTTCGTAAAATTTTGACCAATAGTAAGCATTTGCTAAGCATCTTGCTTTATGTGTAATGCAGATACACGTTGCACGTTTGTTGAAATCTCCACCACTTAACTGATAGTTATAAGCGGAGCATTCTGCACACCCTTGATAAATAGGGCAATAGAAACATTCATCTGTATTATATGTACGTCTATTGACCGCACACATATCACAGAGTAACTTCTGTTCGTGCGGTCTTTGGCACACACCATTATCGACATCTCCAATAATAACAGGAGGGACAGTGTTCCCTAATGAACTTTCCATATATCTAATACAAGGGAATAATTTACCATCGGGGTCACAGGCAAGCATGTCACCAAGTCCCCCACAATTTTTAGAGGCAAGTGAACCCGCAATGTAGGAATGGTCATCGGCTACTGTTATGTTATACACAGCTTGAGTGGGTGCTGACACAACCCGAAGTTTAGATGTAAACATCCCGTCTTCATCCTCATAGTAGAATTTACCATTGTGCTTTTCGAAACTCCAACGCACCGTAAATACGTCCCCATTTCTGTGCGTCAACCGACCCATAATTGTTTCGGTTTTCCCGTTAACCCGTTGAGGGGTATCACACATAGGGTTATATCCAAGTGTACGGCACACTAACATAACATCTTCTGCAAGTCTTTTTGATGAAGTTTTAATGACATATATATTTCGATTTGCTCTAATGTGCCCATCTGCACTCACATAACCTTGTAATAATGCCTCAAGGGATTCATCATCCCAATTAAAGCACTCGGAAGGAATGTGTTTATTTACTGATTTGTGCCCCATATCTAAACATAACTTACTATAAAGAGCATAATTATCGTTACCCATATTAAGTTTTTTTGTTGCATAAAAATCATATGTGGTATTTGACTCTGAAATACGATATGCAATTTTAGCATCATTGAAACATTTTATCACTTCGGACAGTTCATCTTTGCCACAACATACAGCGGGTATATCATCGGCTACCCAACCATCACCTATTGTACGACCAAGTAAGTAAGCTACATTAGGGTCTACATGAACTGTACGATTATTAGGCAATACACCTGTCTTAATTCTACTTCGAGTAGGATATTTTGTATCAATGATTTCTTCAATGCTGTAAGCACCAAAAGGTTTATAATGAGGGGTATTTTTCCAACCCCGATAATCAAACGGAGAAGCCCACAATCTATGGTCTTTAGTGCATATCATAGGCAGAATACCACAACCGCTAATCTCCACACAATTATCAGCTACATGACTCATAACATTAATGACAGGTTTAATATGCCCCTGCGGAGTATATACCTCATCACCAACCGCTATATCCTCTATTGGTTTATATCCTTTCGTGGTTAAAATTGGTGTGCCTTTTCCCCAACACCAAGTCTGTAAATCATTCACATCCTTTGGATGAAAATTATCTTCTGCTAAAATAGATACATATATATCTTTTTCTAAATTATTATCTAAAAGATAATCTGCTGTTTCCTTTAATTGGTCATATAACTGTTTCCCATGTTCGGGTTTCCATACATCCTCATAAACACAGTTACAATTAATCTCATCATACCCTAAAGAAATCATATGCTTAAGTGCTCTACTGAAACAATGAAGATTTTGCGGAGCAATAGTAATCTTACTTCCCATATAATTTCCTTTTGCCATCCAATCCTTAGCACCCTCTATGGCAATGTCATAAGAAGGACTCCCATCTGGGAATACTCGGCAAGTGTCATGTAATTCTTTGTCACCATCTATTGTTATAGAGAATGATAATTTATTCTTCCACTTGTTTAAGAACTTCTGTACCTTTGGGTCTCTATAGAGAACTCCATTCGAACAGATACTAAATCTAAAATTCTTTGCCCAAGGATGCCTTAATTCAATTGCTTTATCTACGAAATAATCACAAACCTTGTCAATTAACTCTATTTCAAGAAAAGGTTCACCACCGATAAATTCAAGAACGATTGCAGGAGAGAATGACGGGTCAACATAATTGCTAAAACCTTTTTCTCCTGTAAGAAGCAGGTCAATGAACTTCTTTGCAGTTTCAAGCGACATTCTTCTTACTCCCTTATTTATTTGGTAGCAATAACTACAAGCAAGATTGCACTTGTCAGTCACCTGTAGAGTGACAGTCCTTGTCAGCACTCTTTCTGCTCCGTGAGACTGGTCATCACTACTATTATGTTTAGTTAATTCGGGATATAACCTTGCAATTAAATCTTGATATTGTTCAAATTTCTTTCTGTTCCTTGACATTCTATCTCCAGTAAAATCATTCCTAACTCGATTTAATTCAAGTTAGGAATGAAGGTTAAATTAAATATTAATTAAAAAATGAATTAAACTCTTCCTCTGTAATCGTCTTACCGTTATTTGTAATGGTAAGTTCCGCTGTTTCAAACTTGAGTTCCCATTCTGTACCTGCATTTCTGCCAAGCAGTGCCTTTGGAATATACTTATTTTCCAGCTCTTCTTTTGCAATATTATAAGCGGCTAAGGCTTTGGCGTACTCATCATGATATTCCTTAAAAGTATCTGTTTTAATATCTCTTCCACTATCAATCATGTAAGCAATAAGTTCTTTTGCTCCATCAACCTCATGTCCAAGTCGCTCAATGTAATCTCTTACTTCACTATCAATAATAATTACTTTTGTAAACATTATGTGTGTTTCTCCTTAAATCAAAAATTTAATTTGTCAGTTTCTATTTCTACGTATCTATTATACAACATATTCTGTGTTTTGTCAGCCGATAACAGGACCAATCACTGTACCTGTTGCACCACCATAACATCCGCTTGTACAATTGGAGTAGCAAGTACTTTCACAAGTGGTCATACAAGAATTTTCACACGTTGCATTACAACTTGTACAAGAGGTAGTACAAGCACTTGTACAAAGATTACAACCGCTATCACAGCCATTAGAACAAGTTCCTTGACAACCACCACCACAAGATTGTGTACAAACATTAGAACATGACCCAGCACAATCTGTTCCACAGTTATTAGCACAAACTGCGCTACAAGATGTGCAGTTACTACCACAAGTTACAGAACAAGATGTTTTACATCCCGATGAACACCCATCACAGCTACCGCTACATCCACTACATCCACTACAGCTACTGCAACCGCTACAACTGCCATCACAGTCACCGCAACCATCACAACCACCACTGCAACTGCTACAGCCTGTACACCTACCTGTGCAACCACCACTGCAACCACCGCAAGACCAATAGCAACTGCCATCACAGTCGCCAGCACAGCCTCCTTGGCAGCCCGCACACTCGGCTGAACAAGAAGAACCACACGTTGTGTCCCCTGTCGCCCCATAGCAACCGCCACTACAGCCATCACAGCTACTGCCACAGCCACCGCAACCATAACAGCCACCACTGCAACCGCTACATCCTCTATCACAGCCACTGCCACAGCCACTACAGCCATCACAGCCACTACAGCCACCACATGAAGCGGAACAGCCACCACTGCAACTTGCACTACAAGTAGATGCACAATTTCCTGTACAAGTAGTACCACATCCTCCCGTACAGCTATTTCCGCAATGTCCACTGCACTCACTTCCACAAGTAGATGTGCATCCATCTATACATGAATCTACACACTCAGATGAACAAGATGTACATACACCACTACAAGCACCTGTACAATCTCCACCACAAGTACCAGTACACGTTGAGCCACAACCCCCCGTACAGTCACTCACGCACCCACTCGTACAATCACCAGCACATGTACCCACACAAAGTCCTGTACATGCTCCACGACAAGATGAGTTTTCATCATGCTGTCCTTCTTCTGCTAATAAATCTACAATTCCACTTAATGTATCATTATCAAAAGAATCTGGGATTGGCTCATTGGGCTGAACATTTCGTAAATTACCTATATCTGCAATTGTTAATAATGAATCAACTACAGTCTTACCTTGTGAACCATAGACCATTCCACCTTGAACTGGCTGTCCTTCTGTTCCCCATTCATACAGAGAAGGGTTAAGCAGATTTCTACCATATCCATTGAATGAACATCGTCTATCTATTTCATTTTTTACTTTTTCTCTTAATTGAATTAATTCATCTGCTGTAATCATTTATTAGTTACCCCATACTGCTCTCGGTGTAATCCAGCGTTGCTGTGTACTATCATAAACCTTAAGTATGTACCCATTAGCACTATCTATCCACACCAACTGTGTATTACTTGGGGCAGTACTACCAATATATGTAGCTTGTGCTGATGTAGAAAATGGTAAATCAGATGATTGACCATTCTGAACAACTCTACAAACACCCGCTGATGGAAAAGAAATGCTTGTAATTGTCTGTTGTTTTAATGAGTTAACTGCTCCAGATGTTATAAGAGCATTAGAGCCAGCAGTTCCACCATCAGTACTGTCTACACCTTTAGCACAAGCATCTCCTAACGAATATCCTTCATAAGTATTGTTAGTAAATGTTTTATTAGATACTGTTTGTGTATCTGATACATTTACAACTTGTTTCTCGTTAGAATATAAATGACCATCTGTTCCCACATAGTTCTTGGAATTTGTAGATGTCTGTGGATTTGCTGTTTGTGATTCTGCTCCAACAAGATATAACTTTGTTGAATTTTTATTTAATGCTCCAGCAGTATTCTTTGTATCGACATACGCTGTGATATATCCTTTACCCTCAACAAACGCTTTAACTTGTGCCTCTGTGACAAGATTATCTCCATCATTGTTAACACCTTGTGTCGATACAGCCTTAATACAAGCGTCTCCAAGTTTTCCCAACTTAACATACTCAAGATTAGAATTGTTATTTGAATCATGAGCACCATTCCATCTTTTAATAGTATTTGCAGTTGGAATTTTCACAGACTCAGTAATTGGAACTGCCCCACCAGTTTCATTTTGAATCTCTCTAAAATTAACTGCATTAGTTCCATTACCGACAAGCAACTTACCAGATGCTAATGTGTTAAGACCAGTACCACCATGTGCAACGCTGATTTGCCCAACTTCTTGTGGTGTTCCATCACTTGCAATGTACATTGGAGTAGATGAATTACCCACACCTTGCATAAGACTTTCAATAAAGTCTATATGTGATGGCTGAATTCCCAACGTATTAAGTACATTAACAACCTCAGTAATACCTAATTCTATATTGTTAAGGGGTGTTTCTGAAAGAGCCGATACATAGTTCTGCCAAACAGTTCTATTATATACAATCGACATTTTATTATAACTCCTTTATTACCAAAATAAGAGGATAAATTTGTTTATCCTCTTATCTATACAATTAATTTATTTAATTCAATCTGAAGATTTTGGAAGATAAAGTGTTATGACTTTATACATTTTATTTTCATCCTCTGATTTCTTCTTATCATCTTTCTTATCAGCGGATGTCTTCTTTTCTGACTTCACAGTAATCATGCGCTCTTTTACTGCGCTGGTCTTAAGACCAAACTTTTCTGCAACTGCCTTTGCTTTTTCAAGAGCCTTATCGTCCTTACAGTAACAAATAATATTGTTATCATAATCAATACCAACATCATTTGCAGAAAACTCTCTACCCTTAAGAACTGCGTCATAAACATCTTGCCATAAATCTGATTTTCTTACTCTTGCCATAGTTTGACATCTCCTTAATTTATTATTACTATTTTATCACATTTTAAGAATGATGTCAATCCTTTTTAGGTCTGCTAAATGCAAGAACCCAATTCATTTCATCATCTTCATCTTGTCTACCATCGGAAACTTCTACATTTCCATAATGCTGTCTTAAAATCTTACGAGCATTATCTTTCTCAGTTCTGTAGTAAGTTCTTACTGCACCGCTTGCTTTTGTGTAATCATCTGTATACTTTTTAAGAAAGGCTTCTGTCTCTTCCTCAGATGTTGCGTCTGCCTCATCAACTGCCTCAGTTAAATCATCATGATTATCTTCATCATAGAAGTAAACATCTTTTGCTACGCTGGAGAATTTATCAATAAAATCATCAAAATCAGTGAAGTATGCTCTCCACTCTTTAAATACCTTTAGCAAAGCGTTATAAGCATCAGCGTAGAATGAACGTCTCTCTTCTTCCAATGGTTCTTTAAATCCGTTCTTTTTAGCGTCCTTATATAAATCCTTCCACATCTTAGCCAGTTCTTTTCTGGATTTCTTGTGGTCTTTAACAGTCTTAGCAAATGTAGGGGATACGTTAACAACAAGGTTATCTGTTCCCTCATCCATGTTGTTGCATAACTCCATATTATCTTCTAAGGCTTCATTCAAATTCTTTGTCTTTACGACTTTCATACTCTCTTCCAACTCCTTAGTCTTATCTGATGTATCTGACGTAGGAATACTAATCCCTTGTGCTTCACACAAATCAAAAAATTTCTTTACTACATAATCCCAAGAGTTCTTACACTCAAGCAACGAAGTATAGGTAGATACATTATCAGACATTTCTTTGATTATGTTAGTATCAACATTTACTTCATCTTCTTGTAAAAGTTCCTCTGATAATAATTGGGGTAACTCTCTATATAATGCCAATAAAGATTTTTTAATCAGTGGAAAATTATCATTTTGTAATGCCTCTCTAAATTTAAGAGAGACTTCAACACTTAATTTCATTTATCTACCCTTAAAATAATTAGCAGTAGCGTCTGCTATTACGTCTAATCCAGCCACATCATCATCAGTGTCATCATCCAACATTTGTTGCTCACCCTCAACTATTCCAGTATCAATAGCGTCTGTTGCTGTAGAAATAGTTTTAAGGATGGACTGTAGCTGACCGATATGCTTATGTTCTTCTGTGATAATATCATTGATAATAGACTCAGTATCTGTATAGCCTTGTGCTTTAGCATTGACTATAAAATCATTATACTGACTAATAGCATTCCACTCATCGTTAATCAAAGCAATTAATAAATTAGAAATGCCATTATCTTTATCAGTAACAGGACCTGTTAAATCTTCTTCAGCAGTCACTGTAATATCTGTGTCAATGTTAGCCCCCTCAGTAAGTGATAACTCATGGTCATAAAAGACATCTTGCTCTGGTTTATGCACTCTGTCTGCATCTAATTTTACATCATACAGAGTTTTTCGCTTCTTACTCACAACACCTTTACGACCAGTCTTGTTAACCTTAACCTTATCCCCTACATTAAAAGCTTCTTCTAAGTCGTCTTCCTTTAAATGATTATAAAAATATTCATCTAAATCATCTTCTTCGTTTATATCCTCATCAAGAAGCTCATTATCAATAAATTCTTCGGTATCTTCATAAGATTCTAATAATCTAAATTTCATTTATACCAACCCCTATCCAACAGTGATGTTGATTGAATCATCACCATTATGGAATCTGTACTGTTTTATAGAGTTAATAACCTCTTTGGTGACTGCCTCTACTGTGTTACACTCAACTCCATTAACGTTAGCCTTTAATCCTTTATCAAGAATTGATTCGTTGAGATTTTCGTCTATCACTTCTTCTTCCTCGGTTTCCTCTATCTCGTCATCGTCAGTAAACCCTTCATAGGTATTGAACCATATCTGTGCGGTTTCCTCGTCCTCGGTTTCCCAGTCAGCATAATCTTCATCTGGCTCATAGAGTTCTTTATCACCAAACATAAAGATATGCTTTTCTCCATTAGAATACCAAGTGTAGTCTGTCCAAAATCCATCAGAATCTTGAACCTGTTTAGAATCTATCTCTTCCCACTCATTACCAAAGTCATCCCAATCTTCTCTGAATGACCTTAAGTGTTTCTTTTTTGAAGTGCATCCTTCATTTAATCTATGTTTCATTTTATTACCTTTCAAGCATATATATATGCTAAGCAAGATTTAATCTCTCACTTAGCATATACAACAATCTCAATTAGTTCTATGGAAATGCCTAAGTTGTGCCATCGTGTTAAATTGTTTTTGGGTTAATTTTCTATTATTAAATATTACCCAAGTATCATCAACATAGGTTATAGTAAGCGTTTCTCCCTTATCATTTTTGAACACTGCGCCTTTTTCCACCTTGCCTATGTAGGGGAGACCCCTTTCTCGTGGGTGTTGGAATCATTGTGTTTGATTTATTAAAACTACCTAAACTGTTCGTTACACTACCAACAGATAATCCTTCTTCCTGTACATTGGAAGTCCAATCAATATCAGATATATTATTCATAATACGATTTAATGCGGGAGTATTAGGAATCTTCTTTCCATTTAACTGATTTCTGTAATACCATATTGTTAAATCTTCTGCAAGCCTATTAGCATCCCCATAAAGGTACTGCTGAATAAATGTACCGCCTATTGTCCATCTATCGCTATTAAATGCTTTAGAGGGGTTGGGTAACCACCCCTCATAACGAAAACTTTGTGGTCTCAATTCTGATATTCTGCAACCCCCACCAAACCTCTTAAAGATTTCTACAACGTTATTTGGCAAATCGGCATTTGACCCGTCCAATATATCAGAATTGATTTCTCTTAAAAACTCTTTACACTTCTGAACAACTAAACGACTTTCACCATATGCAGTTTTATCTTCATCGTATAAACTATATTTTTCTGTTAATTTATTCTTCTTCATAATCACCAAATAATCTATAATCAAGTTTCAAAGAACATTACTAAATCAAGAATATCTTTAAACTGCTGTTCTTCAAGTTTTTTTATAGCGGAAGCATATGCTTCGGGTTCTTCCTCTTGCAACTCATCTAACCTACGGAGGACTCTACCATAAAATCCCTGTGACTTTGCAAGTTCCCTTAATGCGTAACGGATTTCCTTTTCTTTCATTCCATCTTTGAATTCAACACCATCAAAGGCACTTTCCTTTAACTCATCCTTGCTCGTCTTCTTGCCGTTACAACCTTCTTCAAGTTCATCGTCTTCCTCCTCTTCAAATTCATAAACAGAAGAAGCATAAGAAATCATTTCATCAATGAACTGCTCAAGTGCTGTATTCCAATCCGCATCCTGTGGTGTGCAGTAATGCTTTAATAATGTCCACTCATCATCATAATAAATCAGACCTTCGTCTATTGCTTGTATTACACACTCTGATAAATCGTCTCTATCGTCACACTCAATTCTGTCAAAAATATCTTCAACTAAATCTGTGAAGTCGGGGGTGGTATAATCACCAAATGCCCTCTGAAATGCTTTGTAATCCATTTTTACTCTACCTCGTAATCTTCTATACCATAAACTTCATCACCATATTCTACCTTATCTGGTGAGTATCTGTGATGAACACCCATTCTTACTGCCTCTACATAATTTCCATTCTGCACTTTCTCCCAAATCCAATCATCAAGAGTGGAAACGTCATCTGTTTCTATATCATCCTCAAGACCTCTATAATTTCTGTCATAGTAAGAACGTGCATAATTTTCATTATCATCTAAGGATTCATTTAATGTGTCTTGTTCAGATAACCAATTATATGCTATCTCTTCGTTAGGGAAATAAAGCCATGTATCACCATTTACCTTTTCAGATACCATAGGTGTATCATAGAGAAGTAAATCTCCCCGTTTGCTAAGAGGTGTACCACCAGTCAGCCCAAGGTCATCCCTCGATATAAGAATAGCAATGTCGTTCTGCTTTGCTTTTAATTTTCTTGATACCGAATTTACTACTCTGCTAAAATTATCAATAGTCTCATCATCGGCGTTGTCCATCATGCCCTCAAAAGCTTCATCGACATGTAATAATGCAAGTCCAGCATTTTCTGCTTTTGAATAAAGGTCTAAATCTTCAGTGACCCTGCTTTTTCTTCTCCATGTTGGAGCTTTAACACGAGTTCCATCGTCACCATCTTCATTATAATCGTTAGTGAGTTCGGTAAAATCACGTTTCTTCATTCTATGTAATGCACCATCACCAGTGGTATTGATTATAGGCTCTTCACTATATGGCTCTTTCTCTGGGAACTCTTTTCTTAAATCATCAGCAGTGTGCTTAATATATTGCTTAACACTTCTATGACCATGACCATCACTATGCACTTCAAGGTGTTTGTGAGGATTTCTTTTGTTAGAGTAATGAGTTACTGTTGTAGCCTCTTTCAAATCCTCTCTGTTAAGAGAGCTAAGTATTTTAACCAACTGCTCACCTTCTGCAATATCTTTAGAATAATCATAATCAATATCGTATTCTTGTGTAGCACCATCCTCTTTATATGCGTCCACAATAAGTTTAACAGCATCTACATAAGACTGCAACTCTCCGTTGTATACAGCCTCAATAAATTTATCGTGGTCTATATCAGTATAATTATCAGCATAATCATAAGGGTCAAAATCTTCAACAAATTTCGCCACTCTATTAAATAACTCGTCCAGACTTTCATCAGTTTTTGCTGGTGCACTAACATCTTCATTCTCTGTTATATATCTTGATAACACTTCAGAAGATACATTTTCAGAGAGCATCTTTTCTATCTTATGTTTCTTCTTATTATCAAAAGATTCAGACAGCATAACATAAGAATTCTCTAATGCATGGAATCCTCTATCGTTTTCAAAATCCTCTAAATCTCTTTTCTTCAGCTCATTAGCAATATCAATTTTCATTGTTTACCTCATCTGATACAGTTTCTGGTTGTTCAGTTTCAGTTTCCTTCTTCTTTGACTTCTTTTTCTTTAACACAGCCTCTAAATCAATCAAAGGTTTAACTTCTCTTCTTTTAGGCTCTTCTGTTTTAACCTCTTGAATTAAGTCAAGGTTAAGATTGATTTGTACACTTGCATTTGTATGGTAAACGCTTCTCAGTCTCTTTGATAAAAGATATACTGCCTCTTTCTTATTCTCAGCCTCTACTCTTAATCCAGTAGAAGATTGAATAAAGTTTCCGTTTATCATAACAGTACCTTTATATTCGTATAACATCTAATAACTCCTTTATCACATCGTATAACGCATTATTTGCCCCTAAATTTGATTTGGCAGTATTCAGTAGTGAAATTCTCCACCTAAAATATCCACGCTCTAAAAAGGGCAAAATATGACGTTTTAATTACATATGTCTATGTAGCCAATTAGCACCAACTGGAAGAACTGGTGATACTGGTTTCTTAACCTCAACTGTTGGAGTCACAACAACCTTTGGCTCATCTTTCACAACTTTGGTTTCAACCGAAATTTCTTTGGTTTCAACCGAAATTTCTTTGGTTTCAGCCTCAGCAACTTTGGTTTCCTCTTTGGGTTCATTGGCTACCGCCACTTCCTCAACCGAAACTTGCTCATCTATTTTTATTTCTGCTTTTTCAGTAACAGTTGTTTCTGCTTTCTTAGTTCCTTTTTTATTTGCCATTGTAAAGTTTCCTTTCTGAAAATTCCGTAATATATTTATTTTTATTATGTAAAGTTATTCTCTTTATAAATACAATTTTCCATAAAAGTTATGAGAAGGGTTTTTTGAAAAAAAAAACCCAATACTAATATACCGTAGGTATATTAGTATTTCTATAATATATATTATATTATACTATACCAATTTGGTATAACCCCTATACCAAATTGGTATAGCGTACTACAAGTGTAGTAAGATTTGCATCATAAGACAAGGAAAATTGTTATATGAAATTGTTTATCATATCAAAATTAACGATGTATTTACAGCCTAATACAAATCCATTATTGGTAACAGTTTCTTTAATTATTAAATTTTTCTCTGTCAGTTTCTTTAATGCCTCAACAATCTTTGGCTGTGTTGTGTTTAGCATATCAGCAAGATATGTTGTGCTGGCAAACATAGAATTGTTTCCATCTTTACTATATCCATAAATGATTGCATAAAGGTATAATTCCAATCGTTTTAATCCAAGACCTTCTTTATTCTGCATCCAGCCGTGGATAATGTAGTAATCGGATAATTTTGACATAATTAAATTGTGCTCCTTGATTAGTTGTTCTTTCTATTTTTACAATAATTATTTATTGCAGTCTTCAATTCATCTGTTGTGTTGTAGATAAAAATAACTTTTGCTGGATTAAATTTGTCTGTTTTAGTGGCAAAGAAATCAAATCCTAAGTCATGTAAATATCTCATCATACCATATGAAAAAACTATATATGGTTTCTCAGTATTCATTATAACACAGTCTGCTCCTTTCTGTCAATACTTTAGCTGTTAATCCATCTAATCAAATCTTTCTTATCATATTCCCAAGCATCATCTGATTCTGCACGTTCTCGACACTCAGCCTCAATCTCATCGTAGAACTCATCTTTCAGCCAGTCTTTGTATTCTTTGTTGATGTCATCGTCATCAAAAATCCAGTCTGCTACATCATAGGTCTCTACGAAGTTCTGTAAGGACTCGTTATCCCACGTTGCTTTCATTTCTGCACGTTCCTCATCAGACAAAGACTCATCCTTCAGTGCATTTTCAATGATTACCGCTGGGTCTATGTATTTAATTAGATATAAATTCTTATTTTCTGATGTATCAAAATCGTCATCTATAACATCATCAATATAATCTTCCCAATCACTATCGTCATAATCGTCATAGTAATCGTCCCAATCTTCATTTAGAATATATTTCATTATGTTTACCTCAATTTGATTATAGTTTCTCTCTTATATGATACAATAGGTGTGACAACTTTTAGGCGCACTTGTCCTCCCACATAATAATATAATTTATATAAACATCTTCATTCTAATTTTCTATATTAAAAATAAAGTGGTGATTATCTAACAATCACCACTTTTTCACTCGCTCTTGTGAGTGCTGTGTAAAGCCATCTGCAATGGGTCTCAAGGTCATTAGGAAACCACTCTTCCATGACTACGATGTTGTCCCATTCACTACCCTGTGCCTTATGGCAAGTAATAGCATAGCCATAATTGAAATCAAGAGGGAAGGGCTTGTGAGAAATCTTTGCCTTATCAAGCTCAGCATATTTCTTCTTGATGAGATATAAATCCTTGCCTGTGATGGTGGGCATACCATTGATGAGTTCGTTCTTATCAACAAGAAGGTTATTATAAAATCCCAAATCAGTCTTAATGGAAATTCTGTAGCAAGGAACTTCTGTAACAGTTAACTTATCAGCAATTGACTTAGGTGCTGTCCAAAGCTCTTCTTCCATCTTAACAATGATGCCGATAGTTCCATTGGTAAGGGGAATCATTTCATCATTGTTAGTAAGGTGTTCGTAATAGTTGTGGAGGCAGATTACCTTGTCACCAATCTGAGGGAGAGCAGAAAACTTCTTAAGTCTTCTTACGTAGTTATTAACTTCTGTTCTCTTTCTGTTAGTAGCACAGATAATCTCGTCTGCCCAAAGAAGAGTTCTGTCGTTAAGTCTGTCCTTGCGAATAACAGAGAATTCTCTGCCGATACCATAGTTAAGTTTTTCAAGGTTACGAAGCTTCAGCCCAGCGTTGATGATTTCAGAGTCATTTGCCTGTCTCATGATTTCTGTGAGGAATACATCGGGGTTCTGAAGAAGAGTGTTTCCAGCAGATGTTGTGCTGTTCTCATTTTCAACAGGAGGTAACTGAAAAGGGTCACCAAGCCAAATGATAGGCTTTCCGAAAGACCTCATCTGATTAACCATATCAGAGGGAATCATTGAGCACTCATCTGCAACGATAAGGTCATAATCAATATCGTCAACAAGTTCATACTTGTAAGTGCCATCCTCTTGAAGAACAGGCTTATAAAGCAGTCTGTGACAAGTGATTGCGTTGTCGTTACCTTTCTCACGAAGAACCTTTACTGCTTTGCCTGCAAATGCTACATATACTACATTGGAGATTCCACACTCTTTGGTAAGTTTCTCAATAATCTTGGAAACTGTGGTGGACTTACCAGTTCCAGCATAGCCAGCAATCACAACATCATCACCAGCCTTAACCTTCTTTACTGCAAGTTCAACTGCTTTCTTCTGTCCTTCATTGAGAATAATGCACATACCAAATACCTCCAAAAGTGATATACTGTTTATCAACTGAGAACAGTATATCACAAGTGAAGGAATTTGTCAATAGGTTATTTAATTATTATCTAATTTAACCACTCATAATCATCGTCCATTTTTGTAAGAATCATCTGACAATGAGTCGTGCAACTGTTTAACAGCCACTTAACATACTCGCTGTACTTAAATTCTTCCATTGTACTATCCTTAAAATAAGGAAGGGTGTACTTGTGGGAATAGAGAGCATCATAGCCATTATTGTCAAAGAATAAATCTTTAAACTTGTTGTCGATTGTACAGTTTAATGTCTTTCACTGTGTGTCATCCTCCTTATTCAGCTTTTTATAAAGTTCCTCAAACTTTTTGTCAATGTGTACTTTTGTAGATGATGATGTACCAACTACACACATCATCAAACCGCTTATTGCTACCCAAATGTTACCAGTAAGTGTACCGACTGTCACTGCAATGACTCCAAGCAAACTAATAATTGATGGAAAAGTTTCCTCAAAATGTTTCATAATTATCCCTCCACATGATTAATTTTGAAAAAGTGATAAAGCTCTGTTAAAAATTTATTATAAAATTCCATGCACTCTTTAGCATGAAGTTTAAAGTACGCTATTCCCCAATTCGTAGCCTCTTGTTCCATAGGAAGACTGAAGTATTCATAAGCATATTCTTTACAAGCCTCTCCATCATACTTCTCTTGAATCTCATCTTTCATTAGCCACTCATCATCAATCTCATCTTCGGTGAAGAATTCTTTTGTGACATAGTGCCCAATTTCGTGTAGAAATGACATAAGAAAAATCGGAATGTTTTCATTTGAGATTTCCTCAACATATGAGCGATAAAACTCTGTGTAGTTATCACTCAATACTATGGCATACCAAGCATCGTTTGTTGTGTTAGAAATCTCAAACTGAGTTCCAAGATGGAACTTAACACCAAACTGTTTAGCAAATGAGTTGACGACCTTGTTCAACTTTCTTACCCCTTTTAATCTTTTGCTCATCACGATGCCTTTCTTTCAAATTTTCCATGACACTTTCGGCAGTAGTAATTCTCTGGATGCTTTACGAAATCACTCATGCGTGTGCGATTTATTGTACAACCACAACCAGTGCAGACCATAACGTAGTTAATCCGTCTTGTACCACTTGCCATTTCTGCCATTTCTGTATGCTCGCATTCACTTCTGTCTGTTGAATAAGGATGAGGATTAAGGTGATAATCTGCACAAGCATAAGAATAATTCCTACGCATTTTCATAACGGCTCTTCGCCATATCGCATCATGTCCTCGGCTACCCTTAACTGAATGACAAACCTCATGACATATTACAGAGCGAAGTTCTTCTTCTGGAGCGTTCAGATAATACTTTGAAATGTAAATCTGACTATTGCCTCTGCTCTTGCAATTTAACCCATAATACGTTTTACTGTTCTTGAGTTTGACTGTGGGGTGAATGGGAATTAAATCCAGCCCATTTACCTTCGCCTTTACGATTTCCTCAGAAAGCATTTCAGTAAGTCTTGAAACTGTTATCATAAAAAATCACCTCCAAAGATTATAATACTATTATACTCCTTGAAGGTGAATATGTCAATACTTTATTTTATTGTTATTATATCCGATAGTGGCTGTGGTAGAATGTGCGTGTAGTAATAATCATCAAGTGTATGCGTATCGAATATGTCTATATCATCTGTCAACTCAGCACAATATTGTAAGTATTTAGCGATTACTTCTTTGTCGTGACTGTAATACTGCTCAACTAACTCTTTGAACATCGGGAGATTGTCTAACATATACTGACAAAAATCTTGCCACTCTTGCAATCTGTGATTGTATCTTTGAACGTAGATATTTAATAGAGCACGATAATTTGTATTCAGTCTGGCAGTTAATTGAAATCCTGCGGGTACATTATAAAGCACTCTTCTGTAATTCTCAATTGAATTATCTCGATTATAAGCCTCAATCTTCTCATTAACTATATCAATGATTCTATCATCCACTTCTTCAACACACTGCGATTTGAGGTCGAACTTACAAATACGGTGCATTGTAGACTGAGAAGAATCAAACACCACAAATTTATATCGTTCCATCTCAACCCACATCTTATTAGAACACTTAAGGTCAAAAGCGACTAATATTCCAGAAAGAAACTGTCCATGTGCACCATTGCCATTGCTTGCCTTTGTGAGGTTCTTAACTCTTAAAATGTCTTTCTCATTAAGGGGAAGTATCTCAGCCTTTGTCCTCATAGGATAGCCACTTGCTGAGATACACTCTTCCATGTCATAAACTTTTAAATTACTTATTTCCATTAAATATGTTCCTTATTCTATCAAGAATTTGTTTGATAATTGCTTTAATTGCCTCTACAAATGAGATAAACCGCTTATCGTTGACTAACAATTCATCTTTATTGTCATCCTCTACATCAGTGTTGTCATCTACATCGGTGTCAGTATCTGTCTCAGTATCATCGACATTATCATCAACTTCTGTGTCAATATCAACGTCTTCTGTATTATCTGTTTCCTCTACATCTGTATCAACGTCTTCTTTAAAGTCTTCCTCTGTAGTATCTTCGATAATGTCTTCTGTGTCTTGATGTTCTTCTACGTCAACGTCTTCTTCCTCAACGTCAGTATCATCTTCCTTAATATCTTCTTTAAGGTCATCATCTGAAGAATCATCATCTATTACAATATCCTCTTCAATTGGTTCTTCATCTTCAATTGGTTCATCTTCCTTAATGTCTTCATTAGCGTCAGTATCTTCCTCATCTTCGATGGTTGTATCTTCTTCGAATATAGGAGTGATTGCCCAGAAGTCTAAGAGGCTTAAGTTATATTCTTCCCAATAAGCATATTTGTAATCAACATGCCCATTACCTTTATTACCCCAAGAGTCTCCCCAACTGTTACGAATAATCCAACCTGTTTCATCCCACCCGACTAAACAAACCTCATGTGCATAATCATAAGAACTTCGCCACTCAGCTTTTAAGTCATCAGTAAAATCTCCGTAAACAGGACAATATACAACAACAGCTCCTGTAGTCATTAAGGCAGTTTTGATTTCAGTCTGTGTTGTTACTTTGTAATAGTTTGCAATTACATAATCTTTTGCAATAGGTAATAAGCGTTCTTTTTCTTTTTGGAACTTTTTGAAGATTAATGGCACTTCAAAGTTATAGATGAAATCAGAATAGTGTACATCACCTTCATGGTTAAGATGCTTTAACGCTTCACGAGGAATCATTCCTGACCCTTGATAATCATCTTCACTTCTGTTACCATAGATAAATCCACGGCTGAAATCAATCTGAATACCTTTTTGAGCGTAACCTAAAGCGAGGGCTGTAGCAAGAGCATGTGCCACACATGACCCTGTGCCCCCTTGATTGTACACTGGAATTTCATCCAAATGCGGTACAATATATGTTTCTGGGATTTCTATTTTTTGTTTTGATGCTACTGTAGATGCAACAAAATCCCTATTATCAATAGGGTCTTTAATTGCACCAAAATATCTGTTGTCTGTCATTATCTACCTCATTGTAAACCCTTTATCAATTAAATAGTAAGTATAAATTGTGTATGCAATCTGTTTAATATCAGATACATTTCTGTTAACAATTAAATGATTGTACTGAATATCTGCAAAATCAGTATTATCAGCCAGCACTCTGCGCTGACACTCTTCTACTGTGTCATTTCCACGTGAAATAAGTCTTTCCCACTGTTCTTCTGGAACAGTGTCAATTAAGAATATATCAGAAAATCCTACCTCATCTTTAATCTTCTGAAAATCCTTTACCCCATGTGCATCCAAAATGATTACCTTATTATCTGTATCTGCATTAATCAAATCCTTTTTGGCAACTCCATACCAAACGTCACCCTCATTAGATTTAGTAAAGCAATTACAAGCAATTAATTCACCATTATCTCTCATTGACATATATTTGTCAATAGATACAAAATGGTAGTCCACCCCATCTTTTTCATTATTTCTCTTTTTGCGTGTTGTGTATGTAACAATAGGAGAGAGTGCTGGGATTTTCAGCAACTCTCTTTTAATTGTATCTTTTCCAGTAGCAGTCTTTCCAGTTAAAATAATCATTAAATTATGCTCCTATGCGATTATCTGTATGCTTCTCTACGATGTGATGCTCTACTTTGAAACATTGGTGCAGTAAGACTCTCTTGAAATTCATTCTCATTCTTTACTGGGATTACATCATCACCAAATTCCCTCATGTTAATCTTGTACTTAAAACCATACTTACTAAAGAAATCATCCCCATCTTCTTTAGTTGTAACATCAGATATTTCTATCAATTTATATGTTGCACAAGCATTTGTTGTTTTGTAATAAGCCACATGTGTGTATGATGGATATACCTTACCAAAAAAGAAACTCTCTTGCCCATAGGCTCTTGCTAAGTGTTCAGCATCCTCTTTTGATATATTGAAAATCATCAATGAGTGCTCGATGTCTCCATACTTTCCTTTAATCTTAGCATAGTTAAACCCACCATATCTTAAAGCTTTATCTTTATTCTGCTCTAATGACTTCTGTACAAGTTCTGCCTTTAGTCCCTTAGTAATCTTATCATTGTATTCTTTTGGATTATTAAGCCATTTTTTGTATCGGTCGAGAACTTCATCATCTGTAGCATTTCCCCAAGCCAGAGGATTTTCACCAGTTAATATAGCAAAGGTTCTAATCTTTCCAGTAGGGTCACCCCACAATGCTTGTTTAACTCTTCTGAAATTATTGGACTCATTTAATGTGTCAGTCAGTTCCCCAGTAAATCCAACCTTAAAAAGTTCACCAAGAGCATATCTTGGAGGTACTTCTGATGTAATACTCATAGGTTGTTGGTCAATATATGCCTCAAAAACAGCATTTGATTTAAGTGTAAATCTCTGAGGCTTGCCCTTATCCCAATTATGGCTTTTACGATTAAGAGAAGAATCACTCCACTTTTTAAGCGCTGTAAAGAATGGTTCTTCTGTATCATTTGTAGTGTAGCCATCATCAAATTCCATATCGGCTTGTCTATCTGCACAGCGAATATAAGTAGGGTTCTTGTCGGGTTCTTTAATCATTACTGTGTCTTGATTGTAATGTTTGCCCAACTCAACAAGGTCATCCTTAAACTTATTGAGGTCTGCATATTCCTTTGTGCGTAAATTATAAGGATAAACAATAAGGGACTTTTCCAGACTTGCTTTAGGCTCTCCCTCTTCTCTATACCCACCCAGCACAGGAACGTGAGAGTAGCCCAAAGAATTTATTTTTGATTTAAGTTCTTTTGTGCGTTTATCGTTTTCTTCTTTTGAGAGGTTAGCACGTGAGGCACTTAACACACCATACCCAGTAGAATCATGTCCCTTAATAATGCGATTAAGATTAGCCTCTGTGAGAGGAATATAGTGTCTGCCATAGGTGCTATAAATCTCGTCTAATCTGTTTGCATTTTCTAACATTAGATTATTCATATGTCCTCCTTATTTTCCATTTACAAGATAAATATCTTTGGTTGTGTAGTCTTTAACAAGAACTGCCTCTTGGTTAAATAAATTACATAATTCTGTTGCAATCTCTAAAAGGGTGTCAGTGGAAATACCAACAATATCCACAGATATACTATTTTCTCCGAACACCTTACCATTTTTTGCTGTATACCTAACAGATAATCCCTTGCCTACTGTCCAGCCAGCAAGGTCATGCTTCTGTGCAATTTTATCTATTCTATTTACAGCATGAAGTCTGTTATTGAGAGTGGCAATTTTTTGCTTTACCCAATTTATAATTTTATTTTTTGAGGCTTCAACTGCGTTTACATCGGTAGAGAATACAATTGTACCACCCAAATTCTTAGGGTCAAATGTATAATCAATCCCTTCAGAGAGTGTTACTCCCTCGTAATTATACTTTGTATTCTCCCTCACAATCTGTTTATATAAATATTTTGATGTACTGTAAGCGTTACCATTTAAGCCAGCAAGTTTTATAATGTTGGAGGGCTTGGATTCTTTTAGTCTAAATTTCATCGTTACTCACTCTTTCATTCAGTTAGTGAAATTGATATTTTCAGTGAAAAATACCGATACAACTTAATATTAAGTTGTATCGGTACTCACTATTGATATACAATTTACTTTTCTTCTGCTACTGTACAAGTTCCGTTTGAACAGTAAAACTTCTCAGTAGGCTGTACAAGAGTGCCTTTTGGCTCTCCAGTGATAGCCTCAAAAAGTGCGTCAAACTTACGCTTGCTACCACAAATCTTCTTTGCAATACAGAAGGCAAGTCCAGCATCCTTGCTGTATTTATCAGCATCACTGCACTTAACCTTTGTCTTTGTGCCATCAGCCCAATAAACAATTGTGTAAGGCTCTTTGAAAAGTACCTTCTCAATGTCTGTGGGTTCAAGTTTTCCAGCCTCTTCTGCCTGTGCTTTAAGTGCTTCGCTTTCAAGAAGTAGACCAAGATTTTCATCTACCTTTGAAATATCCTTATAGTCCACCACATTCTTGTGGGCAAGGATTGTGTTCTCATAACCTCGTGAGTTTACAATATCCTCAATAATCTGAAGTTTGATTTCTGCGTTCTTTACCGCTTCTCTCATCTCATTAGTAATCTGCATGTTAATTTTCCTCCGCAATTTTAAATTCATAATTAGCATCTAATTTGTCTTGAATATCTTCTGACTCATAGATGAAATTTTTCGCATCTTCATAAGTATCAAATTTGTCTTTGAGTGTTTTGATTAGTTCCTTGTACTTGTACATTTTAATGATGAACATATTAGCCTCCGCATTTACTCGTTTGATTTGGACGATACAATCACTTGACCTATGGTAAGCAGTAGCCCAGATATAAAGCACGGCAGAAATGTCACCGATACATTTGTTACTGTTCCAAGCAGACATATAAACCCATACATCATGAGTCCATATCCCAATGATACTACTGCAATCAATCCAAGTAAAATGATTAGTAATACGAGAATCATTCCAATTCCGAAACCGCTAATTTCCTCTGTAACTTCCTTAACAGCTTCTTCTGAAACGTCCGTGTTGTCTTTGCGCAACCTTTTAAGAATACCAAAAACGTCTTTCAACATATATGTTGTCCTTTCTATATTCACAGAGGGGAAACTTGTCCCCTCTGTGTTTTCCTTTGATTAAGCTACTGCTACACTCTTGGCAACCTTAACGAAGTTATCCATAAGCGCATGTCCTGTGATAATCTTGTTAAAGCGATTTGCATTGTAGTCAGTGGTAACACGTGCAGGAGTTGCGTGGTCAACATAGTCTGTGATAGCAAGGATAGCACCATAGAGAGTGTTCTTGAAAGGCTGAACATCATCTCTGTTGTAGTAGTTCATAAAGGTGTTACGTGCATCCTCTGCATTTGTCTTCTGTCTGTTGCTCATTGCCTCAGCAATAGGGAATACATTTGCAACAACCTTGCCCAACTGAACAGCATTAAGAGTGGTTGTTGCCATCTTTTCAGCCTCAGTGTTGAGTTCATTCATATACTGCTCTGCGAATCCAAGGGTTTCCTTTGCATCTGCAAGCTTACCCTCAATTGACCCACAGTGTCTGGTAGACCAGATTCTCTTTGCTCTGCCAAGTGCAAGATTGAGTGTGTTGTTGCAGACCACACGCACGGGGGTCATAGCCACCTGTACTGCATTCTTTCCATCATGGGAGTTGGTAAGCACACAGTATGTTTCAAACTTGTCACCAAGAATCTGTCTCTCGGGCATCTTTGCAAGCAACCAAATCTTCTTGCCTTCAAAAAGGCTACCAGCGGTTTCATACTTAACACCTTCACCAATGAGGTTGTCCATGAAACCAAATGCTTCTCTGTTCTGAATTACCTTGTACTTGTTGGTAACCATTCCATACACGTTACCATCTGTACTACGAGTAGTAGCATAGAAGTTAGGGATTAATTTGCCACCCTCGGTGAACACCTTTTCCTTTGTTACTTCCCAGTCAAGACCTGCCATTACGATAGCGTCCTCTGAAATAGGGGCACTCTCTACACTGATTCCAAGTCCATGCCAAGGGGTTTCTCTTCCTACGTAAAACATATTCTCGACTTCGGCACTCATAATCATTACCTCCAAAATTTGTTTGATTTGTTTAACCTTACAAGAGCATTATAGCATAGAAAAAAGAATTTGTCAATAGTTTATTATTATCTTTTATCCCTCTTCCACACCTAACTCTGTTAGTTCATTATCAATCTCTTCAATACGAGTTTTAATAAACTGAATGAGGCTCTGTTTTCCACTTTTTGATAAGTCTATGGTGTTGTCGAAGTAGTGGCAAAGGTCTATATCTTTCACTGTGTATTTAATTTGCACCCATAAGCTATGCTCTCCAAGGCACAAGAATTCTTCTAAACCCTTACGCTCTCTAACAAGCTCATTGATTTTCTCAATTGTCTTTAGTGTCATCTTTATACCTCTTCTTTACATCTTCCCACCAATCGTCAAATAAAAATGCATTCCATGTTATATAAATATCAGTTACTTCAGACTGTTCTATGTGGACGGTATAGTGAAGGTTCTTGGTAAGAATATCTTTTAACCGATATTCTTCTGATAACGACAGTTTTTTAGGGATAGAAATCTTCACCGCCAGTTCATCTCTGTATATTGCTGAGTTAACCTCAGTATCAATCTTTTTCCACAATGTTCCCAGCTGATTCTGAGAAAAGAAATACGCATCCGAACCATTTATTAACATAATTTACACCTCATCTCCAAGCATCTTCGCTGTAAACCACTTATCTTCAATTAGATTTCCGATTATTTTCGCTCTATCCTCATCATCAAAGGCTACACGAACATATTTGCCCGTCATATCATTAAAGGTATCAACCCCAACAGTGTCCATAAGCATCATCAGATAATCACCGCAGTGCTCCCAGCCCTTGAACGTTTTTGCTCCAAGAAATCCATTGCCCAGAGAGACATTTCCAAAAACACATCCCCACCCGCTACCTTCAAGTACAAGTTTAAGAGTAAGACAGCCATGGTCTTTCATAGATAAATCTACAGAAGTGATTTTAGCATTTTGAATTTTGTAATTATTATCAATTAAGAATTGTTCAGTCATCTTAATTTTCTCCTTTTTTTCCTGTAGGTATTTCTGTAACTCTTTGTCAAAATCCTCTGCATTTACATCTACTGTTAATCTTGTTTTAATCATCTTTCTTCCCCACTTTCTGATTGATGTTCATAATAGTTGCAAGTAAAACCGTCCAAGCATTTAAACAATGCAAATAGATAACTGTCATTCACAAACATACCTTGTTCTGTATGCAGAACAGGTTCGATGTTGCGGAAATAATAGTCACATTCAGTATTGTTCTTACAGTTTTCACAAATCATTCTTCTTCCTCATTTTCTACATCGTCTTTCTCACTTTTGCCATTGCTTTTAAAATTTTTTGACATTTGGGACAATATATTTTTCCCTTGATGGTTTTCCAACCATACTCCTTTGCCTCTGCTTTGATTCTTTTCAATGAACCTTTTCTATAAGATTCTCCACAAGGAGAATGACTACAACCATCACACACTATCTCAATCCAAACCATGATTACTCTCTCCATTCTGTGTTAAAGTGTTCATTTAAATCTAATCCGTTTTCATCGTACCAAGTTACCCAATCGTGTTCTTCTTCATCGTATTCTTCAAGCCCAGCGGTACTGCAATGGTCGGGGAATACTCCTTCATCAACCTTTGTATTCACAAAGTCTGCAATGGCATCAATCATAATTTTTGCCTCTTCTGCAGACGATACTTCTCTGTGATAAGGTTCTGTTCCGAGTATATGAAAGTATATTCTCAATTTCATCCTTCTACCTCGCTTGATTGTGCTAATCTGTTTCTCACATTGGTGATTATATCATATAAAATTAAATCTGTCAATACTTTATTTAATGATAAAAAAATGTTAACCTACCATAGCGTTAACATTAGGCTATAGTAGGTTAACCAATTACCCCAAGAGATTCAAGTTCTTTTGTAATGGAATCAATCATCTGTTTCACAAAATCTCTGAATACTTTCTGCTAACTCCTTCTTTACTTTGGCAATGATGGTGTCAAGTAAGTTAACTTGTGCCCACAGCTGTTCTCTATAAGCACCCTCTGCACCTTCTACATGAAGTTTATAATCTATGTTATCTTTCTGTTCGTAAAGCCAAATGATTAAATCCTTTTTATTCATCATTACTTAATCCTCCCTATAGGGTTCATTCCACCAATCTTTTGCTACAGCAAACAAAGGTATCGTACTACCAACCATGTGTGCCATAGGCAAATCACTTCTATTTTGGAATGTATATTCAGAAAATGCCTCTGTTATTACATCGCCATTTGTGAGTGCACCCGCTATCCTTTCAGTTAATGTTGCTATATCTCCCTTATATGGTTCATTCCACAAAGAAAGCTCCATACTTATTCGTGGTGGCTTTTGCATAAAAGTGATAAGTTCACGAATAAAGGCACACACCAAAGGTCGAAGTGAACGGTCATATTCAAGTTTAGGAAATAATAGTTTTATTATATCTCCATTGGTTGCATTGCTGATGTTTTCCATTTACTGTCCCCCATTATCACCCATAGGCTTAAATTCTTTTATAAAAGCGTTCAACATTCCTCTGAACTGGCTTTGTATAGCCTCCTTGATGTGTTCATCACAAGTGTCACCAGTTAATTCCTCTTCATTTGTCATTTCTACTGCCCTCATTTTCTGTTATTCATCCCACTCTTTAATACTCGTATAAGCTCACTACTTCTTCGATTACGTTGTCATCCTTGTCATAAATTTCTTCTTCGTAGCATCCAAGAATTTCATCTTGTTCTTTCACTGAGCATCGTCCATGTGCATACAGCAATACTCTTCTTTCTTTTGGATACTTCTGCAATTCGTTAATTAGCTCTCCTACTGTCATTCCTTTTCCTCCCTTTCTGCCTTGTCTGCTTGTATGATTGTTGACATATTTCTAATATCATTCATTCTTACAGCATACTTGCTTTCACCGCTGATAGTAGTCATTATTTCTTTACATTCTTCCAATTCATCTGCATCAATCAACCTTCCGTGCCTTTTTGGAAGTGATGCGCCGTTCTTGGTTGCTCCCATTAAATCCGTAATATCAGGTGGTAACATGTTGCGTTTGCAAACCGCATCGTAAGTTGCCTCTTTTATATCAATCACTAACTGCATTTGTCTGCTCCTCTCTGTACTTATCAATGATTTCAAGCACCGCTTGACTATCAATACATACCTTATTATCGCTTGTAAGGAATTGTGCCTTATGTATTCGCAATTGCTCTATCTCGACTCTTATCTTGTCAAGTGCTGTTAGCGACTTAATACATGCTTCAAGAATTGGAATATCCCTATCGTCCAACCAATCTTTCCCATCTTGCTTGATAAGTCCAATAGTATTCTCAAGCTGTTCTATAATTTCTTCGTTTGTCATTCTTTATCCTCTACTCATTCTTGTTCCGCAGTTGGGACAATAGTTCCAATGGCTGTTATCATAGTACCCTGTCCCACATTCCGAACACATATATCCCCCTTCAATATCGTCTTGTAACGGGTGTACTAATATCCACTTTCCTGTCTTTGCTTTCGGATAAACGGAAGGGAGATTTTTTATCTTTTCTATACGCTTTTGTTTATAAAAGATTTGAGAAGCTATAAGGTCATACTTATCAACGCTTATTATTGCATCAATTGCCGTCTGTCGGCTTATACAATCCTCACAAGGCTCTTGCTCTAATGATAAAAGTCTTGTGACATCTTCCTCTGTATGTCCGTCCCATTCTTTACCGCATTGCAGTTCTTTGCAATCAAACATATCCCAGTATTTTTTATCATAATGATATGTGTAACTTCCTTGCGGTGTATCTACTCCTACGATAAACCACTCACCGTTTCTGTCAAAACAATATTTTCCGTCAGAATGTTTAAAAGATTTCCATGCTTTATCTTTATTTAAATTTACGATTGTTGCAAATAAAACTGCCCTCTGATGATATAATTGATTAAAAGTATGATAACCATCAGACACCTCACCCATGTCCTCACAAGGCTTGGTCTTGAGAAATTCTATACACATATTAAGGGCTTCGTATACCTCATCTTTGTATGGAGGTTCGGGAAATTTTCCGCTTGTTTCTTGTTTCATTGTTTTGATTAATTTATCAATCCAATCTTTTGCTTCTTCTCTTGTCATCACTTATCCCCAACTTTTTCTCTACACTTGTTAATAATCTGAAATACATTGGTTACCTTTATCATGCGGTCTCTTCCAAACCACCAACCATCGGTCAAGACAACTTCCTTTTCAATCTTATCAAGAATCTTATTGATTTCACCCTTAACGTTCTCATCAATTATCGTAGGTTTGGCACTATCTGTTTCTTTCTGTAGTGTAAAAATCATCCTTGCACCACATTCGGGACAAATATGGTATTTTCGTACTGAACCGTCTTCTGCAAACATAGAGAAGCGTTCAAAACAGTTACTACATACAAACTTACCTCTGTCAGCTTCTATCCAATGCGCTGTCTTTGTCCTCGCCACCAACTTCCTTATCTTTGGCTCTACTGATTTAATTATTTCCTCCACATCCTCATTTACATCATCATGCTCGTCAACAGGAAATAACTCTGCAAGACAACCTTTAACTTTTGATAATACCTCTTCTTGTGTCATACTTCCCACCCTCTTTCAACCATCTCTGTCACCCACAGATTATAGTAAGTGGTATCGTCACGCTCATCTATTCTAAATCTTTCTATATCATCCAAAATGATGTAGATACACTCTTCTGTATAAATCGTGGGGTTATACTTTCGCATATCACGAAGATATTCTCGTGCACCATATTGACTTATGAAGTAATAGGCACAATCCGCAAACTGAATAAGTCCTACATTATTTTTCCACTGCATCCAGTTGTAGTTAAACTTTTCACAAGTTTTATTGTGCCAATATCTTGCCCTTTGTATATTTTTACAGATAAAGATATATACTGGCAATGAATATCCAGCCATTCTATCATAATCTGCTACTATAGATTTCTTCATCCTTATCTCTCCTTTATTACATCAGTCATCCTTGCTCCACACTTACAACAATAAGGTTCTGGTCTTTCGCTGGTCTGATTGCAATTACTACAACAAGTTGTGCCCCAATAATCCTCTTTCCAAACTGCTGTTTTTGCTGACCTTAAATCTTCCTCTAACTGTATTAGTTGGTCAGTTTCTTCTCTTGTAGTTGTTTCTTCAATTGACACCTTTAATCCATATCTATCTTTAAGGTATAACTCAAGGTGGTCTTCCATCAATCTTCCCATAGTTAAATCCTACTTGCCCAATACTCAGCCCACATTTCTTCTATCAGTGGTGCAACCCAATCATCGTAATACTCTTTACAGCACGTAACCCAGTTTGCTTGTTCGTTTTCATAACATGTGTTCATTCGTACAGTTACTGGATATACAAACCAATGCCTTTTATGACAAGGGCAATCACAGTACCCAAAAATACGCTTAAAGAAGGGTCTCTTGTCATATTTATTTTTCTTTATCACCATTTTTAATCACCACATGAGCATCATTATTGTTTACAGTGATAGAAGAGAACTGAGAAATGTTGTCCTTTGGTCGCTTAAAAAGATTGGACAAGAAGTGTTTTAACCCACAGCCTTGGCTTTGAGTCTGCTTTATAACAGTTCCATTTATTTTTACATAATTATAATTTTTCATCACTGCTCTGTCTTTCTTAAGATATAGATGTCTCCAGTCCACATGTAAGCATGAACTTCAAACTCTGTATCGTTGTAAATCAATGTGCCTTGCCAGTCATCCCAATCCCACACTCTGCTAAGGGTCTTATTGACAATATACATCTCTGCTAATAATGCAGAAACTGCATTATTAAGGGTGATACTTACGACTTCCCCTCTAATAAGTTTTTCAAGGGCTTCATCTATTGTCTTTTTGTCAGCGTTTCTAAAATCAATCCCAATCGTCATCGTCAAATCCTATTCCATGATTAAACCAAGACATACCACTATTAGTGTGTGCTGAGAGAAATCCTAACGCTGTGTTTAGCATCAGTAAAGACTGATGTGCTTGCCTTTCCCTTTCAGCATATTCCTCTGGAAGTAATGTTCTACGTGCAAAATCATAGAGACCATTCCACCCAAAGTAATCTGTTCTTTTGTGAAGTATCTGAAAAAGTTTGTAAGCCTCCATACTCACCTCGTAATAATGGCAAGAACGATAACGGCAATAAGAGCAATAAGTATGCTCAGCCCAATATCAAGAATAAGAGGGAAGAATACCCAAAACCAAGACCAAGAAATTACACCGCACAGTTTAAGTACCACAAATACCACTGTTAAAAGTGTAGATAATCCACATCCGTATTTCTTAACTACTGTATTACCACCATTTCTGCTCATAATAATCTCCTTATATTTTAGTCTTCTATTTCTTTAACATACGAATCAAAGAAATCTTTGAATTGATTCCAAATGGTTACTATGCACTGTCGAACCTCTTCGTTAGAACTGTTTCCGTACAAATAATCTAAATAATATCTGAAGTTGTCACAGTTGCAAATTACATCTCTTCTTATATCATTTATTTGGTTGTCCATCTATGCCACCTCTACTTCAATTACTCTTGCTGATTTTGTCCAGAACTCGCTTGTCTGGTCGTTTCGGCTTTTGTAGGAATAGCATCTCTTAGCAAGCGTCTCAGAGTTGTAACCATATTCCAGCAGTTCCTTGGTGTTAATCTTGCTAACATCCCCAACATGAATGTATTCCCATGATGTGAGGCAGTGGTCAGCCTTACCATATATCCACTTCTGAACATAAGCGTCCGTATAATGATTTATCTGAGTAGGTGTGTTGGTTACTTCAACAAGATACTTTTTCATAATCATACCTCCGAATTGTTCTCACTGAAAACATTATAGCACCAAATTACTTAATTGTCAATATCTTGTTGCCTACATAAGCACCCAATACAAAGGGGATAAAATCAAGCACCCAATATATTGTGAAAAAGATAGAGATGGGAGGAAGGTAGACATAAAGCAGTACAGCAAGGATTGTAATGACAGAATTAACTGCAAAGCTGTCTATTGTCTTATACGCACCCATACAGATAGCCCCAATTGCAATCTGACCCATTATCCAAAGGCAAGGTGAGATAGGGGCTGAACAGAGTAAAGAAGTGAGAAGAAGAATTACAATAGGAACGATAATCATTGCTGTAAAAAGTGTCTTAATTGTTTTTGTATTTTTCATATTCATTACCTCTTTCTTGAAATTTCTTTATTTTTAATAGCTATGAGTGCATCTTTCCATTCTTTGCATTCTTTTTCGCATTCCTTGATTGTACGGAATCCGCAATCCCAGCGACAGCCATCAGCACTATAAATCACGTACTCTTCATTCCAGAGATTCCACACAATATGAACACCATACTTCTTTTCAATCTGTGCTTTTGTCATTTAAGCCACCTCATAATATTCAACAGTCTTACCACACTCTGAGTTACAGTTATAATAGACGTAAGCGTTTACTGCTGAATCAAAATGGTTTTCACATCTGGTGAAATCTCAACAGCACAGTCAAGCCATAACTTGCTTGCTTTGATGTACACAGACTGCCCATTATTGAAAAGTGTTCTGGCTTTCACCTTGCTTATCTTCTTAAGATTTTTCATGCTATCTACCTCCGATGATGATAGTATAGCATGAAAAATAATAATTGTCAATATATATTCTATCTAACTAAATGTCTTCTTTTCTTGTGTTTTGTTCAACAGTAAAAAGAAATCCATCTACTGTCGATTTTAAGGAACACTTAAGGCGAGCTATATCTTCAACATTTCGTGTGTAAGTTTTACCATTATTACCTACAATGTAATAGATTTCATGGTTTCCTTCGATTCCAACAACTACACCACGCACTGCTTTGTCTTCATTTAATGCTGTATAATGCTCTACAAGACACACCACATCTCCAACTTCTGGTGGGGTTTCCCGCTTTTTAATTGCCTCTGAAATCTCAGCAAATGTTAGGTCATGCAGAATTGATATTATAGAAGCAGTATGAAACATTTTCTGCCTTCCTACTGCTCCAAGATGTAGGAGGTCAAGTATGACCCCTTTGCCATCATTTTCACAATCTGAATACCCAGCAGAATATCCATCATTCCATATCTGTGTCTCTTTTGATGTAACCTCAGATGGTGGAAAATTTACTTTAGCAATACTCATTTTTCATCCTCCTTATGTGTAATAGCAGAATCTAACGCACGTAAAAATTCCTCAGTTTGCGTTAAGTGACCCGTTACACGTAGTATTTTGCTTGCATAAACGACATAAATATATCCAGTCTTTGTTGTTATATAGTGAGCACCTTCATCAATAGCTGTAATTACCCCACTATTGGTGACCGCGTTTCCAGACAGTGTGTTACTACTTGTGAACGTTACTATATCTCCAACTCTTAACTCTTTATTAGCTTCAAGCATATTTCTAATAGTAAACACATCAAAAGTCTTCAGAATTTCCTGTACGCTGTCAGTGTTGAAAATCGCTTTTCTTTTGTCCAGCCCAAGGTCGATAAGCTGGAGAACCATGTCTTTCCCATCAATATATCCATCGTATTTGCCTTTCTTATATCCGTTGTTATATCCTTTAGTAAATTCACTAATGTGGTCTCCATCGGCAATGTGGTCTCCATCGGCATCAAGAATGATTATCACACTCACTCTAATAATCATTAAAATAATTATCATAATTATAATATTGCTCATTTGTTATGCTCCTTTTACCTCTTTCTCTTTAAGCTGTTTACGAAATGTTGCAAGGTCACACCCCCTCTTCTTCTTCTCCTGTAAACATTGGGCATCCCTCACACCCACAAGGCATATCAGAAAATCCATCACAAAACATTTCCAAAAGGTTATCAGCCTCTTTTAATAATTCTTCCATTATCCACCTCACACAAGAATAAGTTTACCAGTACGAGGAACAACAAGTGTCTTATCGTCAAAGTAGTAGGATGAACCACAGGTATGAGAAAGGGAGATGCATTCCCACTTATCTCCACCACCAAATTTATCTTCATAATTATCGGTTAAAAGATAAATTGCTCCATCAATTTCAAAGAGACTTCCAGTTTCAAGTTCACCCAACTGTTTGTAATTTGAGTTGTCGATAATCTCCATTTTACTTACCTCCTAAAATCTAAAATAATATTTCAGAAGTCTATCTTCCCCTATTGTTTTAATGGCGCTCTCAGCGTCTGCATCTGTGCTAAAAAATATGTCTGTATCAATATCCGTATTATTAAAGTAAGTGTATATTTTGCCCTTTATACCCCCAGTATAGCCTAAATTAGCAATAATCGTATACTTTTCAATATCTGGACTCTTTCTGCTACCAACTTTCTCCATAGATGTGTCAGACAGTCTGCGGAGTTGTGCATAAACCTTTCTACGCTCAAGCTCAAATTCAGCGTCTTCAAATGTCTTAAATGCATTTCCTATATTAAATCTATCATTGTCATTCCAATGATTACATCCCCAGACATTTTCACTGATACAACCAGTTTCATCAATAGAATAGTAAAACTCACCCATCGAGGGTTTACCATCAAGACGTTCCTGTTCCATCTTCAATTCTTCCTTGATTTTCTTCAATTTCTCTATTTGCCCATTAAGGCTTTTCAAAGAATTTTCAATCTCACTAATTCGCTGGTCAATTTCTGTTGAGTTCATAATATTTACCTCCAATAAATTTTCTTTGTGATAATATAATAGCACATAACAATAAATTTGTCAATAGCAAAAAAAAAAGAGAACCTAAGTTCTCTTTTATTCATCCCCATAGTATATATAGAAATTTTTAATTATCTGGTCAGCCACACTATTCTGATAACCAAACTCAACCTTGTATGCCTCGTCAAGATAGTCATCAAATTCCTCATACAATTGACTGATTTCATCATCTCTTAATTCATCTTCTTGCGGAATGGCATTTTCAAACAGCCATTCAAAGTCAATATCATTAAGGACATATACCAGCTTGCAAGCATTTATCTGCTGTTTTCTGCTGTCGTAGTAGTCATCTTTTGATAGGTCAATAGTAAAAGGTTTGAAATTTACAATTACATTTCCCTTATCGGTAATCTTTATATCTACATAATCCTTTAAAAAACTATTGGCAATCTTATTGTGCAAGACTGTTTTGAAAAGATTTAAGTTCTCAATGTAAGGCTTTCTAACACCATACTCATGCATCATAGCATCTCTCATTGTTCATTCACCTCGTTATCTTGATTATGAATATATTATATCATACAATGATTAAGTTGTCAATGTATCAAAGAGAGAAAGTTGCTTGGGCTGTTTTAATAGCTGTTCGACATAATCAAGCCTTGCCACACTGATTCCACAGTACTCTCTCTCTAACTCAATACCAATATATTTATAATCTTTATCTCTGTCAAGGTTTTCATATAATACGGCTTTGCCAGTGCTACCACTCCCATTAAACGGGTCAAGAACAGTTCCACCTTTAGGTGTCACTAATCTCACAAGGTACTCCATAAGGTCAGTTGGCTTGACTGTGGGATGTACGTTCTTGCCCTCTGTCGTGAACCGCTTCTCAACGTCCTTTATATCTTTTGAACTCATATCAGACTTTCCATTGAAGACTTTTGTTTGTGTTGGAAAGCTATCCAGCCCTTCATCTCTATCTCGCTTGCTTGCTTTAGCACAGTAGAAATATCGAGATGCAGAGCCTTCGTCATCATAAGCCTCAAAAGGTTTAACCCCATTATACTTATCATACACAGCGTTACCACCAACAGGAAATCCACCACACACTTCATCATAATCAGACTCATCATATGTGAGGATTAAGTTAGCGGGAAATCTACCAAGTTCAGTGCTTGCATTTTCTCCTTTAATTGCCTTCTTGAAATTACCGACAGAAAAACTGTTAATAGTGCCTTTAGAATTACCATGATTATATAAATAGTCCGTTGTTGGGATTCTGCACTCATCAATATTGATACCACCCACACCATATTTTAGAACATTATCTGTGGTACTGCCCTCACACGGCTTTCTTGCTACTATTATAGGTTCAAATGCTGGTTTTAACGTTGTCCCCCAGCCATCCCATTCATTCTGTGCTTTAATCTTACTTTCTACACCATTCTTTTTATCAATAGCAAGCCCTATATTCATAGATTTTGGAAACCCTGAACCATAAATCCACATAATAGTGTCTCTTATTTCAAATCCAGCATCCTCAATGGCGCAAGCAATCCTATGATATGTTCTACTTCCACCAAATGCTAATAAGTACCCACCGCTTTTCAGAGCATTATAGCAAATTTTCCAAGTATCTGGATTAAAGGCAATTCCAGAACTGTCCCAAGATTTTCCCATAAACCCTAATTCATAAGGTGGGTCACAGACAATACTATCAATGCTGTTATCCGCTATTACATTATTAAGTTCCAACATACTGCCATTATATAAAGTATAATGTTCACCTTGCTTGTACAGTTCCAAAATTGTTACCTCGCATTTTTAATGTCTTCGATAATTGTGTCTAATGAAATCAAATCATGATGAGCATCCCATGCTACATTGTACATATGAGAATTTCCCTCATAGAACTTATCTGTGGAATGTGTATGACCAAAAAGATTTAATACACACTTTTCTAATGGTCTTGACACATCATGATTGTCAGTTAATGTGGGATAGTGGCTTAAGAAGAAGGTGTAGCCATTGTAGTTAATTCTGTCTGCATACACTACATCTTCTACATTATAACAACGCTTATACATTGTTATTCTGTTATCTGTATCATGGTTACCTATGATGATATGTATTTTACCCTTTAATGATGATAATATACCAAGTCCAGTATTATCATCATTCAGCATTACATCACCAAGCACATAGACAGTATCCTCAGCCTTTACTTTTGCGTCCCACTTTTTCACAATATCGTGGTTCATCTCTTGAACGTTCTTGTAACCACGCTTTCCATAAATAAAATCTCTGTCATGACAGAGATGTAAATCACTCGTAATCCAAATCATTTTATGCTCCTTAGTTGTTTGGTACAACTCCTATGTCTTTTATACATTTATATACAGGAAATCTTAATGACTTAATATGTGTTGTAGTATTTTCAGTAACCTCAAAGTATTGCACTTCAATAGTTCTTCCAATTAAATCATTACGGATTTCTGCGAATCTCTCTCTTTCTTCATCAGAATATCCACCACCTACTTTGGCTTCAATATGACCAAATTTAGGGTGTTCTACCTCACATATAAATGCACCAAGTTTTCCTTTGTTTTTATTAGTTCCTTCTTCATACCCAGTAATGATTAAATCCATTTCATTAAAGGGCTTAACTTTTAGTAATTCTTTGCTACGTTTAAATTCATAAAGGGAGTCTACCCACCTCAGCATTAACCCTTCCCAGTTCATTTCTTTGGCTATTTTAAGCCTTGTTAATACTTCATCGAGATTGTTACCACGATATAAGCAAGGGACGATTTTAATGGCATTGCTGGTGTTTTTAGCCATATAAGAACATAACGTGCTGTATCTATCATCGTAAGGTTTATTACCAACTTTATTCTGCCAATCAGTAATTGGTAATAAATCAAATACGTTATATGTAATTCCTTTAATTTCCACATCTTTAAGGGTTACCAACTTTGACGTGGCTTTGTACTGTTCTTTGCTTGGAATATTCTCTCTGTTAGATATTAGAAGTTCTCCATCAAGTACACAGTCATATCCCTTAAATGTCTTGATAATAGCAGATTCTACATCAACTAAATTCTCATACAACTTACCTTGTCTGGAAATAAGTCTAACGCTTTCACCCTCTTTAATAGCAATGCACCTAAATCCATCCAACTTTTCTTGTAGTACAAATTCCCTTGTGCCATTATTAGATACTTTATTTAATTGCTTATCATCTAAATCAAGGTATTTATCAGCCAACATCACATCAAAGGTCGGAATTAAATTCGGAAATACCGAATTTATTAACTTACTGTCAATTCCAACCTTTACATTTTTAGTTAATAATGATTTAAAGAATTTGAAATCAGTCTCACATTTACACAGTTGCTTTGCTGTGGATTTAACCACAGATATATCATAATCACTCCCAGTATGCCTCTTGCTAAGGTATAAGAACAATTCTTTTAAGGTCTTATAAGGCTGAACCTCTTCAACCTCTTTGTCATACTTACTGTCAGAAATGCCAGTGACTATACTGGTATCGTATAGCCACTGCATAACGTATTTTATATCTTCGGTAGCATACTGCTGTATGTAATTCTTTTTATTGTTTGTACCAACTATATGGTCTAATACATTAAAGAATAAGCTGATAGGTGTTATCTCTGTTATCATCTCATCTCCAACCTTTTATTGAAAATATCCAACTGTAACTTATCAATGGCTTTCATGTTAGGCTTGTTAGGGAGAATTGAGTGCTCTTTTGCATATTCAACTCTCTTCTCATAATCCTCTAACAATTTGAAGAATTCTGCTGTCATCTGTCCACTTTCAGTATCGTAAAACTCTCCATTTCTAATTGCCATAAGCAAGTCATGCTCTTTCTCTCGATAGGTGATTACCTCACCCCTAAGCAGTAAATCTTCTTCCATCATAAACAGTCTGAGAAGATGCATAGCATGTTTGTTAATCTTGTTATGGGCAATAGCCTTTTCATTTCTGACAGAGCGCTTATGATAATCCCTAACCACACAGTTGAGAGTATTAAGATAATCATAAAGTTTTTCCATTGGAAATCCTTTAACGGCTGGCATATCAATTTTAAGCTCTGTGTCATAGTAAACCCTATAATCCGAGATGCCAAAGTTCTCTTTGATGTATTTATCCATCTCATTTAAAACCTTAGCGATATGACGCTCAAGTTCATCTTCTTCAAGCGCATTGAGTGTTTTCTGTCTTAAACGATATAACTGCTGTGTAGCATATCCACCAAATGTTCTTGTGCAAGCATTGGAAAGGAAGATACTCTTGTTATCAAGAATCATCTTTCCGATTTCATCAACTTTAAGGTAGTCCTTTACACCAACGATTTCAATGGTATTAGGGTTACACTGTGCAAGAAGTCTAAACATCTTCTCAACAGAATAAATAACAGTATCTGTTGTGTTATCAGTAATCTCTTCAAATCCTTTATTGAGAATAACATCATCAATAGAATTTGAGGCTATTCCACGCACATCAATATCACTGGTGGGCACATTTGTACCATAAGCATGAGAACCACCAAATGCTAAAATATGTACGTTATCACCTAAACGTTTATCTGTTCGGAGAAAGTCGTATTCTTTTTCATTCAAAAAGTTAATATCTAACATAATATTCCTCCACATATCTTATGATAACATAAATAGTTAAATTAGTCAATAGGAAATTCCTTTGTAACTGCTTTAACTATCTGGTCATAAGGTGTCATGCTCAACCATAAACCATGAGCAAAGTTCAAAATATCGGTAAATCTTGGGCTGGGCTTATATCCTAACGCTACCAAATCTTTACCCTGTAACTGTTTATCATCCTGACAGTGGTTACTGTATTTTGTATACCACTCGATTGCCTTAAGGTGCTCATACTTATCTTTGTTAAGCGTATCAGCAAAAGATAACTCAATAAGCATTGAGGGAGCAATAGATTCATCAAAAATTCTATTCCACACCTTTGGCTTTTTAGATTTTAATGATTGATGAATCCTCATGTGGTTCTTAACCATATCAAGCACATATTTATGAATTTCTGTCTCATTGGTAAGTCTTGAAAGAAATGCTTCTGCAATAGGCAACCCAACGCTCTCATGGTTGTAGAAGTGATGCTTCTTTCCATCAAATGTATGTGCCTCATACTTGCCCATATCATGACAGAGGGCTGATAACATAAGTTTTAAATCATGATAACCAAGTTCTGCAAGGCTATCAAGTACACACATTGTATGTACATATACATTTCCCTCTGGATGATAATCAGCAGACTGTTCAATTCTGTCAAGTCTGTATAACTCTGGGAATAAATATTCATACCCCATTTCCTTTAGCGCATTAAAAAAGATTGAGGGCTTTTTTGATTTAGTAAGCGCCTTTTTAATTTCCTCAAAGATACGCTCAGAAGGAAGTGCTGTAAGGTCAGCTTTACGTGCAAGTTCCTTTGTTTCTTCAGCAATTTCAAATCCGAATCTTGATGAAAACTGACAAGCCCTTAATACTCTTAAGGGGTCTTCACTGAAAGTTTCATCAGAAACGTGCCTAATTATTTTATTATTAATATCTTCTCTGCCACCAAAGAAATCTAAAACTTCACCAGTATTTACATTCTCCATCAGAGCATTCATGGTAAAATCTCTTCTTGAGCAAGCGGTCTTCTTGTCGATGAATGGGTCAACAAATACTTCAAAATCCTTATGCCCTCTACCAGTAGCTGTTTCTGTACGAGGAAGAGCAAAATCAATATCCAACCCTTTAATGTTGTAGATACCAAAGGATTTACCAATAGTCTGCACCTCACCGAATTCAGCCAAGATGGATTTAAGGTCATCTGGTGTGATATTGTAGATTTCTACATCAATGTCCTTATTGGGCTTTCCGATAATCTTGTCTCTGACATATCCACCAACATAGAAAATTTCTCCACCACATTCTTGTATTCTGTTTGCAATCTTTAATAGTAAATCCATAGTACCTCCAACAGTTTATTCTGTTTCAAATGTATAAACGTTAATTTTTTGAGAATGTGCTGTGCAAGCATCGAGAGCAACTATCCCTTTATCTTCAAATACATCAAAACAAGCATCTTCGTCCCACTCTGACCCTATCTTGTGTATGTAATAGTGCCCCCAAGATGTGTGCCAGTGTCCACAAAAGATTGTTTTGTCAGCAAGTTGATAATCTTCAAACCACTCTCTCATGCCATTAAGCCACATAGCATCTCGCCAGTCTCTAAAAGTAGCATTCTTATAATCAAGGGATGGTAACCATCCATGAACAAATATCCTATCTCCAACTTCTGCATAAGGCACAAGCGCATTGTAGTAACTCTTCCACAAAGGGTCTTCTTTCATGTCAACAAGGTCAGCATCAAGCAGTGAATACTTTTCTTTGTTATTAACATTTCTTCCTACGAAATCAATGACTGTATCTACAGTGCCATTCGTAATATCGTGTATATGAGGATTTCTTGTCATAAGTAGCGTCCATAAGAGGTCATCATGATTTCCCATAACCAAGATACGTCTATCTTCTGGAATGCCCATTACAAACTCTAAACATTCTCTTGGCTGTCTTCCTCTGTCTAACAAATCACCACAAGAGATTATGATGTGGTCTGGATTATCCTTGTCAAATCCTCTATCTTTAAGTGCTTTATCCAATATATCAAAATATCCATGCACGTCTGAAAATACGAAATACTTTTTCATTTACTCTTCCTTTAAAACATAAACCATGATATGCTCACCACTGATTAAATAATCAGAGGTGGTATCATTGAGTTCCTTAACCTTCTGTATGTAGTAACGTCTATCCATATCCATAGGGCAATAATCTGTGGCGATTCCCCAATAAGTATCACCACTACCTACTCTTATACACTCTGTTTCCCACTCATGGGAATTAAATGTTCTTGCATCATCTGTGGCATTATACCAGATGCAGAAAACAAATGCAAGGGCTAATAACACCCCAAAGATAATGGAAACCTGTCTCTCTTGCTTATCACTCTTAAAATTATATCTCATTTTTTCATTCCTCCACGTATAGATACATTATATACCAATTTAGTGGATTTGTCAATAGAAAAAAAACACCTACCGCAATAGTACACTAAAACGATAGATGCTTTTATATTGAATAAAAATAAGGTTTAGCACAGTTACGTGCAAGTTGCAGGGGAGGGATTTGAACCCCCAACCTTTGGATTATGAGTCCACTGAGCTAACCTTTTGCGCCACCCTGCAATAATCAATATACACGACAGTTTTTCATTCGCCCTTTTCGTAATTTGTGGAATTATAAATTATAAATAGGAAAGATGTTTGTGTTGCTGATGCTGTCGTTTTAAGTAATCTAAAAATTAAATTAAAAGTTAGTTAAATAATACACGATACGTTTCTTAGCTGTTTTTCATTAAAAGTGAAAGGCTTGTGTAATAGTTGCTGTATGTATCGTTAAATTAATTAAAATTAAAAATCAAAATCATTAAATATCAAGACAGTTTGTTTGCGTTTAATGCGGTACGTTGGACACGTAGAACATCAATGGTATTATTTCCTTAAATAACTTTGCAATGTGATTGCAGTAACTGTCTTTATAACTGAGGGATGTGGGACTTGAACCCACACGGATTGTTCCACGGGAGCTTAAATCCCGTGTGTCTGCCAATTCCACCAATCCCCCAATATCACCAAGCGTTTCAGATATTTTTTAGCCCCTCAAAGGGACATTCACGCATAGTCCAATAATATCATGGGCTTTTGGGTTCACTCTATGTGGGTGGATTCACCTTTCATATCCCGATACCCATAGAGGATGTTTCATAATTTTTATACCGCATGACACATCTTGCGGATTACAACATTTGCTTACCTTTTATTCATTGTACTTGGGACGTATTACGATAAGCAATGTTGAGCTATTAAGGTTGCCACCCTCTATCTATTTAGCTCCCACTACGCAGGGCTTTCCGATATAAGAATATTGTCAGCCACGTGGATGCATGTGGGACTCGAACCCACGACATTCTGCTTGCAAGGCAGACGTGTTAGACCAACTACACTAATACACCGATGATTTTTAAGTCGGAGTGACGGGACTCGAACCCACAACCCCATGCTCCCAAAGCACGTGCGCTACCATTTGCGCCACACCCCGTGGTGTCGGATGGTAAATCCGACTAAATCAATGTTGGTGAGTAACCTAACGGCTCTTATTACTATTAGCGGATTCATAATAAGAGGTCGATTGTGTTGCCCTCAGAACACCATCAGTAATCCACTGTTTAAACGAGGCACAAACAGCGATAGATGTTACCTTTGAAATGTCTGGCAATAACAACACAAATCATTTTCTTCTTTATCCCATTTGTTTTAGAAGAATTTGCAGTGAATGCCTCAGCTCCCCCTGTAGGAATCGAACCTACGACATAGTGGTTAACAGCCACTCGCTCTGACCAACTGAGCTAAAGGGGAATGTCGCAAGGGGAGGTTGGTTATCTGAACCTTGCCGATTTACCTCTTTTGTTCTTCAAGTGTCATATAATAATATACAACACTTTTTTCAAAAAGTCAATACCTTATTTTTATACAAGGTCAAGGGCATCCGCTACCGCTTTGTATCTCTCGGTAGCAAGGGTTGCCACAAGTGCCTTGTAAGGGTCTGTCTCGTTGGACATTACCATCTTAAGAAGGGACTGAGTATATCCAGAGATAAGGATTACACCATTCTTGTTGACAGTTACAGGAATAGTTCTGTTCACACTACCAGCAACATTCCAGAAAATCAACTTAGGAAGGTCATATCCGTACTGTCTGTACTCCAACTCGATTTCTGACATGAGAGGCATAGCCATGTAGCCAGCGTCAAACTGCATATCAGAGATAACGAGGATATTCTTAGGAAGGTCTTCATTCTTATACTTGTTCATACGTGCTGTATCAAGGATAAGACGAAATACCTTCTTCAGATTTGTATTGGAGCAATCGTCCTCTCTGTAAGACCTAATGAGGGCATCATGAAGTGTTGAGCACTTGGAGATGTCAATTACACGAGGGTCAGCAGAGAAGGTGATATACTTATCCTTGAACTCACCCTTGTTGTGCTGTGCAGTATAAACTGCAAGTGCAGTAGCAACAGTGAGAGGTGTGCCAATCATAGAACCAGAGCCATCCCTCACTACAACAGTATCTTCAACACTGAAAGACGGAAGTGCCTTCCAAAGTTCCTCAAGGGTTACGTCTAAGTCGCTCTTTACAGAGCCATTCCAGTAACTACGACCATCACTGTACTTATCTACAATGTCAACACAAGTAAGGGTACTTGCGTTAATCTTAACGTTGGAGTCACCCTTTACGAGTGCTTCAAGGTAAGCGGTTCTTCTGTCAGTATCATGCTTAAGGAAAGCATTCTTGTACTTCAGATTTGCCATAGAGGGAACAGTGTTGTAATCTACTTCATCCCACTTGTTAGCGGAAATCTTTGTCTCTACGACATTGGTATATGCTCTCAACTTAGCAAGAGTCTTTCTGTACTCAGAATAAGGCATATTCATGAACTCACGGCAGATTACTCTGGCGAGTGCACGTGTCTTATTTGAAGAAGTATTGATAGAGGGCATCCACTTTGCAAGCAAAGAAATGCTCTTACCATTCTTCATGTTGTCAATATCAGCCTTTAACTGTGTTGAAACGATAGCGAGGGCATCCTTCTTAACCTTTGTATCAACAAGGGCTACAAGGTCATCCCATCTACCATATTCAGAAATGAGTGAAAGTACAGCCTTAGCCATATTTACATGGTTATTTGCAAGCCATGCAAAACAGTTTCTAAAGGTATTACGTTCACCAAGACCACCTCTGCAATCTCTGAGATAGAAGAGGTAAAGCACAGCAAGCTTAGGATTTTCTGCGTATGCTCTCTTGAACATATCTACACCCGCTGTTACGTTATTGCGGAATGCAGATACTTCAAAGTTCATATCAACAAGGGCAGAGCCACTTGTACGATACGCAATTGCTCCATTTTCAGTTACTGCTACATTGTTAGCAACCTTTGTAAGTTCTTCATAAAATCCCATAATTTTCATCCTCCACGATGTGTTTATAGTTTATTGATTTGCAGTCAACCATTTGTGTATTTGCGGTTAACATCGTTACAAGCCGTATGCTGGATTCGAACCAGCGGTCACGGAGTTGCAGTCCGCAGGCTTAACCTGACTTGTCTAATACGGCAATGGGCTAACGATGGGAGAGGGATTCGAACCCCCAATACGCTATTAACGTAACGCTTGCTTTCAGTGCAAGTGCCTTACCAATTAGGCTATCCCACCATGTCCTTCACAACAAGGACATTGTATCACAAAATATTGAATTTGTCAATACCTTATTTCTTACTCCAATATCTCATTAACCGAATGGCTTTGAATATATGATGTACTCTTAATCCAGTCTTTTCAGAAACACCGCCTTGTATCATATCGGTATTTGCAAGTTTAGGATTTCTTGTTTTTATGATGTGGTCAAGGTGTTCTAACTGGTCACAAGTTTCATCATCAATAATAATGTAATTTTTAGGATTACCATGTTCTGATAACCATAAAGAGATTTCTTCCCCACGACCATTTAGATATTTCTGAATAGTTGTATCAACCACATTTACACCAAATCTCTTAAATAGTTTCTTTAATCGCATTCTTTTTGGAGAATTGTGTGTTTCCCACCGCATTCTCCAGCAAGAAGATAATACCACGTCTGAGTGTGTTAAATGTGTTATAATTGATAAGTAAAATACTTTATGTGCCCATGCACTGCATCCAAGATGGGTGTGCCAATAATCCATTAGCTTCTTTGATTTAGTGACTTTAAACAGACAGAAGATAGCATACCAAAATCTGTCATATCCGTTTAATACTCCATCCACATCAAGAAATACTATGTTTCTCGATTTATTCATATCTCTGTACCTCACTTGTGGAAGAGTATACCACATCTCAGTAAATTTGTCAACTCCATTATTTGGGGGGGGGGTAAAACGGAAGGGGAAGGAATCGAACCTTCGACACGAGCGTAACAGGCTAATTTTGATAATTGCAGACGTAGTAAATCAACTAAACTACTTATAATACGTGTGTTACCACTACACCACCCTTCCAACGGGCTGGATGGGACTTGAACCCATAAATAGTAGCTCCATGATGCATTTGATAATTGCTGTATCAGTCTAATCGACTACACTGATTTTTCGCAATGCTACCGCCTATACCGATTCGGCTACCAGCCCAAATATTTAATTGTAAAAATATCTCCGATGAGGCTCGAACTCACATAAGACGCTTTAGAAGAGCGTTGCCTATCCATTAGACTACGGAGATGTAAATGTTCCCAACAAGAATCGAACTTGTATCAACAGATTCGTAGTCCATTATTTTATCCGTTAAACTATAGGAACAAAAGCAGATGCTGGAGGATTCGAACCCACGCTAAAGGTTTTGGAGACCCTTGTGCTACCTTCTACACCAAGCATCTATACAAGGGGCGCAATCCCCTTACGCAGTACACATGTACTGAAGTTCCTCAGATTCTGATTTTCACTGGTACTGAGTGGTTAGACCTCTATGGATTTATCTCCAGCCTACGCAATAGGTTTGGTTAGTTTTCCTTCTAAGCGGTGTCCACGAGATTCGAACTCGCAAAGCATTTCGCCCAACTGTTTAGCAAACAGCCCCCTCACCATTCGGATAGACACCTTAATCTCTTACCAGATACTCAGATACATAATATGCATTTTCAAGTCCCTCTTTCTGAAGCACTTCAAACTGCTCTTTTGTAAGTACAAAATCCCCTCCAACATATACAGCGTATTTGTGGATATTATCACATGGATTATACACCTTACACCAACCATGCTCTTCAAGATAAGTCTCAGCAGAATTAAGATATGGGAAATTGTGTTCGTCACAAATGTCAAACGCTAAGTCTCCATGCCCCATGAACTCACACCGATAATACTCACCATCGGGTGAAATAAATCCATACTTTTCATGGCACACAGTCTTTACAATGTCTTCTACTACTACTTCCTCTTTGTTCGTTTTTGATTTCTCTGCTATCTGAGACAATTTACGAGCTACCGCTTCACGATTAAATTTTGTAGTAATTGTCGGTGCTTCTCCATATTCCTTAAAGAAATCGTAGAACTCAAATTTCTTCTGAGACCCCATACGAACAGCTCCTACAAAAGACAGCCCAAATATAGGGATGATAATTATAGATTCTAACTGAATTTTAGGGTTTATCATCAGAAGATATAGGAGACTTTGTTCATTACCCTCAGTAGATACAACCCACTTATAGGTTCTACCCTCTTTGTAGCATATTAGGCTTTTAGGAGAATTGTCAGCTTTCATTTATACCTCACTTTGCAACTAAGTTGCGAATTATCACCAAGCAATAATCAAGAATAAATCGTGTTTGCCTTATGAATAAATCGTGTTTGCCTTATGAATAAATCGTGTTTGCCTTATGAATAAACTGGGCTGGCTGGACTCGAACCAGCGAATGTGGGAGTCAAAGTCCCATGCCTTTCCACTTGGCTACAGCCCAATATTATTCCCCCTTGTAAATATCACAAGAGGGAATTTCAGGAGGTACTCGGACGTAAACTTGTAACATGTGCCCGATGGGATTTGAACCCACGACCCTTCGATTAAAAGTCGAATGCTCTACCAACTGAGCTACGGGCACGTTTATGAGTACATTATATCACTCTTCCTCAACCTTGTCAATACGTAATCCCTTGTCTTTCCTTGTATTGACAACATCTTGTGCATCTTTCTGATTAAAAAAGACAGTCTTTCCTATATCCGAAGGGCTAAATAATGTGGCACTGCTGTCCATAGACAGTCCAGCAAAATAATCAGCATCAACTGTACGTACTTTATATTCAACAACCTCAAATATGTTTAAGCTGTCAAGTGCTCTGGCATAATAGACATAATCGCCTACTTCTACATCATACACATCTTCATTTACTACGTACCTCATATTTTACCTCCACAGAAAAGCCACAAGAGGGATTTGAACCCCCAACTTACTGATTACAAATCAGTTACTCTACCTATTGAGTTATTGTGGCTAATGCATTTGCCTATTCACTCCCCGTAGTTCATCTTCCAAGGCTGATGAGCTGGTCCACATTTATTACACGCAACAAGGAGCGACCTTGCGTGAGAGTTGTCCTTGTCGGTTTATGGTCTTATATAAGCTACTTGTGCCTTCCGTTGTTCTACGGTTGCCTCGCCTCAACTCTGATAAGAGTATATCATACTTTATTAAATTTGTCAACATCTTATTAATGGGGCGGGTAGGACTCGAACCTACGAAGCCGTGAGGCAAGGGATTTACAGTCCCCCGCAATTGCCACTATGCGACCACCCCTCGGATATTTATCATATACAATGCAATTTTTTAATTCTAAGGGTGTCTGGTAGGAGTCGAACCTACATCCTCAAGAGTCACAATCTTGCCCTTTATCCATTTAAGTTACAGACACCATAATCATAATAAGATTCGATAGCTACTAATCTGTGTGTTCATTACTCTATGCCTAAACACTATTAGTTGGTTTGCATAGCCACACCACATCCTAAAATTGCGCCTCAATTCCATACAGATGTTCGCTATCAACTTCCTATTACCCCACATCAGACACAAATCACGTAGTAGAACTTGGCACAAGTTCATTTGCCTTAATGTGTGATATAACTACGACTTTTCCCCATCTTTATGCCAACACCCTGTTTAACGTACAGGTAGATGAGGTAACGCTAACAAAATATCTGATACGTATCAGCACGTCCGTAGGTATATATCGTTTCAACCAAATTACGGCAGGCTCGGTCATGCCTTATTTTGTTAGATATGTGATAGACACCTTCAGCCATAGGAGCAGTGTCCATGCGCCACCCTAACGAGGTTGGGGTATGAGCAGATTATCTGCTCATTGCTTGTTCCCGCCTATATTCACAGCATCACATATTCGATAATATTAGGTGTTCAAAAGTACCACCATAATGATGGGTATGGGGGTCGAACCCATGTCTCTGCCGTGAGAGGGCAGTGTCTTAACCACTTGACTAACCCATCGTGCTGACTATAGCTAATAATCAGCACTTGTGCAGTTGATATACAGTGTCCTTATGAGTTTACTAACTTATGCTAAGGACTAACATAAATTATCAACTCAACTGTCAACTCAACTGACTTGATTATTATATCATAAAGATTGAATAATGTCAATACCTTTCGTATTCTTCTCTGTAGACAGTTTACCTTTAGACTCATCTCTAAGCCACTTTTCAAATTCCTCGCCAGTTACATGTCCGTTAGGAATTTGAATTGACCCTCTTTCGTTAAGGTCTTTTACAATTTGATTAAAGGATTTCCACATGGCAATTATATCAGTCTACCTTTCATAATATTGTCTATCTCTTCCGAAAGAAGAAATTCTGCCTTTTTGGTACGTTCTTCTGCGGAAAGATAAGGGAATTCATACTTATCATCGTGGACTTCGATAAGACGTTCCAAAGCGGTAACAAGTGTATCATCCGCACTCTTTACCTCTTCCCATTCCCTTACAAGAGTGTCAGAAATTTCAGTAGGAGAGCTGTTAAGTTCTTTCAGATACGAAGGTTTATTAAATGGATATACTTGCATCTTTTACTCCTTTACATCCTTGCGATTATATCCATAACTTTGCGTTCACGAAGGTATTCACGAAATGTTTGGTAATTGACCGTGATTAAAGTGTCATCTGGGATTACTCGAAAGGTATAGCCATCGGATGATTTGCCTCCATACACATATTTATGCCCTTTATCAATGTGCATTACCTTGCCTATATACCGATTATATCTTCCAAAGTAACCTCTTGTATCTCCCAAGATTTGTTCTCCTATATGTCATATTAATACTAAGTCGGGAGTGAAGGATTTGAACCTACATAGGTCATTGACCCACGGTTTGATAGACCGCTGACATTCTCCACCCACTGCGCTTGTGGGAACCTGTCACGCCACCCGTTGATTGTTGGTCAATTAGTACAGATGTGCACCTTTGTACTAACTTATGTCTTAAAGACCATGGCATTCTTTGACCGTGGGGATACCCCCAGCCGTACCGTCATCGCACCGCTTTCTCGGGTGAGGATTCGAACCTCACATAGCCTCACGAAACCTGCATACGTTCAAGTTTGCCGTTCTCAGAGAGCCTTACTCACTGCATCCTCACGAAGATTTTTGCTTATAAGCGACTACCCATTCCGCCACCGAGAACGCTCATTTCTGTTGCTTTGATGCAATCTCCCTCAACATCTCATAAGTTATCAAAGGGCATTGATGTTATCTCTGCTTATCTCTGAAACTTATGTTTACATTATGAGCGAAATGGAAGTGGTGCAGTCGAAACACCCTCAGTGCTACTCAGCCTTATGAGTCCGTTTACTCCCAACCTTATACGAAGTCTATGCTTCAGTTTCGAGGTCGTTTTGCCTCAGTTAATTCTAACGACAGTCAAGTCTTCTGTCGCACCATATTTTTATGTCAAGGCACTTGACAGAGGTTTTGAGAGGTTTATTAGCCTTTATCTCCATCGGATTTCATCTGTCCGTCCATCGTTGCTCCCTCAGGAGGCACACAGACAACTATCAACGTTCACCGACCACCGCAGGTATATTGCCTCAAAGGTGGGGACTTGTTATTGTACGAAGAGAGGAAGGAGAGCCGACCTTACACTATCGAACTCCACATCACATAACCTACAGTGTAAGTTGATTATGTGTCTGTGTGCCTATCTACTTCATCGTCACCGCACAAAGAGCAACTACGGAATCGAACCGTCTCACCACCAAGGCTTCAAAACCTACTCCGTGCAAGAGTCTGTTTTTCTGCGGAATCGAACCGCTTTCGTCCCCCATCTGCCGACAAGGGAATCGCACCATTACGAAGTCACCCATGTTAAATAATTAATACACCGCTTTGTTAAGGTACATAACGAAAAATGGATATTTTTGCAAGTTTCTTGTATGAACAGTGGTTCATTATGGTTTTAGTGTGCCTTGCTTTGCGATTCCATTCTCGTTTAAAATGCTTTCTGGATTCTTTCATACCCTCTCGAAGCCAGTGATGTTTTTGATATTTTCGCATATAACCGCCAACACAATTGATTATTTACATATATCCAACGACACCAACGCTTTCGATTGTTACCATCCTACTTGCTTTGTACCCATGCTTACGAGCAATTTTCTTCTTTGCATACATAAGGTTACTTGCTTCTACCAATATCTCTCTTCTTGTAGGGTCACTTTTCAAAGTATATTTGATGTTATATGCAACCATGCAATTACCTCCTATGTGAAAGTGTGTCAACCATCTCAACTCTGAAGGTATTATAGCATAGGAAAAGAGATTTGTCAACCCCCCCCCCTTACTCAACGAGATTTAATCGTCTTCCTCTTCTACAGGAGCAAGATGAGCAGATACGATTTCGGTTATATCTCGTGCCAATTTCCATGATAAATCTAATGCTATATCTTTTGATATTTCTGTAAGTTTTTCTTCTGTGAAGAAGTTCATTTCATCTAAACGTCTTTTCACTTCTTCCCGCACTATACGCTCTATTGTCTTCTTCATCAAGTCATAGCTGTCATTGCTTGTCTCAGAAATACGATGTGCTATTGTGCCCAAACGCATTTGTACTGCGTTGTTTATGTAGGCATCGAAGCTTTTATCAATGCGTTCATTGATATGCTTTTCTACAAGTTCATCTACTCTCTTTTCATCAATTTCTATGTTCATTGTTGTAACCTCCTATTTAAAGCGGACATTCTTGGATTCGAACCAAAAATAAGATAACAGTTAGTAGGAGCGACCTACTCTTACTATCTTATTGTTCAGACCTTCTTCGGCTCTTATATCTGTATGCATCCAGACACAAGAGTTGCGTGAACCATGCCCATGTCCGTATTAAAAGTCGAATATCTTGGGTAGGGCTTGAACCTACAATCCTTTTATCAAAAGGTAAGCCGTATCAAACCATTAAGGGATAGTGATTAACTAATTACATCCTCGTCCACGTCTGCCTATTCCGTCACCAAGATAATGCTTTAACTTTCAACAGGAATAAATTCATAATTCCAAAGTTTGAGTTGCATTTCGTCAACAAGTTTTTCTTGTTTTTCAATCTCACTAACTGCCTTTTTGTCATAACAGGTAATCTTCTTTTTCATAGCAGTAAGTTTTCTTTTCTCCTTGGCAATCTCTTTTTTCATACCACTTGCATAAGAATCTTCTTTACCAGAAAACTGCTGTCCACAAGAGGGACAAAATCTTGCACTCGCACTTACCTTTGTGTGACAATTAGAGCATCGCATTTCTTTAACCATTCTACTCGCATATTGACCCCCACATCTGGGGTCTTCACGTAAAGAAACGAAATAACTTGTCTCATGGTATCTAATTTCCTTTTTAGCCATAATCGAGCACCTCCATGTTTTTATGAAATACTATCAATATTTTAACTCATCTTCTAAGCTATCTACAGCCTCTTTCAGTAGCTTAGCACACGCTTCATCCTCAGTGTAAATGAGGTATTTAGGGAAATCTTTACCAGTTCCTTCGATGTAATGGATACCATATCCACGTGCACGTGTTTTACGATACTGCAAATGTACGAGAAACATAATAAGTTTTGTAAGCATTTTCAATACCTCCTTCATTACAATGGTAATTATATCACAGCTCTATGTTTTTGTCAATACTTATTCAAAACCCATCCACCAAGATGGGATTTTACCAACCATAGCCTTGACTCTTGGTACATTACCAATATTACGTGTATAATGTATTCCATCATCGTCAAGAGATATGACTTTCTTGTTGAGCTGTTTAAGAATAGCCTCAGCCGTTTTATTGTCTATGTATTGCGCACCAGATTTTGTGTACATATGCTCCATTGCGTGAGATACTTCTACAAACACATCACGTTTAGCATCTTCACGCATTATCATATATAAATCTGCTTTGCCTTGTGGTGTACCATCAGTACATCCAATAAAGGCTTTACGATTATTACCCTCATACACCTTATATAGAGTTAGAGCCGATATATGGTCACCACGATAACACAGTTTCCACATGATGTTATCTTCCATGATTTCTGCCACGTTAAGATTTGCCCCACCTATATTTGCATATGCTTTATTGATAAGGTCTACCACCTCATTGACATATTGTTTCTTTTTATCTTCATCATTAACTAAATTAATGAAGTGCTCTGTTAACTTAAATTTCATGCTGTATAATGTTGGGGATTGTCTTCTTAGCGACCTCTTCAGTCATACGATGTCCGCAATTAATTACATGATAATTATCTGAATAATGAGCAAAGAAATCTTTGAATGAAAAGAATTCATCATGGTCACCAAAGACTGCTATCGTCTCAGAAATCAGTTCACCATCAAAGACAAATCCGTAGAAATATTTTTCAATGTCTGCCACTTTATTGTCAGCAAGATACTTTTCAATAGGAACAGACTCATTGGTTACAAAATTGGTTAATACCCCATTGTTCTTCTCAGCTACCTTTGTAAGACCCTCGACAGGCTTAAGTGCTGGATTAACAATGATTTTAGAAACACCCCCACAAAGGCAAGCATAAAACCCACCAAGAGATGTTCCAATAACTACATCTACGCTGTGGCTATAATAAAACTCACGAACATATTCCACTGCATCCTTCATATCAAAAGGAAGGTCTGGTGCATAGATTGTGTCGTTAGGAAGTGCTTCTCTGAGAAGCTTTACTGTATTTGAGTTTCCAGAACTGCCAAGTCCATGAAGATATAAAATGTTCAATGCAGATACCCCCTTACATAACAACTCTGAATCTGAGCACTCTGTTATCTGTGGAGAGGTCATCTTCATATACGTTATAAGAACCATCTTCATTTCGATTTCCGACAGTGAAATATTCACCACCAGTGGTAAGCTCATAGTGGTCATTAAGCCACTCTTCAACTCTGTCTACACACTCAAGAACATCCGTAGCGCCAGTGCACCATCCATTTACCACTTCAACAACACCACTTGTCAAATCAAATATTGTCATATTGATTACCTCTCTTTCATGATTACATTATATAACAATAATTAAGATTTGTCAATATGTTATTCGTCTGGCTCAAGGTCACGAACATAGTGGGTACTTAAATAATCTTTCATCTTTCTAATAGTCATATTATAAAAAGATATAATCTCATCGTCTTCGTTGCTGTATGTTAATACATACACAAGATTATGAACAAACGGATTAAGCATCACTTTTATTCTTCTGTATCTGCCATTATACTCAGACAAAAATCCATAAATTACATGTGGCTGTAATTGAGTATCAACATCTATGTGATGTGCTGGCAATAGTGATATTTCCTCACTTTTGATTTTATAGGCATCCTCATCTGGAAATTCTCGCATGAGTTTAAATTCATTATCTGAAAACTCCACGTCTCCAGCAACGTGTTTATGATAATGATTATTTAAATTTTTCTCGATAGACCAAACTGCCTCGTCTAATAGTTGAAATCTCATTCCCTCACCTAACTATAAGTGGATTGTCATCATCTACTTGTCTTTCAAGTAATCTCAATACACAACCTTCACAAGTATCTTCTTCATCGGGGGTGCAAGAATAATCAAGGCAAGCCATGTGTATAATATCCCCATTAACTATAATATCTGCTAAATCTTCATTGGATAAACTATTAATAATGTCACGATATGTTGTTGTCTCTTCCATCTGTTGTCTCTGTATTACTGGCAATCATAATTACATCATACAATTCTTCAAACGTTTTTGGGGTATATTTTACATCATCTACTTTTATCAGATAATCATCTTCTGCGTATTTAGTGCCCCAATCCCAATCAAAAATAAATCCATCTACGAGGTAACCACAAATCTTGCGTACATCTTCTGCAAGATTTGGCTCTGTTTCTTTCCCAAGAGCTGTAATGAGCGCACCAATATCATCTCCCCATCCATTCTCTATCGGAAGTAAGTTAAGAGATATTAATTGTTCTTCTCTATCAGATAAACTTTTAATGGATTTTAGAATTGCACAAAAACATTCTTTGGTAATCATAATTACTCAGTAATCTCCCTTTCATCATATTGTCTGTATGTGTCGTAAGCACTTCTTCCACTAACTTTTTGTGCTATATATTCTTCTCTGCTTATCTCAGTACATTTAATAATACAATCAGTGGCATCGTGTTTAACCCCAGCCATATTCTTAGCTCTGTTCATAGCCTCAAATATATCTCTACCACACACATAAAAAAGTAGCTCTCTGTAGTCTTTCCCAAAGTGTCCACCTTTTGTCAAAATCTTATAAAATTTGGTATTGGGATTTATCATAAATTTCCCTCCATTTCAAAATATCCGCAGTAAATTGAAATTACTGCGGATATTATATAATTTTTAAATGTGACAATCTACAACTGTAAGCCAGTAATCATCTTCCTCTTTGGCATAAGGGGTAATGAAATCCTTTTCAAAATTGTCAATCCACTTAACTCTCGCCCCATCTTCCTCATCAGAACAACCAAACCAACCCATTTTACCGAGTTCATGCCACTCCCCATCTGGGGTAAGCATCGAGTACATATAAAATGTATTCATACATCTAATATATGCCTCTTTATCACCATAAGTCTTACGATAATATTCTTTATTGTACATCGTAAAGAAATCTTCTTTATCCTCGTCTTCAGCCAAAGGCATACCCTCTACGTTTATATCCCAGAAACGAGAATAATATTCAGGTGTTCTATAACTGTCATATTTATGAGTATCAATATTTGAGATTGGAGTCATATTTCCACAAGAAACATTCAAGTCTTCATCCTCAATGTCATCCTTAAGTGGAATCTCACGATTCCATCTGCCACCAATTACCCACCAATCCCATTTAGACTTAGGATTATAAGTGGTTAATAAGTTGCCATGTGAATCAATCTCATATTTTTCATATCCATTCGCTCTGAGATACCCAATCATGTCCTCATCAGATATATCAACCCTCATTGAAGCCTTACGACCTAATGCAATTCTTTCCTTACTGGACGTCATTACTTCCTTGTCTTCTCCGATAAACCAAGGTTTATCCTCTGTCTGACCAGCCCTATAAGCCTCCAATGCTTTATAGTCATCAATAGCTTCATCAATAATCTGTTGTTTAGTCTTATCGACATAAGGCTCTACTTCTAAATTTTCACTATAGGGACTTAAAAGCTCTTCAAGTGCTTCTTCTGATGGTCTTCCCTTCGTGATAACTCCGACCGTAAAATGCGACATAATTCTCTCCTTTTAATAATCTAATATATTATCTTCATAGCAGTTCTTCAGATAGTGTTTTGCCTGCTTGTACCAAGCATAAAAAGCCTCTTCAGAACTTGCTTCTTTTAAGTTCCAAAGTAATTTTTCGATAAGATATAAAGTGTGTGCTTCAAAAAGTCTGTTTGCTTTACATCTTGAGTGATATTCCCATGCGCTTGCAAGTGTCCACTTAGTTTTCTGATATGCCTTTCCAGCCCCCACAAAATCGCAGAACATCTCTATAACATACTTATAGGGTATCTTAATAGGTGTCCAATCGTCCTTTTTCTCATTATCCATCCAGTACTCCACCATGTGCTTATTTATTTTTCTTCCTCTATACCACATTTCCTTTTAATCGTCCTTCCTTTTCTCCATCCGTTTGGGATTTCAGCATCTTTTTGCATGTACTTGGATACCTTACCATCAGTTATCCAAATCTTGCCAGTTGCACTTCCAGAATGATTTGCATAATACTCAGTGAGTCGTTCTTTCATCTTTGATTTATACCCCGCAGTTGAACGTCTTTTTGCACTTATGGACATCTTCTTTCTGGTTGTATCTGAAAACTTTTTAACAGTTCTTCCAGCCCAATAACCTTCTGGACAAGATGTAGTAAACACATTAGTGATTCCATTTGTATAAGAGTGCCTACCTTTAGTCGGGCCGCCACCACGCTTTTCTGCCGATGTAGCATTTAATTTTGACTGATTCTCAATGAATTGTTTATAAATATCATTGAACTTTGGAGCAAGCGATAAAAATTCATCAAAATTTAACTCAAATCTGCTATGTATTTTTACCATTCGCATAAAAGCATGTATATTCTTATATTTTAGTGTGCCCACAAGACAATCACACAGATAATAGTGACATAAACAATGGTCAAAATGAGATAATACTACAAGATTATCTACTGAATTATCAATTGGTAATTGATTGAGTTTGTAGTAGGCTCGTGGAACTATATGATGCTTCTCTGTGTCTTTTATGAAAACCCCATTATCACGATTTTTATCAATAATATCACAATAAGCATTAAAGGCTTCATTATCAATGAAGATTCCTAAATGCAATAACTCACTTCTATTTATAGATATTTAAATCACCCCTTAGATAACCAAAATTCCCAATGATGTTTGTTGCGATTTCTATGAAACATCCAATAAGGGCTGTACCCTAATACTTCTCTGGCTACTTCATGAGGGCTTCTTGACCCATCATAATACTTATAAATTCCAAACTCACTTGGAGTGAATTTAGATAAATCATGGGTTACTCCTTGCCACGGAATACCCATCTTAAAACAACACTTAGCAACTTCCTTTTTATGCTTTAGGATAGTCTTTAAGTGCATAATTGCTTTCTCTTTGTCTGTCATTTAACTTATCCTCACTGCGTACTGATTTTTGCTGGCGAGAGTTACCCCCAGCACTTCATCAAATCTCTTGTTTGTTCTTGGGATGTATCTTCCAAATTTAATAATAATATTTTTAAAGCACTTCAAGGCTAATACAGTAGCAGATACTTCCTCTTCTGTATAGCCTGTATAGATAACAATATCATTATCACAATACTTTCTAAAATCCTTAATAAATTCAAAAACATCCTCTTTATCATCAAGTGGCTCTAACCCACCAATAACCACTGCCTCTGTTAGTGGGTTTGCCACAAAAGATTTAACAATAAGACTGTTGGGAATATCTTTAACAGCATATTCCAACAGTTCTTTGTTTTGACATTCTTGCCCACATTTCATGTTGCATTTATATGTGGACAAGAACATTGATATTTTTTTATAATTGACTATATCATAGTCAGATATGTGTGTTAATTTCATGTCATGCGTACTGCCTTTCAAACTCTCTCTGATGTCGTGTCGTGGTCTGTGACCACTTTCCAAAATGTGTTACCTTACCATCCTTATAGATGGAAACAATGGTTGAATAAGAAACCAGAACCTGTGTTCCATCTTTCATTACGTAAACCTTTGCCTTGCCATAGAAAGACTTACGACTGTCAAACCTTGCATCAAGGTCAAAATGGTTTACACTCTGTGATTCAATTTCCCAAACTTTTGTGTTCTCTGTAATATTCATATTCAGTACCTCTCTTTCTGATACTATAATACCACATAATTGGAGATATGTCAACATTTAATGTTAAGGGACGTATTTCAATACTACTAATGGATTAAATGAACCTCTTGTAAACCTTAATGGAGACTGTGTATAATCTATTATGGGTGGATTTATTAGTACCACTGGATGATACGCAAAATCTACAAAGGGTCTACAATTTGGGCAGACGCAGAATGGGTGCTGAAATCCAATATTCCATAGAGACTTAGGGAGGAATCCTACGACCCTCCCACATTTGCAACACTTATATGTATTTATTTTACGTTTTTTCCATTGTCTCTTATTCATATTTCTAACCGATTACGAGTTTTGCTTTATCGACAGGAGTAACACTCTTATCAAACGGAAAATGATAAACATCCCCAGTAGATAAATCCACCACAGGGCACTTTTCCTCTTCTGTTTCATCATATGTTTCGTCAGCAATTCTCATATAACAGCCATCGCTGTAGCGAAAGACATCTCCATAGGCGATACTCTCCACTTTTACAGTTACTGTTAAACTCTTTTCTACAATCTTCATAATATACACCTCACACAATATCATAAGTAACTTCGTACATCTTAAGTCCCTTGGTATCGCTTGCTACTCTCTTAACCTTAATGTTCTTGCGTCCGTAATTCTTGTAGAGTCTCTTGTAGTAATCCTTATCAGCTTCTGTCTCATTGAAATAGCCATATTCATAATTTGTAAACAGTCCAGTAAGTCTTCTCATCTCTCTACCTCCGTAGTTTGTAAGGACATTATAACACAGAAAAATAAAATTGTCAATAGTTCATTAAAATAAGAGTGGTCATTTTCATAACCACTCTTAAATATTAAGCCCACTGTCTTAATTTATATTCTGCTTTTCTTTCTGCACTAAATGAAGATACTGGAACATAGAACCCTACAATTCTCGTGTAGGTATCTGTAACCTTACCACCACACTCTGGACACTTACTCTCATAGAATGAGTGTCTATTCTTACAAACGTTTATCTTGGTATTAAACGCAAAGTAAGTTACATTCTGCGCTACAACATACTTAAACATCTTCCATGCTTGGTCAAAATTGGTGAAAGGTGAATCAATGTTGATATGAAGAATTGAACCACCATTACAGTAGCTATCAAACAATGATGCAACTCTTGTTCTTTCTGCTAACGTAGCTTTAACTCCCAAAGGTACAAACTGATTACCATAAAGCGGTAAATCATTTACTACATTATTGCAGAAATATTCATCTTTCTTCATCAACTTAGCAGATGCACTTTCTGCTGGAATTTGCTCAATATTGATTATATAGTCTTTATCTTTTGCATATTCATCTTTGACCTTATTGATTGTTTCAAAAATGCGCTTGCCAAAGTCCTCAGCTTGCTTTGTGTAGTAACAATCTCCAAGTTCATCAAATGTTACATATCCAAATGATTTAAATGTTTCGTAAACACCTATAATACCAATAGTGTTATAAAGATGTTTGAAGTCCATAAGTTTATATGTAAAGTTTTTAAGCCATCCCTTTTCAACATTACGCTGAATTACATGACGTACTGCATTAAGTGCTTCACAGTTAATCTTTGTAATTTCTGTTAACTTCTCTAAATACTCTTCCTCAGAACTACTTTCATAAGCAATACGAGCAAGATTAATCGTGGACACCTTAACACTTCCGACTGACAATGCTGTACCACCAATAGATGAGAAGAAACCAAGATTGTTAATATCTGATTTAAGGCGACAACAGTTAGACAATGAATTAACAGATGTATCAACAAAAAGATTACTGTCTGACCATTTCATATTATGCTCAATAGCCCACTTACAGAACTCTTCATCTACAAGTTCACCTTTTTTTGTCTTAAGCATTGAAATACTGTTGACTGGGAATGTGAACATATTTGTCTTTTTTATTTCTGACATCTCTTCCATGAACCACTTCTGAAATGTCATAATTCCTTCAATCTCATCAACCATAAATGAGCCATCTGGGAATGTTGCTCCACCAAAGAGTGCCATTAAATACTCATGGTCAAATATACTTGTGTTTGTAACCAAATATTCACATAACTTCGTTACAGTTATGCAGTTCTCTTTTGAACTTCTCTATGTCACCATAGAGAGTGGACTATATCACATTCTTAATATACTGTTACCATATAATTAAGAACCCATGCACTTCGAGGTCACTTGACCTCTACTCTACTCGCTTCGTGTGCGTACACACCTTATATTCAATCCCCCTGTTATAAAACATTTATCAATTTCTTGAAACGGGGATATTTAGTTTTCGATAGTCTCTGAACCTTTTAATTACATTTAGTAATTAACTTGGTTGCTAATTGACTTTATATGTTTATTATGAATTTTTTTCATAATAAACTAAAGTTCATTTCAGCAATTCACATGGTTTTCGATGTGGGTCACCCCACAAAGGCACTTACTTCAATGCTGATTGTATTCCATTTCTTACATAAGGCTGATTTACAGCAAATATAAACCTCTGAATATGCTGTTTAGCAAATGCCTCATGATACTTTTCTGTAAGCCCCATATACTGATTATCAACATCTTTCTTCCAGAAGTAATACATATATGGAATTAAGTTGGGCAATCCGACTGCTCCAGATTGTCGATTACTTACAAAATTAATATATTCTTTAACAAAATCTACAAATGTTCCTAAATGTTTAGGAGGAACAGCAGTAACATTATTTACAAAAAATAAGCCGTGTTCTGCAAGCTCCTTTAAATCGTGAGCATAACAATATGGGACGTAGGAAGAAGTGTTCCCATCGTGAAGATATAAATATCCCACCCACTCTGACTCAAGCCATTTATCTGCTACTGCCTTATTTGATAATTTAATAATCTCTGTATATATCTTATTAAGGCAAGTCAGCTTATTCTCGGATTTATGCATTTCCCCAAGAATAGTAGTAATATCTTTATTTGTTACATTTGCTGACCCATCAATAGATATATCTGCAATGGTGTCACAATCTCCAACACTAACTAAAAAATTGTCTGAGTTTAATTGTTCCGCTGATACTCCGTTTAATCGACAGATGTTCTCACCATATTTAGTTAATAATTCTCTATACTTCTTCTCAAATCTGCTGTCAACAGCAACGTTACCAATCAGAACTTTCATTTACTTCCCCTCATTAATCCATTTTATTGCATTATTAAAATCTAAAAGTTTCCCATTAACTACGAGGAATGGGGCTGAAGAGACACCTAACTCTTCCCCTCTTTTTATCACAAGTTCCTCATCTGATATTATGTTGTAAGGTAGCCCTTTTGCAGTAAGTTTAGCCTCTAACACTTTACATTTAGGGCAACCAGTGGTATAAAAATCTACTGTTTGTGTCATTAAGACAATCTCCTTCAATATGTAGTATCTAACTATACAATTCACTTTACAATTGTTGTTACATTTCCATAAAGCAGTCCATTCATCCCGCTGGAAATTTCTGACAATCTATCAACCGAATAGTTGCATTGTGCTGTGCTAAGTTCACTGCCAATACAGTCACAGCCATATAAATAACATCCAACGGCTGTTGTACCAGTCCCATTAAAAGGGTCATAAACCAACATCCCACGCTGTGCATATATATATAATAATTTTTGTACCAACTCACTTGAGAATGTAGCCTTATTTAAATCACATGAACCATCATTATTCTTAGCTTCGATAAAATTATTTATATTATTATAAAAGGTTTGTCCAGTTTCACTTGTGCCACTAATGGTTTTGTTGCAATTAAATGTTGAATACTCATCTTTGCGAACAAAAACAAAAACATCCTCACAGATTCTCGTTAGTTTATTTTTACTGACATTATTAGGAAGGGCACATTTCTTTTTCCAAACAATTCTATCTGCAACTGTAAAGTCAGTGTTTCGAATAATATCAGCAATTACCAACCAAAGTAATCCAACACTACTACTGTTGACTGTGCCATCTGAACCATACGAAATGTTATATAGTATTACTCCATCTTTTTGCAATACAGTATCGAAGGATTTAAATAAATCAACACTCCACTTAATGTATTCTTCTTGGGTCATTGTGTCAAGATGCATATCATAGCGACCCTCATGGTTATTTCTTGACTTTTCAGATGTAGAAGGTCTACCAGTATTGTAGGGAGGTGATGTAAGGATAATATCTGCCTTTGTATCATTAGCTACCATATCAGCCATAGCATCAAAGCAATCTTTGTTGTATAGTAAATAATTCATATACGCTCCAAGTTAGTTTGTCTTGTGGGTTTCTGCATACTGCATATTGATTAGCATAGCAGTTTGGTCACCATGTGCCACAATGTGACCATAAAAGTCCTTTGTTACATCTGAACGTGGTGAATACTCACCAAGTTTTCTGCGATAGAAGTCTTTGGCTATTTTTGTGCCATCTGGTCTGGTATCAATATAGCCAATAACTTGTCGCTTAAAATTCATTACTTTTACTTCACTCATACGATATACCTTTTAATATCTTTGATTCTGCTCTTAAAGGTTTCTGCGTCAATCTCTGTTACTTGGGTTATAACTCGTTTGGGATTATTTAAAAATTTATCAATAATCCCATCAAGTTTTTTCTCATTAAAATCAATTTTGCTATAGGTAAAACTAACAAAATCTGGAAGTTCATCTATATCTGACTCAACAGGTCCGAACTCAATAATTGTTGTTCTGCCAAGAACTGTGTGAATATATAAATACCATTCTTCTGCAACGTCATTATTGGCGCATAAACAGACATTACCTATATTTTCAATTTCAATATCTGCTGTCGCAGTTGTTTGTATTAAATATGGAAAATTCATGCCAATTGAACCTCGCACCAGTTTCCTTTGGTTGTCAATTCACCACTAAGACCAACAACATCCCCAACTTCCAAGGCATCATAACACGCACTGCCAGCGTAAACAATAAATGGGATATAATTGTTAACCTTGCGATTATTAGGGAATTGATTATTAGCAACAATGAAAGTCTGAAATTTATTGCCTTTACTATCTACTTTAGGTGAATTAACCTTACAAATATTCCCCTCAAGATAAATAAAATTGTTGCAATCTTCTTGGATAACAAAATCTGTATAGACGTACACATCAGTAACCTTGCGATTATTAACTTGATGTGTATGACTTCTTATATTGCCATATATAGAAACCTCTTGCCCCTCTTCTACACAATCCCTCTTAAATACTATTGGAATACGATTAGAAGAGTTTACAACATTAAGGAACGCTTTGTAGTATTGCACCCCATCAAAGAGATGGGATGGCTGAATATCACAAATTGTTCCTCTTAAATAGACTTCATTCCTCATCCTTATCGTCTACTGCCCTCGTTACAGTTACAGTTTCATCCGAAAGAACTACTTCTCCATTTTCTACAGCAGTCATAAATTTCATAGCATCTGAGACTTTCTTTGCCTCGGCATCTGATTCAATATCCTTATGAATTTCAGCACGTTTCAGGTCAAGAGCACTAAGATATGCATCAATAACCTCTCCACGTTCCTCATCTGTTGCGTTGTCAAAATCAGCGTCAATCTCAAGACCTACATCTGGGAGAAGTAATCCATCAAGATGGTCTACACAATGCTGTACAACCATTGCTGATTTACCCACAAAGGTGGCACACTCTACTCTACCAAGAGGGTTCTCATAGTGCAGTTCAATCTGAGGATGACGTATTCTAATATAGGTCTTATTAGGAATACTTGAACATGTCTCTCTTGACAACTGCAATCCAGTTGCCTTAGTAATCATAGGGTTAATAAATGCTTTAATCCTATCATCAAGTTTAACACAGAAAATTCTGCAATTATAACCAATCTGAGGGGCTGATAACGATACTAAATCATTCTGCTCCATAGTAGATTTTAATTCCAGAATACACTCTCTCATCAAAGCGTTTTTCTTCTTTGTATCAAGGCGGTCACACATCTTGTCAAGAAGTCCAACTTTCTCATCATCAAGACCAGTAATAGTTATAATCTCTTTCATAAATTACCTTTCTTTAACTGTTAATTTGTATGTATCATCATCAAAGTTAGCTAAAATTGTGACGATATAATCATCAGAAGTAAATTGTGTACTTGCATTATGTATAGTCATCAGACAACTCTCATCATCTACATCTAACTTGTCAGACTTTTCAAGTTTATTTAACATCTTGTCATACTCATTAGAATTATCTATATCAATAACATAAGTGTTCTTTTTATCATACTCTCCGATGTCATAGATACCTATGCTCTCTAAAAACTCTTCCATTATGCGTCCTTTAAATCCTTTAACACCTTTTTATTTTCATCAATCTTGCCTTGCTTTGTGTTAGCGTCATCTATCATCCCAAGAAACTTCTTATGCATTTTCTCGTATTTCTTTTGCCTTTCTTTTCTGTTCGGCATATTAAGCAAATACATAATATATGATAGAGTTTGATAATTGTTTCTTAATGGCTCTACCATCTTCTTCATATTTTCAAGACGCTCTGGAGAAATTATATTGCTGTCACATAATTCCTCGAACTCCCTCAAACCATCACACAACTCATGGTACTGACTACACATTGTGTCATAATATTCTTTTACATGTTTAACTGACATACTTTCCTCACAAAAAAGGTGCACAACGACTAACCATTGTGCACCATATTATTTCACATCAAATTATTAGTCATAAGTTCATTCACGATTTATTTTCTTAATTAATACAGATGCGAAACAAATGCATCAAGCAGAGTGTTAAGGTCTCCATAGGTATTGCGGATATAATTCTCTGCATCCTTGCCTGTATAGGTCTTTGTGTAAGTTCCGAACTTGTCTGTGAACTCCTTCAAAGCCTTATTGTACTCATCGTAAGCATCGGCAAGTTTCTGATTTACTTCATCCTTAACCTCAGCAATCTCAAGCAAAGCCTCTTTCTGAATTGCTTCAATCTTTGCTTTTGCTTCATTCTGAAACTTCTTAGCGTCAGCAATCTTTCCCTCTGCTACTGCAATCTTGTCAGCATACAGCTTTCTTGATGCTTTCTGCTGATACTGATTCTTCTTGTAATCTTCCTCTGCCTTACGACATTCCTTTTCAGAATCAAAATTCTTGTTTAAAATTTCACTGTAATACTTCATGTGTTCTCCTTGTCTTACCAACGTCTTACCTCTATGGGACTTACCGCTGGACTCTCAATTATTTGTTATTTTGTATTTTATGTGAATTGAACTTATGATAAATCTAATTTATATATACACTCACACACGTTATCTTTACTTGGGAATATGAGTGTTTGAGCAGGCTTGCTATTACATCTTAATGATAAAGCGTAATCATCTGCACCCATAAGAGATGGATTAACTATCAGAATGCACCCATTTTGTTCATCACAGGTAAAATGATGTATGTGTGCTGATACAATCAACTCAAAAGGTTCTTTTGTCAACAGTGTTAAGTTGCTAATAACTTTACTTACACTGTCTTTGTCTCCATGTACACCACCAATCTTATGACCCATACAATTAAAGGAGATTATATCTTCTGCAAACTCATTATCAACAATCTCAACGACAGAATCATCAACATCTTTATAACGAGATTTAAGATACCACTTAATTATTCTAACCATAGATTCAAGGTCAAGTGATTCTTTCTTGTTTGACTCCACTCTACTATGGTTATCTAAACAGTCGTAATATGATACAGATAATCCGTAAGATGATACGAATGTACAAATCATACTATCAAGGATTTCTGCGACATCCATTGTTTGTTGTATAATATCCTCTCTGTTAGCTATTCGTAATTGCATATGAATTCTACCAGAGATTAAGTCACCAAGATTAACTATATGTAACTTATGTACACCCCTATTATAACACAAGTTTCCCACTTTGTCAATAAGGTTATTTATTCTTTTTCGTGCAACTTCTGGATTATAGATATTCCAACTATTGTTTATCTCAATGCCAAAATGCCAGTCAGATATTAAAAGGATTGCTTCATCACCACATTGTATTGTGTGTGGCATAAACTCTAATGGCAGTGGTTTTCTTAATTCCATTGTCTCAGCATATGCCTTTGCAATATCCTTTAAAGTCTCTTCTCTTGATAACTGTCTGATATATGCATTAGTCTGATTACGCTCGTCTGAAATCTGTACTTTCAACTTCTTTAAGGCTAACTGCTGTTCAAACAATTCATTAACCTCTGTAGTGTTCTCGTGTAAAGCCTCTGCACGTTCTTTTCCAAGGAACTCTGGAATGATTATATCATTTGCAGATTTTGCTCTCCAGTATGCACACTGCTTTCTGCACTGCTCTGAGTTATATTCCCTATCAGTATAGGCGGTAATCTTTTTAGCAATGTCAAACCATGTTAAATCGTACTCATCTTTATAGTCATAAATACGCTCCCAAAAAGATGACAAACTTTCGTTTGGCATTAATTTAAAGTAATCTTGTTCGTTTATTGTCATGCATCATCCTCTTCAATTCTGTATAAATCCTCAGACAACACATCATCATCAATTTCTTCATCATCAGATTTTGGTACAGTTTGTAATTGGTTCTGTTTCAATATATTTTTAACAACATCTAATATTCTGTCTCTTGATGCTCTGTCCAATCCTTCTTGCCCACCATTATTATTAACAGTAATGTTAACTTGGTTGTTCTGCTGAAGCTGAATTTCTGGAGCGTCATTAACTTTATTCATTAGATTTGTAGTTTTCTCTATTGCATCTTGTGTTACTTTAAGGAATTTAACTAAATCGTCATTGCTAAAATTATCTGGCACATTGTCAAATCGTTTAATCATTTGAGTAGTAATATTATCATAGAGCGTGTTTAACTTATTAAGCCTAACCATGCTCTTCTTGGACTCATTCGCATTAAACAGATTAACTAACTGTCGTGTTTTATCTACATCAACTTCCGATAAAGTGTCAGCCAGCAACTTATCTTCTGATAAATCCTCTACAATAACATTACTAATCGGTTCTTCCATATTACATCAATTCCTTATATACACGAATAATCTTGCTATTAAGGGAATTTTCAAGTGCTTTTACCAATGCGTCATCACCATTGATAGCGTCTTTGATATAAGACTCAAATGTTCCATTAGGCGAAAAATTCATTTTTAAATTGTCTTTATCCCACTGTATATGTAGCATCCCAAGCCCAATGTCACAGTGAATAATATCCTCATCGTGATTACATTTAGTGGCAATATTATTACATATACAATATTCTATGATACTTACTATATTATCCATACTTCGTGAGGACATTGTAGTAAGTGGTAAACTTTCTTTCAAAATATCAACTGTATCAGTCATTTTATCAGTTCCTTTATGCTAACTGTTTTAAGCAATAAGTTCAAGTCATGCTCATAATTTTTAACAGATGTATTTAATCGCTCTTGTACATACATTACATACAATTCATCTTTATTACGATGGTAACGAGATAATTCATTAATAACATCTTTTATGTTACTATTCATTTTTTATGTTACCTCTTAAATCTGTAATTTTGCAAAACAATTTCCAACTTTTTGTAAAGCTCTGTAACATTTTTCTTGCTTACATAGTTTGGAACTTTTGTTAATTCTGTATCAAAGTCACTACCTTCAAAAGACACTTGCTGATATATATTAAGAGCACAAAGCAGTTCCTCCATCTCATCTATTGTTGGAATGGTGATTGTTTGCCCACCATAATATTCAAGCAATTTAAGCAAAGTGTTCTTGTCCAATATATAAATCATCTCAGCCAATGTACAATAATTTGGGTCGTTTTTAATCATAGATAACCCAAACAACAAAAAATTGTACACGTCATTGGATGACATTTTTTCTAATAGTTTTCTATTCATCTTCACTGTGCTCCGTTGTTACAAGGTGTGCTGTTCCATAATCATAGTCAATACTACAATCGACACATTGTGATAACTCTTTTGCTATCTTACGTTTCAATTCTTTAACTAAAACATTGATGTACCCACGATAAGATTCATCTAACCTAAACAGTACTATCTCACTTTCTTCTTGCTCGTAGATACGTGCTAACCCATCTACACTATATGGATAATTATTATTTATAAGATTTGAATATGATTTCTCTCTAATACTATGTGGTGTAATCGCTGATATTAAACTTGCCAAACATGAGATATAAATATCATTCCACAAGTATTTATGCTTAACCCGATACTTCAAATGAGATTTAACAATGTTAGAAATATTCTCCAGTGTTAATCTAAAATCGGTCTGTGTCTGTGTATAAGAGGGTCGATACAGTTCTATTCCTTTAGATTGCAAGTCTTCAATAGAAACCAACGTTTGTGTATCATAAAGCACTTCTTTAAAAAATTGGGCTTTATGGGCTACAAAAGTTGCCTTAATATAATTTAACACTGACCTATCAAATTTTGGAAGGTCTTTATTTCGTATCCTCTCCCAAATCTTTGTTGCGTCATAAAAACAGAAATCCTCGAACAACTCTTTTGTTTGAAAGCTTTTTTGTTTACAGAATGTCCCTACACAAATAAAATATAAATATTTGAATAAAAGGTCATCATCACAATCTTTGTCGTGCATATGGGCATCCACCCAAATACACATATCTGTTATTGTCATTCCCCTTACTGGTTCAAAGTACATAAAGTTATGCTCCTATTTCGTTATATATAAATATATACAACTCATAGAGCATAACCTATATATGTTTATTGTATAGAACTAATCCCCTCAGCACTCTTTACAATGGAAATTGTGTTATCACATGGCAAATTAAGTTCTGTATGATGTGTGATAATAAATATACTTGATACATCTTTGCAAGCCTCTTGTACAAGATTGATAATGTTATCACAGCCAACTGCATCTACAAAGTCCATAATCTCATCAAGTGCTATGATATTGCACGAGAAGTTGAGATATGTGCTCAACATATCCCTTATGGCAAACTGTATAATCAAGTCAACTTTTTGCTGTTCGCCACCAGATAATGATGCATACTCTTTTCCTTGGCACTCAATATCTATGTTATTTCCGTTCAGATATACTTTAAGGTTTTTATTATCAAACACAATCTGACAATACTCTTTTGCTTTGTTATCAATATATGTGATTATATCAGAAAGTAAATATCCTCTAAAATCTCTGGTCAACAAAGTATTAAACTTAGAATTAATTTGGACAGATTCAGCAACACGTGTGAGTTCTGCGTTCTTTGTTTCAATCTCATCAGTGATAGCCTTAACGTCTGCCTCAGCCTCAGTCTTCATCTGTGTGTAATATGCAATCTGAGAGTCAATGCTACTTAATACAGTCTTTAATTTGTTTATCTCATCAGTCAGTTTGGATTTAGATTTCTGTAATGCGTTTATCTCATCGGTGCTATTACTTACTTTAGTGTTTAACTCTTTGATTATGGTGTTAAACTCTTGCTCACGCTCCGCTATGGATTGTTTATAATTATTTAATTCTTCGGTTTCTTTCTGCTTAATCTCATTTAAACTTGTTTGTTCAGACTGTACAAACAAGTTGCTTGCCTCTTTTGCTCTATCAACAACTGTGGTCTGTTTATCAATCTTGTCTTTCAAATCATCAATCTCTAATTTAATTGCAGTTGTATCTGGCTTCTCAACCCCAATTAGCTTCTGCTTACATACTGGACATACATCTGTAATACGTACCAACTTTACAAATTCAGATTGCTTTACAGATAATTCAGATTTTAACTGACTTAATATTGCGGTCTGCTCGTTAACTACATTCGTGGCTGATTGCTTCTTCTCAGCAAAAGAGCTTCTTACACCATCCATCTGTTCAGCATATTTATCATGTATCTCTGACTGTTTAGTGTTTATCTGTGATAAAAATTCATTATACTGAGAATATGCTTCGTTCAAAGAGTTACGCAAACAGTTATTTCCATTTACCTTATCATCAATCTCTGTACCAAGTTTCTTAAGGGTTTCTTCCTCTTCAGCTATCTGAGATTGAATTTCGGATTTATTTTGAGGATTATTTAAATATGCGTCTGCCTCTGCAATGCGTTTATTTTGCATTTCTAAGCGTGTCTTAGATTTAAGTACACAATCTTCCAAGTTACGCTGTTCACTGGCTAATTCTGCCTTTCTCGTGCTTACACGAGCCTTTAAATCCTCTATCATGAAATCTGATTTAGATAACTTTTCAAGAACTTCTTTTCTTCCACTTGGAGTGTTATTTGTGAACTTCTGAGGCAAGCCTTGCCCAAGGATAATTACTGACCCAATCAATGAAGACGTTAAATCTGGAAGATATTCTGCTAATAACTTCTCACTATCTCTAATACCCTTACCAGACTTATTTTCACCATCAATATAAATAAACAGATTGGTCTTGTACTCTTTATGGTCTTTTGTTCTTGTAATTGTGTACTCTTTGTTATCAACTACAAGGTCAAGGCTGACTAAACATCCCTCATCTGCATAGGTTTTGTTACAAATGTCTTTTGCCCCATTTACTGTCTCACCTGTTAATACCCAAGAGATGGCAGAAAATATAGTAGACTTACCACTGCCATTTGATTTAGCATTATCAACAAGGCTGTTATTTATACCATTGATTATTGTGTAATTTTGATTATCTAAAATAACATCTGCCTCGTGAAAGGACTGAAAATTATATAGATGTATCTTCTTAAATCTTATATTCACGCAAGTACCCTCTTTAACTCTTCGTCAACAGCTTCACTTGTACCAACAGTCTGATGTACAAATTCTGCGAACTTCTGTAAATGGTCAACAGTCTGCAACTCTGTTATTGATACATCAGATACAGCTTCATCCCTTGTAATCACTATTCTTGATGCTAATGCATTTGCTACAAGAGCTTTCGCCTTCTCTACATTCTCTAATGAACACTTAACTGTAACTACGCTGTGATTATCAAAAGGTTCATAATCAGACCCATCAAAATCAACTTTATAAAAATACAGCGCATGAGGGTTCTCTACGAACTCAACGCTCTTTTCGACTGTATCTAAAAACATCATATGATGTGGATAGACTGTTCCATCTTCACTGAAATTCTGTCCAGTAATGTTACCAAGATTGATAATATTTCCCATCTCATTATAGTTATGGATGTGTCCATTGATAAATAAACCGCAGACTTTTTCTATATCTGCTGGGTCATATCCAACAGTAGACTTGTACATTCCATACTGACAGATTAAATCGTTATGGGAAAATATAACATCACATCTGTCTGGAAACAGTTCTGTTAAAGGTAATCTGTCACTTTCGGAAACATAAGGCAAGAATCCCATAACTGTTCCATTACTTGCCTTTATAGTCATGGGTTTATCCATAACCTCAGAGAATAAAAGCCCAAACAGTTCACAAGTACTGAAAGAGTTGTCATGTAATCCAATCTCATGATTTCCTACAAGGAACAGATGTTCTGTCTTACCCAAATTGTTTCGATTGCTCCAGTTAATTTCTTTGAGGGCTGTGATTTCTTCACTTGTCAATTCTGCTTTATCGAAGAAATCTCCAAGATATACAACAGCATCGACCTTTCTCTTTTCAGCCTCAGATTCACACCAATTTATTGTGTCAATAAGATTTTCCAAACGCTTGGAATATTTCTCTCCACGTCCTCTTACAATAGATGAATATGTGCTCCAATGCACATCTCCGATTACAGCAAACTTCATACTAACTCCAATTCAAGATTTTCCATAGGGACAGCAAAACACGCTATCTTCCCATTGCTCTCTATAGGGCATTTACGAATTACATCTCCACTGCATTTGTATACTTTCCCAGCAAGTCTTTTATCCTTAGTGAACTTGATATAATTATCCCCACTGCACACCTTAAAGGTGGCAATGAGGACTTTCTTATCGTGATAACGTGGTTGCCATATTTCAATGAGGTTCTGCATTACTGCTCTCCTTTAAATACCAATGGGTCAATCAATGCTCCTAATTCTACACGTGTAAAAGGTGTATCAATCCTTGTCCAACCATCTGCAAGCTTAGCATAGCAAAGACCATTCTTACAGTCACTGGTAAAATCTTCCCAACAGATATTCTTCTGTTCCAACAGCATCTGCTTAATATCATTCTGACTTTTATTCTGCAATTCTGCGTGACTGAAATTTGCCTGACCCACCATCTGAATAGAATTTCTAACAGCGTCAATCACCCTCCACCACACAAGATTTGCAACTTCTTCTTTAGGAATATTGAAGCAACGAGAATCAAACATTGCACCTGCACTAACAGCTTTGCACAATGCATCGTAATAATTATCATCAATGTCAATGTAATCCATAAGAGAATAATTTCGTACTGCTTGAGAGAAAGCTTTATTAAAAATCATCGTTGCCATAGAAGCTGAAATACTGCACACTTTCTGTACTTCATAATCAAACCAAGCATCTGTAGTCAACTTATCATAGTCAGTTAAAATCAAAGTAATTTCATCTGACTGAGTATATCCAAAAACACAACCTTGGATGTGTTCACACAAATACCTCATAGTTGTCTGCATTGAATTCATAAGGATAGCGTCAAATGGCTTTCTCATACCTCTTGTAAAGGTGTGGAAGGCTTTGCCGTCAAAGACGTATAGCCACTGGCGTTCTTTTCATTAACTTAGTTTTTGGCACTGACTCATAATTAGTCTTAAGCCGTGTTCCTAAATTATCACGTACTGACATGACTATATATAACTCCTTTCTTAATTAAAATATTCTGTAAATTTTTCTTTTATTAGAGTTTGTTCCTCTAAATTAAAATCTTCATATCGTTTAAAATATGTGTTATCAGACGTCCTTCATTCACAGCCATTATGTCATTCCTCCGATTAACATTATTTTTATAATTATATAATTTATCATATCTTCCGCTGGAAGTTTACCCATCTTAACCAATGTAGGTACATCTGTTAACAGCTTAAATATACTTAATAATTGGTCTTTTGAGTAGTACCCAGTGGAATATTTATTTATTGCGTATATCTGATTTGATGGTAACCCAGTAACTTCTGTTGTTTTTGTCTTGGATAACTGCACCAGAATTACATTTCGAAATTGTGTGTACAATAAACTTGCCAAACCAAATCCATTTATATCCATCTTATCAAGATTTTTAAGCATCACCACAATCTTTTTTCGGTCTTTATGTAAGATTGCATTGACCAACTCAAATGTGGTGTCTGTGTTTAAATCATCATATATTCCATCGGACAGAAAACTTTTAAGCGTGTATTTACGCTCAACTGAAGGAAATAGGGACAACCTATCTATCTCTTGCTGTACTCTAAAAGGATTAGCTTTTACCAGATTAAAAAGTTTTTCAAGGTCATCTTCATCTGCCCCCTCACAGCAAGAGAACAATAAATCCTTTAAACACCACTCTTCTAATTCTGGAAGTGCTACATAGATTGAATGCTCTTTGATAGTCTTATCCACCTTATCTGCGATGATGTAGACAAAGTAATCCGACAACTCTGCATCTGTATAGTCCAACTTTTCAAGGTTATCTGTATGATACACATGTACGTTATTATCTGACACATAAAACATGTCGTTGACAGATTCTACAACTGAAAGGTCATCTATTCCAACAACGTCTTTATTTAATAATAAAGCAATCTGCTTGATGTATTGCTCTGCAATAAACGTCCCACTCTTTGAACAATCAAATATCAAAGCATGATATGGACAGCTCCCCTTTTCAATTGTCTGCTTTAATTCCTCAATGCTCATCCTTATACTTATACCAATTCTGTAAATCTATCAAATATTTCTCATATCGCTGTTTCTTGTCAATGTTTGGGATATTTAAATCATTAATGAATTTATGTGTAAGTTCCCACATATCAAAACAATTATATCCACTAATTACCATATCGCACACTGTATTATATAATATTTTGAACAATATGTCAATAGGGTATAAATCTTTTTCACCCTTCCACGCTATATGTTTGGGGAGAGCGTAGAGAATATTGGGAACGCTGGCACGATTTATACATTCAAATATCTTAGTGCAATAGGCTTGCATTTCTACTAAGTCAAATGTCTGACAATCCAATATCTGTCCCACTGTTGTACAAAGAGCCAGCACATTTTCATCATTAGTAAATTCTTTAAGTTCCTCTTTTGTATGTTTATGGAACTCCCATACTGCACATCTATTTGTTATTGTCGGTAACAGCATAGCCTTATTTGAACATAATAGAATGATGTAAATAAGGTCTGATGGCTCTTCCAAGAACTTCAATATAACATTCTGCTCTTTTATTGTAATGCTGTCTGCATTTATCAGATAAATAGCGGATGTCGTATTTGTGTATATCCCATTAAGAGTATCAAGGTCAAGGCTTTCTGTAATATCAAACAGAGGCAATCCTTTAGTCTCAGAGACATAGTTGGACACAGTGTGTTTTCCACAGCCTCTATCCCCCAACAAAAGCAATGTGTGGGGGAAATCTTTTAACTCAGTAGTATCTATTTTGTTGATAATATCATCTTGAAACTTAATCATTCGATGTTCCTTGCCATCTTTAAGAATAAAATTTCCGAAGTGGATTTAATGTCAGTGTCAAACTTAACTGCCTCTCTCAGCTTGTACAACATATCAATTAGATAATTATAATATAACTGCACGTTTTCTATCTTAATTACATTGTCCAACGCATTCTGGTATGATGTAGGTATCTGAAGAACATCAAAGTTTCCAAAAATAAGATACTTGGTTACATCAAGAATAAAAGCTGTGAAACTGATTATAAACTGATTTAAATCCTTACCATCATAGTAAATACTGTTGATAATCTGTAGTACTGCCCCCTCATTATCATCTATGATAGCGTTGAGTAAATCAAAGAACATATCATAGGAGAAGTTTCCCAAAGCAAACAGTACCTTATCAATAGACAAATCAGTGTCATAACTTGCACACTTATCAAGGGCAGTAATAGCGTCTCTCATCTGTCCATTACTAATCTTTGAGATGTAAGCGCAAGCCTCTTTATAATTTGTAAACAATTCTTGTTTACAAATAAAATTTAACCTCTCTTCTATCTTGTTTGCTGGAATACGCTGAAGATTAAACCTCTGTAATCGGTTAAGAACTGTAATCGGTATCTTCTCTGGGTTTGTAGTGCAGAACATAAAGATAGTGTATTTCGGAGGCTCTTCCAACGTTTTGAGAAAGGCATTCCAACCTTGCACTGTTATCATATGGCAATTATGTACACACACCCCGTTTGCAAAATATGTTGGGCAATCTTCTACCGCTAAATCATATACCCTTGTACTGTTTCTAATACCCTCTTCAATTCTGTGTCTATCTGTGCGTTGGTAAACCTCAACACTTTCCACCCTAACTGTTCCAAAAAGTTTGTCTTCTTCAAGTCTCTGTATTGTTGTTCTTTCCGCAAGTGAGTTTTGCCATCCACCTCTATCCCAATCATTTTTTCGGGACAAGCAAGGTCTAACTTGTAACAAGTAGGATATTTGTTTAGGTTGTTTGCCCTTGTTATCCCCGTTGCTATTGGATATTCCAACTCCCAAGCACTCCCCAAATTCTCTTTCAAAATCAACTGTTGGTGTGTATAATGTCCATTCCCCCCACGCTGTCCTGTCCAACAATGAAGTGTTCCATGAGTATTCTTCGTCTGTAGCATCTTTTGTATTGATGTACTGTTTGCCATTGGATTGTACAGCTTCATTCGGATTGAACTCTTTAGCCTCATTTCGGGTGTCTGTATCAGACACTTCTTCGCATTTTCTGATGCTAATTTCTTGCGTTCCATCCCAAGTTCGGAGGCATATTGCTCCTTCTGCCTTTTTGTAAGCAGTGTCGAATAGCATTCCATTGAACAGGTCTGCGGTGTTCTTCTGTGTGTTGTTTCCCACATCTTTCCACAAATTACACAAGTATGCGTGTACTTTTTGGGAGAATACTTTTTGTGCCTCTGTTGCCACTGAAGTATTCGTCCACATTCCATCGAACAAGTTGTGTTCCGTGTCTGATATTCCTTGCCACAAACGGGACACACTTTGATTGTCAATTAAAACATCGCCCTCTCTCAAGTCTTTTGCTTTTACCCAACCATTCACTGTTAAAAACAAATGGTTGTCTGTAACATCAACCTTTTTTGAATTATTAAGTTTAACGGACACAAGACGGTTACTATCAATTTCTTTATTAAAAGTCTTAACAACCTTTTTAAATCCATCTAATGTAAGGACTAAATCGCCCACTTGCACATCCTTAATCGCCTTATTGCCTACAGAGGTGATGATGTTAGTGTTCTCGGTAAAGCACTCATCCATGATTATAATCTTATATTCTGCCCCAATAGCACGTTCTGAAGCGGAAGTGATAAGGGCACGAATATTGTCTACCCCATTGTTTGAAGCACCATCTACCTCAATCACCCCATTAGAATTGCCATTAATCAACCTTGCTAATGCACGTGCAGTTGTAGTTTTTCCACAACCAGACGCACCTGTAAATAAATAGCAATTCTTTATTTTACCCTCAGATACTTGTCGTGCAAGAATTTTTGTAACACTCTCTTGGCTGACAATCTCTTCCAAAGTCTGAGGTCTGTATTTTACTGCTAATGATTCCATTTATGCTCCTAAATATCTTATTATTTTAAGTCCACTGACAGGTAACCACAAAGACTCATACACATCATCTTTATCTCTGTTGTTAGCTACATCAAACCCAATAGCACCAACTCGTATCATTTTGCCCATAATCTGTAAGACCTCACATCTAATATACTCAGATTGTGGGGATATTCCTTTATTCCACTGTGATGCTAACATAAAGCCAGCGGGTGGGTTTGTGAGATAGTTAGCAAGCTGTAATATATACATTCTGCCTACAGTATAGGCTGATTGATTTGATGACTTACAATCTATATGCAGAGTGGTGGTGTTATCGTCATAAGGCGGTAACCCACTCACTCTGTCCAACTGCTCTTTTATTGTTTTATTCATAATTAACTAAATCGTTGCACTCCATTAAATACATTGCATATTCATCTGCGAGGTGTAGAAGTGCACAAAGTGGAGACTTAGAGTAAGCATAGGCATACTCTATGGTGCGTTCATAGTTATCTGCGAAATAACCGCTGTGATGAAGAATAGCGACTGTCTCTTCTTTACTGAGCTTCATAAACTCAAGTAATTTGAACACTGAATTCTCTTCAGTATTTCCATACATAAATCGCTGGTCAAGCTCACGCTTTTCCCAACTTGGCTCACTTATCCAATCATATTTGCCTAACTGGTCATACTTAGTGCCCGATGCACTGTACACCTTTTTATTTCGCACTGATGCTTCATACAAGTTTGCTTTTCCAATGTCATGGAGCAGAGCAACAGTAGCCAGCACATTCCAAGCATAAGGGCACGTAGGGTTACTCTTTACTGTGCCATCTTCCTCAGTGACAACCTCATCTGGAAATGTCATATCCACCAACACCATCATAGCCTCATAAGTATTGAGTGAATGTTCACACAGCCCACCCATATAGGCTGAGTGGAGAAGTCTACTTGCAGGTGCAGTAAAAAATCCAGACGTTTCAAGATAGTTTGTTAACTTATCCCAATCAACACCAGTTCTGTACTCTTTTATCTTTTCAAGTAATTCAAGAAACTTGGCTTTATTCTCTTCTATTTGTTCCTTATTAAGCACTTAATTTTCCTCCGAATAATCTGTAATAACTTTGTACCCATCATTAGTCTTTTCCACTGCAATGATTCTGTCCCACTTGCCTAACTTATACTCTGCCTTAAAATCATTGCGATTAAACTTTTCCCACTGTCTATAAACAACATCAACAGGAACTTTACGTCCCCTTAATGACTGCCTATAAACACACTGTTCATAGGTAGCAGGGATAATATGTAACTCATACCTAACACTGTTCAAATCGCTACAATACTTAATAATCGCTCTTCTGTACTTATCAAGGTTAGTAGCGTCAAATACCACATCTTTCCCACTTTCCAACAATCCCCTTACCCTCGCATAAGCAGTATCAAACACGAGCTTAGGATTATCCTGCACACTTGCATTTCCAAATAATTCTTCTCTTATATCATCAGTAGCAACTACGCAAGCACCCTTCTCTTTTGCAAGCCAATTTCCATATGTAGATTTACCACTGCCACTAACTCCGCAAAGTACATATAAAGTCATATCAAAAATCCTCCTACTCTGTTATATAACATATTATATAACATTTCAGAGGGTTTGTCAATACTTTATTTAATTAGCCATGATACTTGGCAAGGAACTCATTATCAACTGCTTTAAATGACTTTTTGCCATCAAGTGTTCTGAATACAAGACCCTCACGCATACCACCATCAATTACTGACTCACCGCCAGCAAGGGCGAGAATTCCATCTACAGAATCTGGAAGTTCAATCTCTGTGAGTACTGGAACAGTAGGAAGTCCATAATAATCACAGAATTCCTGCATCTCAAAAGGATTAAGCCTTTTTGTCTTTCCATCTGTATATCCAAAGATTACATTGAAGACTGCCAGATTATGCTCTGTTCCGTACTTACGCTTCTGAATGTTCCCACCATAAGTTTCCCCTTGAACAGTAAGAAAGTCTAAGTTGTCTTCTATGACAGCTTCATTCTTAAACATCTTGGTCATCTTGTCTTCCATGTTGTACTTCTTATCCATCTCAAGGTATACATTGCCATCATCTGTGGCTGTGTCATAATAGCACTTCTTCTTGGTGTTGTACATAGAAGGACTCTTCATTACTACATTACGAGAACATACGTAATAATCAAATCCCTTTTTGTTCTTCTTAAGAGAGAATGTTGTAGATGTCCCATCTACCTTTTCAGTGGCAACCCAGCGCTCTTGTCTGAACTCTGGAATACGACCAGACAAGTTCTGAATGCGTTCCTCATCTGTCTTAACTACCCAAGAAGGGAATTCGCTCTTCTTATCATTCTTCTTATGTAAGAAGAAATACATAAGCTTCTTTGCCCATGTGTGAGACATAATGAACTTACCAAATTTCTTGGCTAACTTAGGATGTCTACGCAGTACAGTCTTGTACTTTGCATCGGGGTCAGACTTAGCCTTACGACTATTATCTTCCACTTCCGCATAAGTTACCCCAAGTGTAGCAGTGAGGAAATCCCCAACCTCGTACTCATCTGCATTGAGGTTTAAATCCTCAAAGCCCATAATCAGACCCTGTGAGAAATACCCCTCGTTCTTGCCACCAAAGGTGTACTTCTGTGTCTTAATATTGCCGTGCTTCTTTTCGAGAAAGGCAAACTCTGGCTTTGTCGTATCAAGATGAGAATCAATCTCAAAATATACAGCCTTATCACCCGCCTTGAGAGTATTCTTTCTTACCATGCAATGCCATCCACCAACTACGGCTGACTCACAGTTGTCAGAGCCAACAATAGGCTCAATAGCATCAATAGTTACCACATAGGCTAATTCTCTAATGCCATCCTTATTTAACATACATTTACCTCCCATTTAGGTCTCGCCTTAACTCAGCCTTAAGGCGGTTTCTTGATTTATGCTTATTATCCTTCATAGTACGTGTACCAGTATTAAATCCATGAAGTACACGCATGGATGCATAATATGCTCTCTGTGCCTTTTTACTTCTCTTATCAATAGATATAATGCTCATATTCTTCTACCTCCGAACATAAGCATTATATCACATGACTTAAATTATGTCAATAGTTATTTAATCCCACTCCCAAGCGTCACCAAAATTCTTCTTGTGAAGTAAAGGCTTGTCCTCGTCTGTCTCTTTAATATTTCTATAGAATCTACGTTCTCTGCGGTGCGAGTCATCCTTTAACCTCTTCTTCCAAGGCTTGTACAATCTCTTCACATAAGGTTTTATATCCACTCTCCTATGATTAATGTGCTTTGTCACAGTCTCTTCGGGAACAAATACCTCTGTGGCTACAATAACTGGTCTAACACACCCCTTCGTTGCATCATATCTGTTTTCAAACAGATACTCAGTGTAATAGTGTGCGGGATTTACCACCTCAACAATATCAGAAGTGTACCTGTAATTCTGAAGATAGTAATTGGGATTCCACCATTGTGACTGTATTTCTGCTATCCTCTTCTGACGCTCCCTAACTCTCTTAGTAGATGCAATTCTTTCACCATGTTTCTTCATCTGTGTCTGTGTTTTTGTGCTCATGGTATCTCCTTATGCTATTAGATTTTAATAAAGTGTTACTGACCAGTGGGAAGTCCTACAATAGTGCTGATATTATCAGAACCTACATAATAGTCGGGGTACTTTCCATCCCACTGTGTTATAAAGTAGTAACGAAGAAGTTCATCAGTAAGGCTTTCACTAATCGCCTTGTTCTTTGCGGATTCCTTCTGTCCAACATACTCAGTGGCATCGGCATTAATCTGCTGTACCTTTAAGTCAGCCTCAGCGTTAATGCGAGAGGCTTCTGCGTCTGCTTCTGCCTTAATTCGTGCAATTTCTTTGTCTGCCTCTGCCTGTATCTTTGCACGTTCCGCTGTTTGCTTTGCTTCCATTGTCTTCTGTTCCTGTTCGGTCTGTGCTTTTAACTTATTCTGAACAGCAACCTGTTTGCTTTCTACTGCATTTGTGAAAGCGTCTGTGAAATCCAAATCCTCTACTGCGGTACTTACTACTTCAATGTAATAGTCGGTAAGCTTCTGCTTAAGAAGCGTCTCAATCTCGCTTGCCAACTTATCACGATTTGCTACAAGTTCCTCTGCATTGTAATGAGCTACAATGGTCTTTACACTTTCCGCAATGTTAGGGGAGATAGCAGTGTCATAATAATCCTTACCAATTGACTTGTAAATCTCTTGTGCATTTTCCTTGGAAATCTGATAGTTAAGTGTATAAGAACACTTTACCTCTTGAATGTCAGATGAGAAACAAGATAGTTCAATTGTCTTCTTCTGAACACGATTGTCCATTTCAATTACACGTGCAAAAGGGTTTACAGTGTGAATACCCGACTGTAAGGTATAATTTTCAACCTTACCAAACAAAGTGACAATACCTGTATGCCCAGTGGGGATTGTGGTAAAGAAAGAAAGCCCACCTAACAAAAGTCCGATTACCAATGCAACTACAGCAATAACTGTACTAACTGCACTAACCTCTCTACATTCTTCACTACGTTCCTTACGTGCAACTACAGCAACAATGAGCGCAATGAGCGCAACAAGTACACAAATAATACCAACAACAATCATTTTAATTTTCCTCCGAAAAATTATATCATAATCACCTTTAGGTGTTTATGTCATTCATTAACAATATCCTCGTCAATAGCGTTATACGCATCGTCAAGGGTATCCTCTGTCCATACCTTACCACTGGGTGATGTTACAACCCAGCAGTAGCCTCTATGAGAAATCTTATAGCCCCTGTACATAATCAAACCCCCTTTGCATCAACTGTTCTTGTGATTGTGAAGTAAGTATTTACCTTCTCATCACAATACTGTGCATAGTCTTCGGGATGGTCTGCCTTAAACTTCTTAGAGTTAAAGGACTTCTTCTGCTGAAGAAGGTAGAAAAGATTGAACGTGTCTGTCACAATTGAGTCAGCATTTCTGCTGTCCAATTCAGACTTGAGTTCCGCAGTAATCTTGTCCATCTCTGCGGTGAGTGCCTTAATCTGTGCCTGTAATGCTTCTCTTTCGATAACCTTCTGATTAATCATTTCATTTGTCATAATGTGTACCCCCTTGGTATTTTGAACTTTGTAAGTACATTATATAACAAAAATAGAGATTTGTCAATGGTTAATTAAGAGCCACCCAAGATGGGTGGCTCTTAACTCTCTATCTTACTTACTGAACTCTACAAGTGCATCGTTGAGGACGTTGAATCTGCCCTCTACGTTACCGAGATGGTTGCTACCATTTGTGTTGTACTCTTTGAACTTAGCAACAAGTTCTTCGCTGTCAAAGAATGCATCCACAAATCCGCTACCCTCAGAAGGATTTGCGTACAGGAAGTACAGCATGGAGATGAGAGTGGTCTTAGAAAGGAACTTCTTAACATACTTGGGAGTGATGTGTTCTACCACTTCAATTGCGCTGTCAAGAGTGGTTGTGATTGCCTTGGAAAGTTCCTCTGTGTAGACAATCTCTTCGTAATACTTCTTAATGTCCTTGTTGTCAAGGCTGGCAACACCATTGTTGTTAAGGAGTGCAACAAACTTAACAATGATGTCTTCGGGGTGTCTTCCCTCAATTGCCTTTGCAGAAAGGTTTGCAAAGAAAGGGTGATTAGCAAGTCTTGTAAGACCAGCAAGGTCAACTGCCTTAATTCTTGTGAGGTCAATTGCGGAAAGAGGCTTGCCGTTGTTAAGTCTTCTCATGATTTCTACAACATCCTCGTCTGTTGCGTCTGTGAAAGAATAAACAGAGAGGGTGTAGGAATCAAATGTGTCACGAAGGTCTTCGGGGAGTGTTTCATAGGTAAGACCATTGAGGTCAATTTCGCCCTCTTCTGAAACGATAGTCTCAAGACCCTCAAGACGATACTCGTTCTTCTTAAATGCCACGATAGCGTTGCATCTCTGCTTTCCATCAAGGCAGTCATAAACTGTAACAGAACCCTTTGCGGTCTCAATCTTCTCATCTGTACGAATTGTGTAGAAGGGAGGGATAGGGTAATTTCTCAGAATGCTGTCGATGAGAAGTGACTTTCTCTTCACATCCCATACGAGATTACGCTGTACAGCGTTCTCAAAAGTGAGAGAACCATTCTCTGCCATCTTAACAATCTGCTTTGTTGTCCAAGGAATACTTGCTTTTGTCATAATCAATACCTCCAAAAATGTGAAATGTGATTTGTTTGTTTACCTTACATGAAAGATTATATCATAATAATTATTATTTGTCAACACCTTATTTACATGTACTTTTTATAGATATAATCAACCACTGCCACAATAGGCAAATTCTCGGCTACAACTGTGCCATCAGCCTTAATTGAGTATGTCTTTGTGGGCTTTTCTTTATAGGGGATAACGGATAACTCTGTGCCACTCCCCTTGACAGTGATATGACTTACTCCATCACTGTCAGCCTTATCCATAACCAACTGCATAATCTTATCACATATAAGAGCTTTATGCTCTATATCCTTTTGCAGTAGCTTCAACTCAAGATTTGAAAATGTTCTCATTTCCTTCCTCCGAAATCAATGCATTTCCGCAAGTAATCCTATCACTGTCTTCCTCTTTGGAAGGAACGAATACAATCACATCCCATCCCTTTGCCAAAAGAGGCTCTTCAAACTTCCGATACACATTATAATCGGTATATGTATCTCCTACATCATAACCATTAGCTACTGCTGAATGGGTCTCATGAATAGGAGTGATTTTAACAATCCACTTATCCTTATCAAACAGTTCGCTCAACCTGTCTGCATCAAGAATGGTGTCTTTTGTCACCGCAAAGTTGAGTGTGTACTTTCGTCCAACTGGATTAGGAAGTTCCTTTGCAATCTCGCTAATCTCTTCAAGCGACAGACTCATTCCATTGAACCCCTTATTTCTCTGCTCGTCATCTGTGCTGTTAATGGAGAACTGTAATCCAGCCTCACCCTTGTACACCTCATTCTTGATGTAGCACCACATCTGTAAAAACTTTCTGAGATTTTTGTTGTTTTTAGGCAACATTGTTGATACCACTGGGTGTATAGTATCTGCTGTAATGTACTTATTTACCAGAGGTCTGAGGTTCGTTTCTGCAAAAATAAGTACATTAGGATTAAATGTCGGCTCACCCATACGAGCAAAATGCACATTAAATCTCTCAGTGTGCTTAATATCGCTGAACTCTTTCAGCATTGTTTCAATCTCATACCCCAATTCGTCAAGCCCAACGTTTCCGTGGAAACCATACTTAGGACAATCACAAAAAGCGCACTTCATGCTACATCCCTTCTGTGTAGAGATAGTGGCTACCCACTTCTTGCTCAAATCCACAGTGTCGTTCTTAACACCATAAATTTCCTTGGTCAACCCCAAGAAGTCTGCCTTAATGTTGTTTTCCTTTCCATAGTCACCAACAGTCAGAAACTCCAACTGCCTTTCTGTGTCTACAAAATCTTACCAGTGTGTGTGTTTACAATTTTCATTTAATATCCTCCTTTAATCTGCTAATTTCTGCATGAACAGTATGTTGTATTTATATATCCCATAATCTGATACTTGTCTAAATCTGTTCAGCTCATCTTCTGTGGGGAACTCTCCCTCGCAATTTAATATGCCATTGTGAACCCCAAAAATGCCATGAAATGTGTCGCCAACATAGACATTGTTTCCATTTGTTGTGAAAACAACGAAATATTTACTCATGCCAAATCCTCCTATAAATCGGCAAAAAATTAAAAAATTGCCAATAATTTAATCAACCCAATCAAACCCTTCATCAGAATTAACGAACACATCATTCAAATAAATCTGATAAACACAATAGGATAACTTTACGTCTACAAGATGATTGAAGAATTCTTCTGCGTCTGCAAACTCGCTGAAGTATGCATATGTTACCACTACATCACTTGAGATGGAATCCAATGCAATCTGTACTACACTGTTCAGATGTGCTTCATAGGCTTTATCACTTACTGTGCGTACATAATCTGCTACTGTGGTTCTCTCTGATAACTTAAATGTTTTCATACAGTCCCTCTTTCTTAATTAGCCAACTTTGGCTATTTAATGGCTTTTTCTTGGATAACTTGCCAACTTTGGCTATTTAGGCATTTGCCAGACGTGTTAACTGCTTACGATACTTGTAAAGTTTCTTACGAGCAATTTCTTTCTGCTTCTTTGAAAGGAAACCATGTTCCAGAAGAAATACAGCAAAACTGCTCATTATTTCCCCATCTACCCCATTGAACCCAACACCATTGTTTTCAGAAGTAACACCCATTGACTGCTCATCAGATGTCTGACAAGCGTAAAGTTTCTTGAGAGCACCATAAAGCACCTTATCATTTGTCTGAATAAGGTTTGTGATTTCTTCCACTGTCCATTCTCTTGCCATATTTCTACCTCCTACTGAATAGGTTGTGTTGGTGTCTTGTTACTTTTCAGCCCCATGGCTGGCGCAAAGCACAGTCACAAGGTCTACTTCTTTCACTTAGGTCACCAAGGCTTTCTTGATTACAAGAGCATTATATCATAATAATTAAAATATGTCAATAGATAATAAAAAGGTGGGATATTATTTATCCCACCCTCAAATTTTTAATTCACTTCGTACACACTTCGTATCTTCTGTCTATATCCAGTGTACATTTCACTATAGGATTCGTCAAGAAGTTCCATCAATAAGGATGGGTTCGTAACAAATTTTAGTTCATCATACCCCTCATTGAATACTTTTAAGTATGCGGAATATTTATAGTCCTTATGTCGGGAAAAGAAATTGTCAAAATCATTAGCATTGTCTATGCGTCTGGTTTCTTCCACCAATTTGTACTCAATATTTGGGGCTTTCCCTTGCATACCATTGTGTACCCACTCAACATATGCCTCAGACTCTTCTTCTGGAACTTCCCAATATTGTAAACGTGAAGTCGTTACACTTTTAATATTCTTCACGTATTCGGAATCTTCTGGTTTTGCCCATGTATCAGTAGGAACAATATCCTCTTTATCACCCCCAAAATTATAACCAAAGAAGAAACTTTTTTGCCCATACTTCTTGCATAATGCCTTGGCTTGGTTAATATTTATATTATAAACTATAAAACTATGCTCTGCTCTAATATTATCTTTATCATAGCGAGTATCACCATAATTCTGAGTTATATGGGGGTCGCTTAAAACGTCAAATTTTCCGAGCAATGGTTTGTACTGTAGCCCAAGAAATGAAAACTCTCGCTTTAAACTTTCGGTTCTTTTATTATTAAACGTGGGTGGAAAAGGTACAGCCATTGGATTTTCAGCAGAGAATGTAGCAAAGGTAAATATCTTCTTGCGGTAATCCCCATATATAGCACGTTTAACATCGTTTTCAGTAAGTTTAAATTTCATTGTGCCTCCTATATTATTAGGCATTTATGTACGTATTCAAGTTTTAACCTCGATTGTTTATGTCTATTCTTTATGATTAAGTCTTCATAATCCTCAAAATCCTCAAAGGATGAGTTTGATAAGCACTCAACTAAGGATTTTTCTTCTGCTTGTAATTCTGATAAACGTTCCTCAAAAAGTTTGGTATCAGCAACTGTGCACATTCTCAGCCCTCCAGAACCCACTTTAATCCAGCGATTTTCTGTCTGCAACGTTTAATCTCGTTATTATTGAACTTGACCATTTCCTTATTACCAACTTCTTTGTAATACTCAACCCATCTCTTGTAGTCAAGTATACGCTGTGTGTAGTCTGCAATTTCTGCCTTGATTTCATTCTCAAAGGCAATCTGCTCTTTTGGCTTGTCATTGTTGACAAGCTTCTTGCCATACTCATAAATCTGCTGTTTGGTAAGGTCACTGTTGGTGTACATAACCTCAAGGTCTTTATACACCTTGTAATTGTAATCGTTATCACGACAACCAGTTCCTTCAATAAATTCATTGTACAGCATGTTATCTACCTCTCTTTCGAGATATATAATAACATATAATTATCTAATTGTCAACACTTTTCGGTAAGTACTTTAAAGAGGTATTCGTCAATTATATAATAGTTCTTGTTATCAGCAGGTCCGAAGTTGAAACAAAGGGCTGAATACTTCTTCCCAATAAAGAGGGCTTCTTTTTCATTCTTCTCCAACCACTCTTTTTTAATTGACATTGACTCACAATCAGTAGTTCTTGTTTTATTTTCCAATAGGAAATCTTCAAGAACTACATCACCCTTTGCGAACTTGGTAGCCCCAGAGTTAGGTTGTACACGACCCCCTAACTCCTTGGCTGTCCTTTTTTCTTGTCTATGACTATAATAACGTGTTGGTTTATCATCATTTACACGTGTCAGTCTATTCAAGCGCATCTGATACTTCCTCTGCTATTACCTTTTCATCTTCATCTATCTCATTATCAAGGTACTTCTGCTGTCTAACGAGTTCTTCACGTTCTCTTTCATCAAGAAGTGAACCATAGGACTTACTGGTTTCTGCGATATAATCATACAGCATCTTAATATATTCATTCTGAAAGGCTATATCACTATCAAGATACTCCAACAGCTTTGCACGACCCACAAACTTCTTTTCAGAACCATCTGCATTGGTATAGGCTTTGTCATTAACCAAATCCCATAATACATAAGACTGTGTGGTAGGACGTTTGATAAAATCATATTTGAGTGCAACTTCAAGAAGGTCTGTCTTCCAATCCATTCCTGTATCATATCGGAAAGTGATAAATCCACCACCACGTGATACGTTTGCAGTCTTATTTTTCATGATAGCAAACTGTAATCTTATGCCATCAACACCTTCTCCATCAGTAACATCATATTTATCACCCTTAGTAAACTTACGTGTACCAAATCTAATCATTACTGATGAGTAATAATTGGGTGCATCTCCAGCAGGTTCTGAATAAATGTTAGCACCAGTAAAGGTCTTTCCCGCAATTCTAACTTGGTTGATAAATACCAAAATATTATTTTTCTCAAACAACATCGGATTTATCATACGACAGAACTTGTGTAATGGTTTAGCAATAGACCCACGCATTCCATTATCCTTTTCGAAGTCACTGTCCATATCAGCCCCACTCACCATTGAAGCAAGAGAGTCAATAACAATTACTCCAATATCTGAAGATTGCTGTAACTCAAGAACCATTGCAAATATATCTTCACAAGCCATACCTTGTGTATTGATATATAACAGCCTTGTTAAATCAAGCCCAGTCATGTGTGCTACAAATGTCTTATCAAGTGAGTGCTCCACATCAACATACACACATACCTTATCTGGGTATTTACGTTGATATGCGGATATTAAAGCACAAGCTCCAAGTGTTTTACCACTATGCTGTCTTCCAGAAATTGTAACAATTCTTCCCTCTGGGAGTCCACCAAACAGCGGAAAATCAAATCCCATATCGGAAATGCCCACTCTACCATAAGTAGGTGTTTTATCAGCAAACATGGCTAAAGTATCGGTTTTAAATTGTTTATTAAGTTTTTTGGCTATTTCAGCCACAGTGAGAATAGTTTCTTTCTCTGCCATTTAACCCTCTTATTCAAATAATATTTGTTTATCTCTGTTGTCTTGCTGTGAAAAACTTGTCTCTACACGTCTATCAGCAGATGCTACCAACTGTGACTCTTGCATTCTTCTTGACATTACCTTTGAAAGTGTTCTAATCATTTCATTCGCACTGTCAATCTTGAACTTCATGATTTTATAAGCTCTGGCATAAATCATGTTAAGGGTATTTTCATAAAGGGCTTTATTATCAGCAAGGGCTTGCAGTGTTGCTTGTGTTAATTTCTTATCACGCTGAATGTTCTGCTGGTCAAGATATTCTTTATTGTACACCTCTTTATACATTGCCTCAGATAAATCATCACGAATACCAAGAGATTCAAGAGTCGAACCAATAAAATAGACTGTATTGGTTAATTTAACAAACTGTCTTTCGATAATTTCTATCGGAATGTCTTCTTTCTCTACAAGTTCATCATAGATTGTAGTCATTATCTCGTCAAGATGTGACGTATAATTTTCTACTGTTGTGTTGATTATTTCATCAAAATATGCAACATTAGACTCAGTTTCGCTAAAAAGTTCTGACATCTTCTTCTTGTCAATATTTGATAAATATGTTTCGTTGAGTTCTGACAATTTTACCACCCTTCTTCCATGTTAAACAGCACAGAATAGTCTGAATCAAGGAATGTACGTTTCTTAACACTTGGTACAACAATTAATTCATAATTATTTATATCATTGATATTAAGTGACTTTTTTCCATCTTCTTTGAGTTTTTTGAAAGTTTTAACTGGAACATATACCACAGTATCTTTCTCAGAAAACCATAATACTACTCCAGACCTTACACCTTTTATGCCCTGTACCGACATAAGTTTGTCATATTGTGTGAGATTTACCAAAGGGAATGTATTGCCTTTATGCTCCTTACATTCAATGAAAAAGATATTAGGATAATGATAGGCTATAAAATCTGATATTCCAGAGATATTTTTATAGCCATTAAAATTATCATTTATCCTAATAATCAAAGAATCTTCTAAGTTGTTCCAATCTTCCCTAAGTTTAGTCTCAAACTTTTTTCCTAATGATGTCTTAGCCACGAGGTACTACTTCAGGAATAATGTTAATAATATCATTACGCACGACAATAAGGGTACGCTTATTTCCGCAGTTAATGGTTACTGTCTCATATTCAGTGGACTCAAGTACAGACCTAATATCATTTACCAATACATAAGTCTGATATTCAAAAGGCTCTGCATTGTTGAGTACCATGATTTCCTCAGTATTCTCACCATCAGCATCAGTGATTGTAACACCACTGTCTGTAAATGTTATTGAGTAGTAAATACCCTTTGTGCTCTTGCTGAACAGTGATAATCTCTTAAGGGCTGACAGCATTTCGGTCTTATTAACAGTAACTGAATACTCAAGAGGTGTTGTAGCAATTCCACGAATAGAGTCAGCGGGAATTGAGCTGAACAATGTATCAGAGTTTGCTAATACAAAAGTCATAGACACCTTAGCAGTTGTTAATTTGATTACAGACTGATTTGTAGCGTTAAAGAAATTCTTAAATCCGAAATCAAAGGCAACATCCTCGTCTGCATCAAACAGTTTAAACAGTTTGACAAACTTATCAGTAAACAGAAGTTTTACGTCACTGTCCAAGGTGAATGAGTTTACACAAGAGCAGTTAGCAAAAGTAATACAACCCTTATTATCAACATAGTACATATTCTGTACTGGCTGAGATGCTGTTACACCTTTTGCACTCGCTATCTCTTTACTGTTGTACTGTAATATACTTCTGAGGGTGTTAGAACTAATATTGCCAGTGATTGTTACAGCATCAAAAGTAATGTCAGGAATATCCAACAATGTGTCATTATCATAGATAAGTGGGAACTTATAATCTCCATTCGCACTTACATAAAGTGTGGTGTCATCTGTCTTCAGCTCCACATATTCTGTTGTGAAATTATTGACAAGATTAAGGAACAGTGAGGCATTAACAGTTGCGTTGAGTTCTACATCATCCCCTACTGGTATCTTAACATCTACCACATATTCTCTATTGCTGACACGCATTACAAGATTTCCATCATTGGTTTTAATCTGTAAGGTGTCTGACAACTTCGAAAGTTCCGAAGTGTCTACCGCTGGCAGTATCTTACTACAAACGGATTTTAGTGTATCAAGTTTTATTTGCATATAGTATAATCCTCCGCACTATACATTATACCACAAGGGGCTGAGATTGTCAACCCCCTATCATATTTTCCTTTGCCTTAGCTATTCTATCATTTAGTTCATTCATATCTATATGAGACCTTATCGTTGCTATTAAATCAGTAGTAAGATAGGTATAGTTAAACATTACTTCTTCAAACGTTTTAGGATTAACTGAAAGTGTTTTACCAGTGTTCTTATCAATCTTGATACCACACATTTCATCACCCACATCACCAATAAGCTGGTCTTGATACCACCACTTAAATGAATCAGCATCACACTTCATTGGGACATCAATTCCATTTTCTGGAGCTACTGAAATCATATCGTAGGCTAATCTCTTAGCACACTCTTCAGCGTATTCCTCTTTGCATTCCATCAATAACTCATCGTGTACATTAATAACAAGGTGAGCATCATACTTCTGCATTTCTTCATCATTAAATATTTTAATGGTAGCAAGTTTAGTAAGAGTAGACGCACCACCTTGTACACGTGCATTAACGCACTGTCTTTCTGCTTGTGCAATCAATCCACTGTTATTGATGATTACTACTCCATCTTTTTTGGCATTAGCCATTATATCTTTTATATCTTTATAAGATGCCTTTTTTAATAGTTCTTGATATTTAGCAATCTTAGGGTCAACAGTTTTAGTTATAATTCCCTTGCATAAAAGTAATGGATTAAAATCAAGACCAACACTCTTCTTTGCAAGGCTAACAGAATACTTAGGGAGATTAACATCGGGTAATCTTCTACGTCTGCCCATATAATCTTCTACATATCCGTTCTTTCTTACAAATGAATATGTTTCATCAATCCACTTTTTAACTGCTGGAAAGCCTTTGTAGAATGAATCCAAAATCTCTTGGGCTTCATCCAAAGAGCATCCTAACTGTTCTGCGATAGAGTTAATGCCACGTCCATACATTATCACTTAATCTTAATGTTTCCATTAAGGCTGACTATCTCTTCATCTCAATTATGAGATGCAACGCACTACGGATGGTACAATACCCATCCTCTCTGATGAACTTTATTCATCAATTTAGTCGATATACTTCATTGATATTTCCAATAAAAACCATAGGCTGATTTATCAATACCACGACAAATCTTACATATACGAGAACTTGCAGATTTATTTTTTGTTCTTTCTGTATTAAGTAACCATTTAGTTGCTTCTAAGACACTTGGAAATGTGTAAACTTCTCCAGTTTTTATATCTTCTGCAACAACCCCAACACTATTGGCTTCAGAAATTAACTGCTTTGTTCGCTCAGTGTGATGTTTTCCATAAAACGGATTCTTTTCACTTATTCGTTTTGATGCACAACTTGACAACAGTTTTCGTGTATGCTCTGACCGCTTTATTCCACGAACACGCTCACTTCTATTTTTACAGAATAACTCATACTTTTGTGGATTTTCTTGTTTCAATTGCTCCCACCATAAATGCATTTTCTCGCCAGCGATACGTTTTGATTCCTCTGTGCGAATATGCCCTATTACTCCACTACCACCCAAAGTCATATTATAACCAAGACGTTCATAATAGTATGTGTGCAACTTCTTAATCCACAGCATTTCTAATCTATTTATGTCATGCTCTGGAATATTATGCATAAGTAACTTAATTGAAAATGATTTCTCACCATATTTTTTAATTGCTCTATGAAGTATGCAATTATTATGTGACTTTATCTCAGAATATGCTGAGTGTACATGTTGTAAAAATCTCTGTAAATAACTGTTCTCTGAATATTGTATTGTCTGTCCTACATATTTTTTATTGTTTATTGTGTTAGTAATTAAATATAATTGATATAGTTTCATCTTGACACCTCTCAACAATACTATACAATATACCATACATAACACCTAAAATAATATCAATTTTAGCAAGGTATTATCTGCTATCTATGAACATAGACCGTAGACTCTCTTACGAAGTGTATTCTCCCATTCACGGGTTACATTTTTAAATATTTAACTTCTACCTTTAGCAAGTCATTGCTGACTCACACCCGCTTTGAAATGCGGTTCACGTTGTTTTCGATATGCATCACTGCATAAAGGGGCATAACTAACGTCTACCCAATAATATGGACTTGCATTGACTTCTTCTTCGTTTTCCCTCAGAATAAAGCACTCCATCTCGGAACTCAAGATTGTCCTCATAATTATTCTTAAAGGCAATAGAACCAATAACCGCATACAAATCTTTACCATTTTTGTATGCCTCATACATACTTGCATCCTTTGAATAGTACGTTAATAATCTTGGTTCTTGTGCCGAAAAGTCTGACCCAACAAACACATATCCATCTTTTGCCTTAAACAAAGGTCTAACGCTATGTACATGGGATGGTATGTTTTGCAATCATATTAACGATAGGCTCTTTATCCTATCCTCTGTAGTTATTTAGGATTTCACTACAGTTTAGACTATATCATCAACTTTATGAGATAAATAAATATCACGCTTTCTCCTTAATGAAAAGCAATTATCAACCGAATACATCCAACCTAATAGTTTTTGTGCTTTTCTATAGGATGCTGATATTCTATAATATTTATCTCCAACAGTTGTAAAACTTATATTCAAATCAGTATATTTATCAATTATCTGCTTTAACCCATACACAAAATCGTATGATGCAGTACAAAGTTGAACATTTAAGTAATGGGTAAGGTGGTGGCGGTTTTGTTGTGTAGACCAAGAAATTGACCCGTCACCGTCAAAACAACCCAGCACATAGGCTTTGGCTAAATTTTCTGATGTAAAGTTAGGAATAGTTCCAACAGAAAATGTTTTAGCCCCATCTGATATATTAAAATTTTCTCTAAAAAATTCTGTTAGAGATTCTTCAGCAAATCTTAACCTATTGGATTTATTATAGGTTACAACCTCAGCAGACATCTCATAATAATCTTTAATGTCAACTAATAAATCCTTTTCAGAGTCACCAGTTAAATCAATCTCTATTGAATTTTTTCCCTTGTTTAAATATCCATCAGTGGCTACTAAACCAGCAAGATAGAATACGTGAGGGTCTGATAAATCATATAATTTCTCAGTATTAAACCGATGTTTATATTTTTTCGTAAGTCCAAATTTCTTTGTACGAAATTCCAGTAAAGATTCTGAAACATTAAATTTTTCTGATAATTCATGTAAACTTAACGATGTGTTAACCCAATGTTCCATGAGCCAATCAGATGTGATTTCAGTATGGTTTGTGATAAATGATTTACCATATTTCCACCCATGTGGCTTAGAGATACCATAGGATTTACACAACCTTGACACCACCGAAGGTATTGTATTGAACTCATCAGCTACGTCCTTAAAAGTTTTACATTCGATTTGAATTCTATTGATTAAAGTATCTTTTGGAATTATAATCTTTCTCATTATATACATTCTCCTTATAATAATATATACAATGTTATAGAAAATTCCAATTTACAACTGTTATATAAAGTTGCCCCGCTTTCGTGCCTACAGTTATTGGTTTTATCCCTCAGTAGGTAGTCGTTGCACCTTTCCGTAATATTTCTTTACGGCTTGGCTCATGATTGGGACTTTTAATCCTAAATCCGTTCCATGAATTAACGGGGTTTTGTCATACAACATCACTGTTGTATGCCTCCAAAGTTAAAGGTTAATCGGGTCACTTGAACTCGTTCTTCCAGTATCTGCCCCTAACTGATTAAAGTGGGTGTGTACTCTATTATCTACAACTGATACAGAACTCGGTATCTTCTCAATATAAGTGTTAATTAACTTATTTAATTCACGCATTTTTAACACTTGTTTAAGAATTGGAAGACTATATTTATCATCTATTTTCTTTAAGGCTTCTTCACCAGTGCTTCTTGATGGTACATAATCCTTTTTCTTTTTATCAGCCTCTTCATCACCAGCTCCCTCTTCCACCCCAAGCACATCATACAAAAGGATTGCTAACTGTGTTGGGCTATTTAAGGAATCAACTGTAACTGGGTCAGATAATTGCTCTGATTTTGATTTTGCAAATTTTAATGACAGATTGGAAGGAATGGTCATAGGTGACTGTTCTGGATATGTAGACCACTTACACTTTACCCCATTTATAGTGGCTATTTCTGCCTTGCCATCAGCATTTTTATGGGTATTCATAAAAATCCAAGGCTTATAAGTAGCAGAAGGCTTTTGTCTCCAAAGATAGATTTCATCTTGGTACTTGTTTAATACTCCCTCAGTCTCAAACGTTAAATCATCATACAGTCGATGATAATGCTTGCTCAATTCCTTAGCATATTCAAAATCAACCCCTACACCATACAGCTCCATTTCTGCAAACGGAATTACACATTGCATCTCAACGTCCATAAAGCACTTGAAAAGTTTTGCATTTTCTGGTCTCATAAACTGCTCTAACTGATACAGATATAACTTATAGGTCATAAATGCATCTGTTGCTGAATATAATGCGAAGAGTTTAGGGTCAAAAATTGCGTAAGGAAGTTTTGCGAAAAGCTTCTCAATATCATACTTTTCGATTGAACTGTCTATCTTTCCGATGTACTGTACTTTCAGACCCGCTGGCTCATTTTCATTGAGCATACGAGCGCCTATCAGAGTGTCCCAATATATTGGTAACTTGATACCACACGTACACCAAATTACTTGATAGTCAAACTTTCCATTGTGGAAAATAAACTTTACATGATTATCAACTAATCGCTGTAACTGTATTCTGATTTGTTCCTCAGTAATTTGCCAAGGTAAACGCTCACCTTGATAATCTTTAGCGTACTGGTCTAATCGACAGTGATTTACTGGGATATAAACGTTCTTATCTGATGGAATATAAAGACATAATCCCATCAGTTTACATGTGAGATAATCAAGAGAGTTGTTAGTCTCTGTATCTATCGCACAAATACCATTTTTAATAATAGCATCACAATACTTTACAAAATCATCATAATTATCTATTATTCTGGTATTTTCTCTGTATTTACCCAAAATTCTGTAAACTTCTGATTCTACCAAATTCATTTTGTCAAATATGCTTACAGACTTTGAGTTGATTATTTTTTCTGTAACTACCTTTGGATTTTTCGGATTATTAACTTTATTTTTTATCTTTTTTACAGATTGAGGGGATGGCTCAATTTTGAAAGCATCCCCCCATAAGTTAAGTTGTTCCATTTAACCTCAATTTAATTGTATCTGCGAACTCCAGTGTTTCCACCTACTGTTCTCTTCCAAGGCTGTGAATTTGCTGGAGGTGTTGGAGTAGTAGGTGTTGAGTCAAAAGGAAGTTCTTCATCCTCTACATTTGACTGCATATACTGTCTATCACCACCAGCATTATTTGCATTTGATGTGTTGGTATTATTTCCAAAAGGGAAATTACCATTCTGCAAGAAATACTCCATATCCTCAAAGGATTTAGAGCAAATGTTGGAACGTTCACCAACTTCTTCATATCCATCAAAAGGATTTTCTTCTGGGAACGGATAGTTTGCGTCTGTCCACTGAGTAGGCTTTCCACCAAGTGTTTCGGGCATTGCCTCAATGGTATACTTTGTTGTCTGGTCACCCTTCTTACCATGACGTGTTATCTTAAACAGTACATTGGGAAGGCTCTCGCCATAAGTTGCAAAAAGTGAAAGAATATTGTTCTTTACCCAAATTGCAGTTCTTGCCCAAACAACTGGTTCGCAATTCTGATTGCCGTGTTTATCTGACTGATACTCAAGCAAATGAATAAGTACCTGTGTTGCTAACTTATAGCCAGCATTGCAAAGAGGGCACTTGTCTGGAGATTCGTTTGCCTCTCTGAGACAATCTACTGTGGAATAGAACTTCTTACCAGTAGGGGTGTTGATTTCAAGACTGTGCACATTGTGAATCTCAAGGGAATCAATATTTTCGTGCATAATTCTAACGATTGCATAATCATTATCATCAGCCAACTTAAGATTGGGAAGTCCAGTAAAAGCACTATTACCACCACTCTGTACATCATCAAATGAATTTACTTTTGACATTTTGTTTTTCTCCTTATAATCTGATAAAATCTAATAGGTTATTTATATAAAATTAATATATGTAAAATATACTGTGCTTATCACACAGTTATATTCGAATTAAGAGCTTTATCTCGGCAATACATAAATTCTTGCTGAGATAAATCATTTACATCTCGTTCTTTTGGGAACTTCACAACGTCTACAAGGGCATCTTTCTTCACATAATGTAGGAATCTGTTAATACCCTTTAGACCAGCATCATCTGGGTCAAAGCACAGTATAAAATGCCTTATGCCACTCTTATTTAATATCTGTATCTGTTCATATGTGCCTGTTCCAAAAAGAGCTATTGCAGGCAATCCATATGTCCATAAGGTTAATGCATTAATCTGTGACTCACACACATAGACCTCATCATATCCCTCTTGTAGCACAAAGTTCAAGAGATATACTGGTTTTTCAACGTCCTTTGGTATAAAGAATTGTTTGTTGCTTACATTACGTTTAGTTACAAAAAGATAATGCCCTTTAGCATCCCACACTGGGAATGTTAGGGAATTCGTTTCGCTATCATATCCAATATCAAATTTTTCAATAATGGGATTGGTGAGCTTTCGTTGATACATGTATGGATGATAGTATCTGTACTTTTCAAGTTCAGACTCATCACCATACTGCTTAGAAGTTTCTATTTCATATCCCTTAAAGAATTGGGACTTCTCAACGAACACATCACCATAATGGTCAATCAACCACTGCTCTGCCACAGACACAGAAGACCCAAATAAGTCAGCAATTACCTCTGGCAACTTTTTGGTATATCCACATGCTAAGCAGTGCATTTCCCCATATTCAAACTTAGGGTCATCTTGCACACTGCAACAAAGACAGCTTGCGTGGTTCTCTTGCCCACCTTTATGAGAGGGGCAAGACACGAGCAACGAACTCTGCCCACCCCTCTTTATATCTCGAAAGTATCCATAGGGTAATTCATTCCTTAAATCTTTAAGAATTACCTCCATGTCTTCATCTATTATCTTATTGCCTATTCGTAATTCCATTATATCACAAAACGTTCAATCTGTCAATACTTAATTGAATGTATCATCTTCACCATCACATTCGTCAAAGTGCTTTTTAAGGTCATTACACTGGTCACCACCCGTAGCATCATCTGACTCTGGCATATAAATAAATTTACCAAAGTTAATGTCCCAAGCATACTTCAATGTTAAATCCTTTGCGCTATCTCGTGATTTTGATAAAATCATTGATAATACGTTATTGTCATACTCAAGGAAGATAACTATTGTACTATCTTGTCCAATTCTATCAGATTGTGCAATAGTATCAGTTTTCTTGCCACCATCATCAAGTTTAGTACGATTTTGCTGAGAAACAGTGATAAGTGGAATACCCGTAGTGCTCTGAAGTGTCTTTAAGTCTTTAGACACATTACTTGCTTTAGTTACAGAATCTTTTGCCCCACGAACATCTTCAAGCAGTGAGTGTTGGTCAATAAAAAGTATGTCCAACTCAGCCTTTGAAATAAATGCTCGTAAAGTATTTACATCTGCAAGACCACCAATATCCTTTGGTGTCAATACAAAAATAGGTGCTCTACATTTCTTCTGCAATTCCTCTAATGCATCTTTATAGGAATCACGGAGATTAATATCACCATGCATTATGCCATAGTTACTAATGTTGGTAGCAAGTGTATCAATACGATAACCTACCTTATTAGCAGACATTTCACCAGAATAGATACCCACACGTAAGCCAGCTATTGAAGCACAGAGTGCGGATTTCAACAGAATAAACGTCTTACCTGTGTTAGACTTGGCAACAATTGTTACATAATCTTCTTTTCTGTCCCAACCGCCAATCACTTTATCAAGTTCTGGGAAACCAGTTGTTACATAATAGGATGATAAATTATTACATTTATCTAAATAAGTATCATATCTTTCTTGTGTATTGCTTACAATATCGGTAAATGTAAGGCTTGTTGTTTTCGACAACTGTTCATAAGCTCTTTGATATTTATGTAACAGCCCTTGAATATCTTTTGAATTAAGGCTATCACGAATATCATTGAAATTATAGACAGATGTTCGGAATATTTTATCACTATATAAAGCATCAATCAGTGCTTGATTTGTTTCATTTACACTGATTATATCAAAGTTTGGAAACTTTGATAAAAATGTTTCTTTGTCTGGAACTGTATTATATTTGCTGATGTGGTCAACAATATATTTGTACTCGTCCTTGTAATCAGAAAAGAAGTCTTGAGTTATATTATTGGCAGATAATAACTGAGTATCTTTTCTGTCAAGAACCGCATTAAGAACTTGACACTGTATCATTATCTACCTAACCCCCTTTTATCTGACCCGACAAGATGTATGCATGTACTTCCAGTGCCTACACGAGAACCCAATCTCTCACCTAAAAACTCTCCTAACTTATCGGGGGCAACATTTGATGTATAAAAATTAGTTTTGCCCAAGTCAGTACGCATATTGATTAGATTATAAAGATTTTCAGTCTCAAATGCAGAGCTTGATTTAGTACCAATATCATCCCATACCACTAAATCAGCCTTGAATATATTTTCATTTATACTTTTAATATATGCACTTTCCGCAGATATGTTACTCTTCAGTTCTATAAAAAACTTTGGGACGTTTATAAACATTACCTTAGTGGAAATGGTGGTATGCCATATGGCATCAATATAGGCTTGCACTAACTTAATAGCCCAACTTGTTTTACCATTTCCAGCAAATTCCGACCAGATATAAAGATTATGATTTTCTTTAACTGCTTGTTCGATGTTATCTTGCCACTGTTTTAACGTCATAAATGCCTCTCTATCACGTCCGTCCGCATCTGGGTATAGAGTTATACGTTTACGCTGATTCTCCGTTAAAAAGGCATTATTATAAAGAATTTCATATCTCAGTAATTTCTCACACGTAGTATGGGATTCACACTCATCTTTATGCTTTTGGTAGCGCTTACATCTGTCCTTTAAAAAGCATTCATCACTATACATTAAAATCCCTCGTTAGACAACTGTGTAGTTGCAACATTCTTCTTCATTGTTTGTTGACTATTTCCTCTTATATTACCATATCTTGTCGGATTTGTCAACTCCTTATGTGCTTTTATCGCCCAATCCACGTCCTTCCACTGATTTGTCATTGCTTTATCTAATACCCATAAAGCAACGTCTAAATCCATTTGGGAATACTCATCAATTCTCTTTTCTGTGGATTCTATCAAGGCTACTGTCTGTAAGCCATGCTTTAATACTACTGCTGTAAGCCAGTTAAAGTATGCAGTACGTAATTCAGTATTTTTACACTTCACATGATTCATGAGGGTGTCTACATTATATTCTTGCTTGGTCTTCTTGGATTTCACCTTCATCTGCTTAGCAAGTTCTTTTGTAGTATTAGCATCAAACTCACAGACAGCGCAAAGCATCTCCATATCCAACTTGATACAATCCTTATTGTCATCACTTATGCACAGAATTTTAGACTTAACAAGATTGTCATCAATCTCATATTGCTCTTTGGCTGAGATTGTTATTTGGTCTTCAATATACTTTCTGTCAACAGTAATAAAGCCATCAACAATGGTATTCTTTCGATATGCCTTATCATTTATATCAAGCAATTCGTTTATGTAGATACTGGCTATAAGCCCAATCTTCTTTGCAAGCTTAATATTAAAAGTTTTTTGATTGTTTGGTGATAATAAATCCAATAACATAAGCTACCTTTTATAATTTAACGTGTTTATCCAAAATTCAACTTCTGACTTAATGAGGGACTTAGGCTTTCCCGCATAAATCGAAAAATTGCGCTTGACTGCATCAAAATCATATCCGTAGGTTTCGGCAAAATAGGTATAATAATCGTCTCCCATTTCTCGGATAGATTTAATCAATTTATCAATATTAAATTGACTCTCTGACGTATCTTTGAAATAATCAAATACATTATCATCATTAAAAATCTTGTCAACGATTATTGCAAAAATATTATTCCCCTCATCATAGACCTTACAAACTAAATCGCTTGTATCATTTGACTTATATGCAGATACAGTGTCAACTGCTGGAATAAAAGCATCATTTGCCTCTTCTTGTAACTGCTCAATGGATGCAAGCCCATGATTTATCTTACGATTATACCTATTATTCTGTTGGAAGAAAGTATTTCTTCGACTTGCTATGCAAACATTGATAGCCTTATCTGCTCCATTAGGGTCATTATATAATTTGCTACTTGGGTTTCTCCATGCTTGGCGGTCTAAAGAATATAGCAAAGCACTTATAAAGCAATCATAGCAATCTTCTTCAGTCATAGCCATATAGGATTTTTGGTACATTGCTTTCAGCATTCCCCAGTACCTACATACTATCGCTCCTATATAATGCTCACGCTTAATGTCATCAGTGCAATCAACATACGCATTGACCAAATCATTTTTATTCATTGTGCTCCAGTCTGATATAAATTGGGCTGAGGTTTTATAACTTTTATAAATATCATCTAACACATTTAATTTCCTCCATATCTTACAAAAAAGAGCCTCACATTTTCATGGTGGCTCAAGTTTAATACTTAAATCAAATTGTACCCCAATCTCTGGTGCTCCAAAGCCTTAGCATATAACTCTTTGGGAACAACATTGAAATAACGCTGAAGTTGTGCAGGACGTGCAATCAACTTTGTAACCAATCTCTTGGTTCTTTCATTGTAGACAATAATAATTCCATTGTCTGTGATGCAGTGAATTTCTGCACCATTGGGGTGACCTTTATCAACAACCTTCTTCAGAATAACTTTTCCTTCACCAATACTCTGAATAAACTGCTCTCTTGCCGACCTATCTGCCGTATAATGTCTTGTTGTCATTGTGAGTACCTCCAAATCTTTAACTTATGGATATAGTATATCACAATAAAATCAATTTGTCAATATGAAAGCTCAATAGTAGTATTCATCTTTAATAAGTTTATCACATACTTTATGATAATTCTTATTAATATCAGTCATAATGTGTGCGGTTAATTCACCACTTAACACTGTTTTGACAGAAAATGTTTCAAACATAGTTTGTGTATCCCAATTTATATAAGGCAACAACTTATGTGCTAATTCCAATGATATAGCCTCTATTGCTTTATAAACAGCGTCTCTACACTGTGCCTCACTCATCTGTGATAGGTCTGGTAATTTTACGTTACTACTCAGTTTTACAACATTTATATCATACGGAACATACGATATATCTTTAACAAATCTATTTCGATAATCTGTCCCACAATACTCACATTTATGTGTAATAGGATTTATAGTTCCACCACATACACATCTTAAGGATTCATTAATATTTATTTCCATAAATTACTTCAACCTTCTTTATATGGCTCACCTTAAAGTCCCAATTGTTAACTGTAAAATAATTAGGTTTACGATAGTCAAACCAACCGCTATACTCTGATGTAAATCCTAATTTACCAGTGGCTGTATCACCATCTTTAAAATATACTTTCACCCATTTACCAACAAGGGACATCAACTCATCTTTTTTCATTCAACACCTCACCAAATTGGGTATCAACCAAGTGTCTTAAAACACAGCAAAGGGATTCACGATACCCAACGTAAATGGGAATGATGAGACTCGAACTCATGACCACTGGTTTATAAGACCAGCCCTCTCACCAACTGCGGTACATTCCCATATCTCTACTTCATAGAGATATTATATAACAAAATAATAGATTTGTCAATAGGATTACTTTTTGTAGATTTTTATAGTGCCATCTGAATTATAGATGGGTGTGATGCCACATTGATTGTAATTATCAATGATATAGTACATCACCTTTGTATCCTCATCATATACTACAAATGTAGTTCCAGAAATGGGATTCTCAGACTTTTCAACCACCACAAATCTGCTATAGACACAATGCCCATCGTCAGAATACTTTGTTGTTGTTACCTTACATCCAGCAAACGATAAAATCAATAGCAAGCAAGTAATAAAAATAATTATTTTCTTTTTCATAATGGGGTAACCTCCGCACCGCCAATAGTAAAGCCCCTTGGTTGTGTAAGCATTTTAATACATTCACACTGAGGGCATCTAATAAATGTTTCAGGTGTCCCATAAAATAAATGTGTTCTACTTTCTATGTCTTCCTCTTCATAAGAGAATACACACCCACACTCTTCACAAGTCACTTTTGTTCTTGTGCCCTTTTTAATTATCTGTATCATTTTATTGACATTCCTCCCTTTACTACATTGTTAATCATCTGTAGTAATCTCCATATATTTCTTAATAATATCTATAATATCATTAACACTTCCGACTACTCTGTAACTTGAGATATTATTCTCTTCCCAGTCGTAGTTTTCTTCCCACTCGCAAATGTCACAATAAGAAAATTTTTCAGTTATCTCTGAAATGATTTGATTGAAAACCTGCTCCTTTATCATTATTTCTCCTTAATCTTATCCACCATTATTGATGATAGCGCATTCTCCTTGTTGTCCAGACAATGTTGGGTGAGAACAAATTCATCACGTGTCCACTCATCTGTGCAATACCAACATTTCTCAGTATCCCAACATGCCACAGAATAATTGGGATTATCTTTGGATGGTACTCCGACAACTATTCCGACTGTCCCCCATAAATCTCTAACTTCGTCACCAATGGCAACATCTTTTTTGGTAGGGGCATTTATGTCCTTACCTTTCTCATTAAGCATATCTATAAGGATTTTAACATCTTTTGCCGAGTATTCCATAAGTACATCGTATGGGGCAAGTCCATTAAAGAACTTATGAACTGTACTTATACCAAGTGCTCCGTCACAATCCCAAGGTGAGAGTATCAGCTTTCTTGCACAATCCCAAGCCTCTGCACGTCCAGCTTCAAGTCCAGCTTTCTGCCCAATTCCATACATCTTATTAAAATTCTCTCTAAGAGATGAAATACCTGCAAGGGATTCGTCAATAAGCTCATCTCTTAATTTCTTGTCATATGTGTCATCATACACATTTTCCTTTATTTCTTTTACTTCAATCATTTTTACTCTTAACTCCTACTATTCGATTATATTCATTGTACAACAGAGTGTCTCCAGACGATAAACTATACTCCACCTCAATATTTGATACGGGCGGTGGATTCTTTTTACTGTATGCACAAGAAATGTTTAATACCCCAGAAATAACTACATTGTTAATAGTAGTGAGTTCGTCAATTGTATCAGCAACAATCTTTATCATTATAAATCTCCCATACTGCCAAAGTCTTTGTAGTCTGACGCATACCTATTCTTAAATTCTTTTACTATGCAATCGCCATTCTCTCTTTGAAAGGGGCACTCACTACAACGAAACTTTAAATCCCCAAATCGTGCATAATCATAACTATATCTACAAAAGATTTTTGTAAATGCATCGAGCAATAATACTGACTTTGCAATTTCATTTTTATCTGCCACTTCATAGGACTCTTGTATTGTCATTACCTTATAACGCTCTCTTCCCTTAAAATGTCAATAACATAAATCATTGCCTCATTCGCATAGTTAAACACTTTCTCTTCCCCGTTGTACTTAACACTATAAGTAAAGGTATACCATCTGTTATTTTTATCTTGGCTCTTAGCTAAATTAAGAATTCTGTCTACTGTCTCTTCAGTAATATAATCATTTACTGACTTAAAGAGAAATTCTATATCAACCCAAAATTCTGTATTCGCAAATTTCTCCAAGTAACCTGATGCAAACTTATCAAGTTTTGCTTTGGAATACCCAGCATCGCCAGAGTCACTTCTTGATGGAAATTTATCTATATATGACGCACAGTACCAATCTTTATTATCAAAATATCTTTTTAAGTTATCCTCAGTTGCTATCATACGAACCTTTTTATGAGGATTTATCGTAAACGTATACTGTCCCCAACGTCTGCTATCTACAGATACGTGTTCATATGTGTCTCCCACGTAAACGTCAGCGAGTGTTAAAGTGGTATACTTATGCCCACGCTCCCACTTCGTAGTCTTCTTCTGCTTTGCTACCGACTCTTTATATTGCATGGCTTCAACTGCTGATTTATATGCATCTGAGTCAATTGCTACTACACCAGTTTGTGCATCTTCTCTAATGAATACTACTGGACTCTGACATACTCCATGATTAAAATTAGTCTGCTGTAACAATTCAAGGAGAATATCTTGATTTATTCCAACAACAACATCAATATCATCTTTAATAAGTTCACATCTCCAAAATGACAACTTTCCACCTTGTGAACTTCCAGACGCAGAGCGTAACAACTTTAATGTAAATGTGGGGTTATCTTCAAATTCATAGATTGTGGGCTTTGACTCAGTTTTCCATGACTTTGCCCAACTCATTGCAGACGCAGTGCTGTCATTATCAAACACTACATATGCTTCTTGTAGTGTTCTATCTCCTAATTTTACTGTATGTATTTCAGATACAACAAGAGTAACCTTTTTAGGTAATCTTATACTATACATTATCCACCTCTCTTACACTATTCGCCTCTACCCAAGCCAGTTCCTTAAAATAGGTATTCTTGTTAAGAATACCTACGATACTTCCATTATCCTTTGAGCGCACAAGATACCCAATAACAGTATAGTCGCCCATTGGTCTTTTTCCAGTGTAAAATGTGTCGCTAACAATATATTCATTCTGACACATTTTACATGTGTCTTCTCTAAGGAATTGCTTACATAATCTATTACACTCAATCATTATTTATAGTAACCTCCGTTTTATCTACATAATTGTCTACACACTTTTTACAGATGGGTTCTACAAATGTAGCAATTAAATGGTCATCTAAGTTACACCTATAAGGCTCAAGCCAGAATATTCTATCACATATACTACAAGTATGAGGAATAAGGGCAATTCTGTTGTATTTTAATGTCATACCAACTTCTCCTTTTATACAAACCAATAAATGTTCATTGGCGATAAGTAATTTGGGAAATGAGTTACATAACGATTATTACCAAATCGTGTTTCTATTCCCCATCCATATTTATTATGTAACTTATCGAGCTTTCTTTCTATACCTTTCTCTGTAAAGGCTACAACCCCTATAAGGTTATACCCATCTTCTCTGTTTACTGCACAAACATACTTCTTTAACAGAAAAGCATAAATAAGTGCAATCCAAAGTGGGGATAACAGAACAATATATGCTATAAACATTATAAGGACTTGCATTACTGTCATGGCTACTTCTCCTTTGGGGTAATTTTATAATTCTTTTCAAGCATCTTTTGCAACTTCTTCCACTCACCTGCAAGCATGATTACCACGTCCTTATCTGGCGTATACACCTTGAGGTCAGCGTCTGCTTCACAAAACGTATCTATTTCCTTTTTCAATTTCTTTGGGTTATATTTTTTGGGGTCATAAATAGCAACAAAAGTCATTACTGAGTTACCAGTAAATGACTCCAACTCTCCATAATCATCTGTTACTACTCTACTTAAATCAAACTCTTGTGCTACAAGGCTCATTCATCAAACCTCCAACCTACTGATATTCCAAGAATGTGGCACAGCTCTATCATTTTATCGTTTGCATGATTATCGTCTGCATAACATGCCCAATCCTTCACAATATCGTATACCTTGGTAAGTTCATCTAATTTCTTATATAACTCACTTACAATAGCAAATGACTCATTCATAGTTATTACACCTCGAAGTTTCTGTTGAACTCATCAAGAGCATCCTTCATGTACTCATACTCATTTGAATCTTCACCGTAATTTCGCTCAGCCTCTTTCAGTAACCCTTCAAGATACTTTCTGTATTCCTTAATGCGTACTGTGATGTCCATACTTCATTACCTCTCTTTCACACAGAGATAATACCACAAAAAAATGAATTTGTCAATAGTTAAAAAAAATAAGAGACCTTTGCAGTCTCTTATTTTAAATCTTCTATATATTGTCTTAAACTATTCAATGTGTTTGCTGAGATTTTATCATCAACAATGTAATCTGATATAGCACCTTTACTTGTTACTAACTGTAACACACGCTCATCTATTGTCCCAGTACAAATCAAATTATAAATAGTAACAGATTTATTTGTACCTATTCTATAGATTCTGTCTTGTGCTTGTAAGTAATCACTATCTGTCCAAGGAGTATCAATAAATATCATTGATGTACCTTTAGTTAATGTAATACCAGTACCACACTTCTGCCATGTTCCGATAAAAGCTTTACACTCATCATCATTTTGGAACTGGTCAGCATAGGGCATCAAATCCTTTTCATTTCCTGTACACAGTACATGTTTAAATGGTAACTGCTTACTAATCTCATAGCAAGTATCTTTGAAAGTAGAGAAGATAACAACCTTTTCCCCATTCTCTACCAACTCATTTACTAATTCTACACATCTATTAACTTTTGATGGAGGAATGTTTTCCGTTGTTAATATAGAAGGAAGTGCCGTGGCTTGTCTCAGCCTTGTTACCATTGCCAATAAAGAAGCAGTTGATATTTTTACCTTATCCACTTCATCTACAACTCCATCTACAATATGTTGATAAAATTGTTGATGTTTAGCATCCATATCAACATATTCATTTATAATTGTTTTGGGCGGTAACTGAAGTAAATCTTTCGTTCTTCTTAACGAACACTCCCCTAATATATCCTTTAGAGTAGATATATTCTTAAATCCTATTATCTGTTTAAAACTATTATAATTACAAAAATATTGTTTAAAAGCAGTAAGGGAATCTTTGTGGACTTTATTTATGAATTCCAAAGGCGCATACACATCTAAGGGATTGTTCATAATAATTGTACCAGTCATTCCAACTTTATAAGGCGCTTGCAATTTTAATAAGTTAGCCCCTTGAACAGACCCAGCATCTTTGCATCTATGGATTTCATCAACAATAATCATATCAAATTTATTAACAGCCTTTTTCTTTGTTAATTCTTTGATAATATTATCATCTCTTAATGTCTCAATATTAGTTATAGTGAAGAACTCTTTGATTGGAGATTGCAGTTGTGCAAGTCTGTCTTTAACACCACCTACTGCAAGGTTTCCCTTTTTGTTCTTATACTCTCCGAGTATTCGACAAGATAAATCGCTGTGCTTTTCTATCTCTTTCTTCCAGTTTGTCTTTAAGGCATTGATACCACATATAACTAAAACCTTATTAATCTTTCCTTGCATTTTAAGATTATACGCAAGGGAAATCATTGTGAGGGATTTTCCTAAACCAGTAGCATCTAATAATAACCACTTGTCATGATTTAATCCAAATTGCACACCATCTTTTTGATAATCAAATAAAGGTGTTTTAATTTCCTCTATGGGATAAACAATATCAGCCCTATCCTCGTTTAAATTGGTAGGCAGTATATTCAACGTAATTTCATCATACATTGATAATTTAGTGATAAGGTCTGAGAGGTATTGTAATCCTACTTCCCACTCTTTTGTTTTAGCATTATAAATAGAAAAGCCTAAATTTTTGACAACTGCAACTATATTTTGATTATAATTAAAACTTACAAATAATGATGTATCAGTTGGACACTTTATGCTTTTACGTTCTTCAATAGTTATCATAATATCTTATTTGATTCTGATAGATTATATTTATCTGTATCTCTATATCTGCTTGTGGTATATTCTGATTCAATCTGTTCTTTAACTACTTCTTTTGTTGAAAATTGCACCGTACCTGTAACTGCAATCTTTTTACCACACTTGTGACAAATGAAATCTTCCGATAAATTCATAGTATGGTCTAAGAAATATTCTATCTTACCATTCTCATCTCTAATAATCCCTTGAGGTTTACCAAACACAAACATCGGAATATATATTTCTTCTGGTAAGTATTCATATCCACAAGAAGGACAAGTAATAATTGGTAACTTTTTCTTTTTAATGTATTTCATATTTTGCTCCAAAAATCCCTTAATACTATTTATAATATACATAATATACGTATATTTTTATATTATACATATATTATGTATATATTTATATTATAGTATACCAAAAAGGTATACCTTACTACAAATGTAGTAAGGTTATGATTGTTGTCCAATGTTGTCGAAATACAAGCACCAGTCAATCTGTAACTGAGTTCCCGCTTGCAGTTGGGCTAAGGTTAAATAATCTACACCAACATAAGCAAAGTCCTCTTCACTACTATTTTGAAGATATAATCTAAAATAGTTTTGCTCTAATGGGCTTATATCCATATTTAGATTATTATATTTTAATTCTGCTGTGAATTTTGCCATCCAACCAACAGAAATATCATCTATGTATGTAGTCGATACAGCAAGTTTATCAATAAGTATTGATTCGGAATAAAGGAAAGAACTCTGTGTACTTGTTCTTATATCTATCTGTATTGGTCTATCATTGATAACATTAGCTCCACATAAGCTTCGGCACAGAAATTTAAACAAGTTCTGAGTACCTAAATTATGAGCTGGAATCTCATAGGTCTTTCCATTTATCTTATAGCTTATCTTAACTTTGCCGTGGTAAGTAAATGCATCTTTCATTTTATTCACTTTCTGGTCCTGCCGTTATTGTTACTGTCGAACTATCAAATAATACTTTAGTATTAAGATTTGTAAGTGTGTCATAGGGTACATACTCTACTATATACCCAGTTGGAATTATATATTTTAATAATTCTTCTAATATGTAAGAATTACGCACTTCTTCTTTAACTCCAATTTTAATTTTATATAAATACTCCAATTCACCATTGACCATTTGAGTATTTACTATTTGTACGAAAATTGGTGAAGTTATGTGTTCAATCTTAACAAATGTGTTTATTGCATATATAATTCCTTGCTTTGACCCTTTATATTTCATAATTGTAGGGAAAGCATCAAGAATTACACGCATTGAGTTATTGTTTATAGCTTTGTTTGTAAAAAATCCAAGTTTTGATTGCAATAATGGTAATAAAGTTCCACTAACGTCCTTAGTGAACAATGATTGCACAATTTCATCACAATCATTTTTATTACCATTATATATGCAATCAATGAGCCTACACAATAACTGAAAATCTCTTGACTGTTCACAATAAATAGAACAAATATTATCTTGTAGTCTTAATAATTTTGACATCTATAATTACCTGTTAATTATTGATATTGATAAGTCTGACAACTGACAAATGCAATACTTATTATATATGTGGTCATCAGAGAAGTATGATGCGGCAATGAATGGATTTTCTACTAAATCAGCCTCTGCCACCTCATATGAGTAATCAAATATATTATCTGTATCAAGCTCTCTGATTTTATCCATAATATCAGCGTATACAACTTCTGTAGGAACTGTATACTTAATGGCATTTTTAAGAGTTATCTTTTGACTTGAAGAACCACTTGTACGAGTTATTACAACCGATAATTTATATGGCACTCCATCGTCTGTTATTGATAACTTAATGTAATGCGTCTTCTGAGCTGAAAAATCTGATTCAGTTGCTGTAATGTCAAACAGTGTTGCTTGTGTTGTATTTGTGTGACCACCCTTTAATGTAAGATGGGATAATACATTTGTGTTATTTACTAATGGAAGTAAGTAATCACCTACTGGTAAAGTAAATATAATATCATAAGTTGTTGATGTTGTGAACACAACATCAACATTTCCACTTGCCATAAACTTAACATTAGTCTCATCACTTCTCGTTGCCAGATTAAACGAATACAGCTTAAGGTAACTAACATTTCCATTTATATCTGTAATGTCCGTAGGAATACCAATACCACCAGATAAATCAAGGGTAACGTTAGGAATAATCCTTAAACAGTCTGCTACTGTTGTACCTATACCCGTTAAGGTTTCGGACGTTCCGTCAACTAAATGTGCTACAATACTTTGATTTACATAAAGATTTTGTGCAGATTCACTCGACATTGAAACGTCTAATACTGACCTACCACTCCATGCAATGCTACTATTAACAATGCTTGGAAGATATTCATAGGTTGTGCTGTCAACTAATCTATATGTGATATTAAAATCAGCCAATACAGAAGTGTTATAAACAAGACCGCTGTTATTAAATGCAAGAGGCTTTGTAGTATCAGTACGAGTTACAAGTAATTCTGTACCTTTACCCAAATTAATAAACTGCATTTCTGTAACGTCTAAGGTTACATCTGCCCCTCTGAACACTTTCCAACTTTCATCAGAGAATACTGAAATACCCTCAGATAAAATCTTCGAATAGTCAATAGCATCTACATACCAAGGTTCACAAGGGGTTAAACCAATTCTGTTACGGGTGATTTTTGTACCAGACCCTAAGATGTTTAATTCACTATAACCTGCATTCGTGAAGATAAAATATTCTCCAGATTGCAGAATATATTCATCTGTTGTGTCAGTGAATAACTGATACTTTGTAGCCCCATTGATTGTTACTGTCTTGTTTGTAATCCAATAACAATAATTATAAGCATTATCTAATACATGGTTATTAATCTCACGATAGGTGAGAGTACGTGTTGCAGTAAGTAATTGCTCTACATCATTCGCAATATGTGCATTTAATGTAGGGTCTGTAATTACTCCCTCTCCTTGTGGAAGAGTTGCCCCATAATTTGTACCTTGCTCAATAACAAATGATGGCTTAAGGATACTACCAGCAGTGTACTTAGCATAATGATAATATGCATCTTCACTGTCTTCTGTCTTCCAATAAAGTGCTACTGATTCTGTCGATAACAACATGTGGTCAACATCTTTTGCAAGTGTTGAAGTAGGGTCAGCAGTATTGACATATTCGTATTTAATATAGTTGCTATACTCATTCATATCAATGAGGTTTGGAGCATAGAACTGTATGTTTTCATTTTCTTTAAGTGTGTAGTTAGCAGATGTACTTGACTGGTCATTTGGTGCAAATAATGTTATATCAACGTTTGTATCAAGTGTTCTAATGTTTTCAATTATACCATTTGATGACTGCTCAACACTATAATTAAATGTCCTATCTGGCTGTAATAATTGAGTATGACCTGACAATACAGATTTAGCGTACATCTCATTCATCAAGTCCTTATTATTCAAATCAATTTCATTAAAATCAATTTCATTAAAATTCGTTCCATCATAATACACAGCCACTGTCGAATATGTTAAATCATCAAGCACAATGGCTTTAATACGTTCATCACTGTTCGTGATTATATCATACACATCATCAAACGTTACTTGCTGTCCAAATTCAATGTTATTAGCATTGAGATAATTATATAATGATGTCTTAATATTCTCTCTGATTTCTGACATCTGTAATTCAGTAAGTGTGTACTGAGGAATAATTTTAACAGAAATTGGGTATTTATTTTTCAGCATAACCAATCTGTTTGATTCTATATCAATAAAGTTGTGCTGTACATTCTTAACTAAATCAATATAGGACAGTACAGATTGCAGAGGCTTAGCAGACACAATATCAAAGGTCTTATCAAAGTTGGTCTTTGTATCTATTGTAGGTACATACTGCGTGAGGTACATCTTTAAATCAAATGGGAGCATCTTAGGTGTTCCGCTATTCTCAGCAATTACCAACTTCTTTCCACTGATACCAGTTAAATCATCTGTGACAATATAATAACTGTCTTGTATATCACATGTTCTATCGGTAACAAACCCATTTGACACAAGGTTAGATGATGTGATATAATTAGTGTAATCAGCTAATGAGTTCAGAGTGTTAAATACTCCAATGGTCTTTTTATATGCCTTATAAGCATCTTCAATAGTCTCGCTATTTTGACCATTTTGTACTGCGGATAAGTTAGCGAGTCTATATGTATCAGTGTTCAGCTCAACATCTGTCTCTCCTAAATTATAGAACTGTTCGATAACATAAGGCGCAATATTACCATTCTGTCCGTCTGATTTAATATAAGTAATATTTATTCCTGCGTCAAACAATGTGGAATAGTCAGATGGAAACTCAATATAACAGTTACCAGTAGATATATCTACACCAAACTTATAGCATTTTGTATTAAGGGCTTGAACTGATAAGTTATCAACCTTTACCCATTCATCGTAGTTTTCATATCCGCTATTGTTAATAAATATACCATTTTCAGCAATATTTGATTCAGCAAAATATACTCTATTTTTATCATCAATATATTGTGGTGTTATAAGGGTTTCACCATTTACTTCAAATTTAGTAGCAATTCCTTGAATTGCTGGAACAGTAAATGCTTTGTTGGTATCCTCCCCTGTTGTAAAAATAAGCGGTGTTATGAGTGTATAGATGTGTTCAGTTTCAATATCTGATACCATTGTAAATCTTGGGATATTAACTGTTGTACCTTCATCCTCACCGATGTATTTAAATGATACATCTGTTGTACCGCTTAACAGCCAGTGCATATTATATCCAAGTTGCTCAAATAAAGCCCAAGCGTTCTTGTCTTGGGTCACCGATGTTGGAAATGTTTCAAGGATATTTTTATCAATATTATAATTGACTTTATCCCCCATAAGTGCCATGACTTTAAGTAAAACAACACCAGCATCCGATTCATTACTTATAGATGGATTCCAAGTCAAGGATAATTTTGAAACCAAATCTAATAATTCTGGGTAGATTGTTTCAAAATCCTTATTTGTATAACTTATATTTGTTGTTGGGTTTACGATTGACATTTTATTTTAATCCTCTTTAATATAAAGAAACTAATGTTCATTCCTATACGATATTATACAATATTGACAAATTTTATTTTCTATGCTATACTGTTCACAAAGGAGGACTTATACAATGTTTTATATAAGAAGATTTTTCTATCGAACATTTTCATGGATTAAACGTCATAGAAATATTAAGCCTAAAGATGTAATGAAATATGCCAAACGTGCTATTGCTGAGAATTGTGAGTACGATTGTGGCATATACTTTACTACCGAATTA